CGAGCCAGCTAACAATTATGCTGTGACAATTGACGGCAAACGTTGGAAAGTGTTCAGCTCAGAAAGAGCAGCACAGAAAGCAGCTAACACTATCAAGTCTAAATACGGCAAGGATGCACAGGTCTTTCAAACTGGTTCTCCTGCTACAAACTAAAATAATAACTAGAAAAGCAATTAATAGTTACTACACTTTGAAAAGCCAGTCAAAACAATTGACTGGCTTTTTTTATGGCTATATAATAATAATTTATTTACTGGCTTTTTTTATAGCTATATAATAATAATTTATTTAAGGAGAACAACAATGGCTAAGATTTACGGCCCCGAAGAAAAGGCAAAACTAGAAAGATTGATTCGCGAAGGCTCGAACGTCCTGCGAGAAGTAGAAGATTTACAGGAAGGCCTTAAAGAAACTGTAAAGGCAGTTGCGGAAGAACTGCAAATCAAACCTGCAATTATCAACAAGAGTATTAAAATTGCCCACAAAGACGAGTGGTACAAGCATCAAGAAGAGTGGGAAGAAATTGAAGGCATTTTAGGCATTACAAAAAATTTACCGGAAGACAAAGACGAATAAATATCTTCACTAGCAAGGTAGGCGAGGCCATAAACCGCAAGTCAGGTCAAGCGAGCCGGAAGTCGCAACAAGGAGAAAAAACAATATGAGCTATGTTGACGCGATCTATGATCGTGATCAAGATATGATTCGAGTCGTTGAAAGAAACGACAAGGGAGAGCGCCACTTTAAAGAATTCCCTGCACGTCATATCTTTTACTATGATGACCCCAAAGGTAAATTCCAATCAATTTTTGGTACCCCTGTAAGTCGTGTTTCATGTAAGAATATCAAAGAAATGCGCAAAGAACTTGCGATACACTCTAATCGCAAATTATATGAAAGCGATATAAATCCTATCTATAGATGTCTAGAAGACAACTATCTCAATCAAGATGCACCCAAACTAAATGTAGCGTTTTTCGATATCGAGGTGGATTTTGATCCAGAGCGCGGCTATGCTGCACCAGAAGATGCATTTATGCCGATCACTGCAATTGCTGTTCATCTGCAATGGCTAGACACGCTCGTGTGTTTGGCTATTCCTCCCAAGACACTATCTATGGAAGAAGCAGAAAAGCAAGTGGAAGACTTCCCTAATACCATGCTTTTTGAAACAGAAGCAGAACTATTGGAAACATTCTTAGATTTAATCGAAGAAGCCGACGTGTTAAGTGGGTGGAACAGCGAAGGATTTGATATTCCCTATACTGTTAACCGCGTGACCAAAGTTCTCAGCAAAGAAGACACTCGAAGGTTTTGCCTGTGGAACCAACTGCCTAAAAAGCGCGAATACGAAAAGTTTGGTAAAACTTCACAGACATATGATCTTGTGGGGCGCATACATGTCGACAGTTTAGAGCTGTACAGAAAATACAATTATGAAGAACGTCACACGTATCGACTGGACGCAATCGGCGAGCTGGAAGTAGGCGAAAAGAAAACTGTCTACGAAGGCACACTGGATCAATTATACAACAACGACTTTCGCAAGTTTATCGAATACAACAGGCAGGACACTGCACTGCTAGACAAGTTAGATAAAAAACTAAAATTTATTGATCTTGCAAACACAATTGCGCACGAAAATACTGTGCTTATTCAAACTACTATGGGTGCTGTTGCTGTAACAGAACAGGCAATTATCAATGAAGCACACCGCAGAGGCATGGTGGTGCCAAACAGAGTCAAACGCGAACCTGGCTCGGAGCCTGCGGCAGGTGCATATGTTGCATATCCAAAGAAAGGTATCCACGAATGGGTAGGATCAGTTGACATCAACTCGCTGTATCCGTCGGTGATTCGTGCGCTTAATATGGGTCCTGAAACAATTGTAGGCCAGTTGCGACAGGATGGTACACAGGCCATGATTGAAGCAGAAATGGGCAAAGGAAAGAGTTTCGCCAATGCTTGGGAAGGCAAGTTTGGCAGCATGGAATATGATGCTGTTATGGCCAAGGAAGTTGGCAGAGAAGTAGCCATCGACTGGGAAAATGGCGAAAGTGACACTCTCAGTGCCGCGCAGATCTACGATCTTGTTTTTGAAAGCAACCAGCCTTGGATGTTGAGTGCCAATGGAACAATTTTTACGTATGAATTCGAAGGTGTGATACCAGGTTTGTTGGCGCGATGGTATAAAGAACGTAAAGAAATGCAGGCCAAACTAAAAGAAGTCAGAAATGCAGGTAACACAATTGAAGAAGAATACTGGGACAAACGGCAGTTGGTTAAAAAAATTAATCTAAACAGTTTGTATGGTGCAATTCTCAACCCCGGTTGCCGCTTCTTTGATAACCGAATCGGACAGAGTACCACACTCACCGGTCGCCAAATTACACGTCACATGGCGGCTAAGATTAATGAAATCATCGCGGGAGAATATGACCACGTAGGCAAAGCAATAATATACGGCGACACCGACAGTGCCTATTTTTCTGCATATACTACTCTACGCAAGGATATCGACAAGGGCAATATTCCGTGGGACGTTGATAATATAATCGAACTATACGACACAATAGGCGAAGAGGCCAACTCTACGTTTACCAAGTTCATGCAGTACGCATTTCATTGTCCTAAAAAACACGGCGATATCATCAAATCCGGTCGAGAAATTGTAGCAAAAAAAGGACTGTTCATTACAAAAAAACGCTATGCAGTGCTGGTAGTAGACAACGAAGGCAAGCGGCTTGATGTAGAAGGCAAGTCCGGTAAGATCAAACCAATGGGACTTGATCTTAAGCGTTCGGACACGCCTGTCGTAATCCAAGAATTCCTTTCAACAGTGTTACAAATGGTACTAGAAGGCTATGAAAAAGAAGAAGTGCTAGAATATATTACTGATTTTCGCACCGACTTCAAGGCCAGACCGGGTTGGGAAAAGGGCAGTCCTAAGAGAGCAAACAAAATTACAGAATACAAGGCCAAAGAAAAGAAAGCAGGCAAAGCAAACATGCCCGGGCACGTTCGAGCAAGCATCAATTGGAACACGCTTAAAAACATGCACGGAGACAAGTATTCGATGAGTATCACAGACGGTGCAAAAGTAATTGTTTGCAAACTAAAACAAAACCCCATGGCATACACGTCTGTGGCCTATCCTGTAGACGAACTAAGACTGCCAGACTGGTTTAAGGAATTGCCGTTCGATGACGCGGCAATGGAGAATTCAGTCATCGACGAAAAATTAAAAAATCTTATCGGAGAACTGGGTTGGGACATTGCGAGCACAAGATCCGATAATACTTTTAACAAATTGTTCGATTTTGAATAAAAAGTTGTTGACAAACAGCTCAAACCTAAATAAACTTGTACTACAAATGGAGAATAAATTATGCAAGACATCTTACAAGATATTGTAAGTCACACACAGAATCTCGGCTTCCTTCTTACTGTTAAAGTTGTAGGGGACGAAGACAAAACAGAAATGTTTTCAATGGCTGACGATCGATCTGTTATTATGAGCGCAGAGACGCACAATCCTTATGCGGACATGATCGGTACATTTGGCATGCCACAGCTTAACAAGCTGAAGTATTTGTTGGACGGTTCTGAGTACAAAGAAGATGCTAAGATCACAGTCACTACTGCCGAGCGCAACGGCGAAACCGTTCCTGTAGGTATTCATTTTGAAAACAAGGATGGCGATTTCAAGAACGATTACCGTTTTATGAATCAAGACATCATCAACGAAAAAATGAAGACCGTAAAGTTTCGTGGTGCGAATTGGAATGTAACTGTTGTTCCTAGTCTTGCTAGCGTACAGAGATTTAACTTTCAAGCAGGTGCTAACAGCGAACATCCTACATTTATTGCCCGTACAGAAGATAGCAATTTAAAGTTCACGTTTGGCGATGCTAGCACGCACGGCGGCGAGTTTGTATTTGCAACAGACGTCGAAGGTACGCTAGATAAAGGCTGGGCTTGGCCTGTTGCACCTATTCTTGCAATTCTTAAAATTGCGGATGTCAACAATACCAAGATGAGTTTGAGTAACGACGGTGCAATTCAGATCGAGCTTGATTCAGGACTTGCAAACTACAAATATATCATTCCTGCACAAGCGGCCTAAATAATCATATGAAAAAACCAGTAGACTTAACTCCGTTACAAAAAGACTATGCTGTCTATTTGCCAGCAATAAGTAGTTTTTACTCTACATATATTGCAAAGCAGAGACAGAGCGAATTTGTACCTAAAGATCGTATCCCTGCAGGCTTTGATCGTGGCATCGAAGGCATGAACTTCCTAAACCACGAAGCAGGTTATTACACATACGATTATGCTCTGTACTCTGCAGGCCATGCTCAATTAGATCCGCAGAAAACACTAGAATCAGACATAATGATTCATGATCGAGACAAGAGTCGTTCTATGATTTTAGGCGACTCCGGCGGTTATCAGGTAGGTAAAGGCATTCTCAAATTTGATTGGCACAACTTCGAGGGTGCAGAAGCAAATGCAACTCGAAATAAAATACTCAATTGGCTAGAATTAACAGCAGACTGGTCAATGACGCTGGATGTTCCTACTTGGGCATGCGACCATATTCATGCTCCGAAGACTGGATTAAAGAATTTCGAAGACTGCCTCGAAAAAACACGTTTTAATAACCAGTATTGGTTAGAACGTAGGCAAGGCAAAACCAAATTCTTAAATGTCTTGCAGGGATCAGACTGGGACACAGCAGAACAGTGGTACGAAGGCGTAAAAGAATTTTCCGACGAAAGCGTTTGGGGCGACAAGGCCTGCGAAGGCTGGGCAATGGGCGGCGCTAACATGTGCAAAATGCCTATTACACTGCGCCGTTTGATTACTATGAAGTTTGACGGCATGTTAGAAGGCAAAGATTGGATGCACTTCTTGGGAACTGCCCAGTTAGATTGGAGTTGTTTCCTAACCAGCATTCAGCGACAGGTTCGCAAGCACTGCAACGAGAATTTTACCATTTCATTTGATTGTGCTAGTCCGTTTATTGCAACAGCACACGGACTTGTTTATACTAATGCGCAACACAATGCCAAGCGGTGGGCAGTAATCATGGACAAGGCTCCCGACAACAAGGCACTGGCAGAACGTCATGACATTCCGTTTCCGTTTGAAAGTGAAATTGGTAGGCGATTGAGCATTGCTGACGTCTGCCACTATGCGCCTGGCATGCTCAACAAGATTGGCAAAGAAGGCAAAACATCATGGGACAGTTTTGCATATGCACTGATGATGTCGCACAATGTATACTGTCATATCGTAGCAGTGCAACGTGCTAACAATCTCATGGACATCGAGCGTGCAAAGGCACAGCCCGACTGGAGACACTGGAAAAAGGTCAAACAAGCCGATAAGAGCGACGAGTATTCCGAATGGGTGCCGCGCAATATTTTATACTTCGATCGTTTTGTAGAAGAACTGTTTGAGTGCGAGACAAAACAAGCGGCGTTTGACATGATCAAGCAGGCCGATAGTTTCTTAAAAGATCTAGAAGGTGCTAGACTACGCGGCGGTATTACAAACGAATTCAATCGCATGTTTGTGGAAGTAGATGACGAAGGCGACGAAATTCAACCGTGGACTGATGACAGGGAAGACGACGAACTCGACAAACTCGAAGGAGAGTTAAAGGAGAATGAATGAAGTCTGATCAAAGATTAAAATTTCTACAAGAATCGCACGCATATCTCGACAAACAAATAGCAGAAGTTTATAGGTCTAGATCTTTTGAAGATTTAGAACTGGTAAAACTCAAGAAAGAAAAATTAAGGCTGAAAGATGCAATTAGACACTTACAACACTCAACCGAGCGCGTCGATTAGGATCACACGACAGGATTTTGATCGATTACAAGAGCTTGTTAATGGGTTTAAGCAAATAGACGAAATTGAATGTACGCAGGAACAAAACAGCGTTCGATTTAAATTTTTCCTAGATGGTTATGAAATAAGTTTTAAGAGGACGCACAATGAATAGAGATTATGCTTCGGGGCAGTCGAACAAGGTTGTGTTTTTCCGCGGCGTTGAAGTCGAACACACTCCTGCATATGGTATGGAAACACTTTTTGTAACAGGCGTACAGGATGCTACAGAAATAGAAAAGCATTTAGAGGCGTGCAAGCATGTTTTCTTCGGTGCGAATCACAGTTTCAATCCAACCGAACCTGCACACTACGAGCCGTGGGAAACAATGATTGAACACTTTTTACGCAAGGATATACTATGCACCTTAGATATCCCACTAAGCATAGCAGAAGAATTTTTAGAGGGACCTCTCGTAGAATATGACAACTTTATTCCTCAGATTAGAGTTGCTATTCCCTATATAAAACAGTATAATTATAACACTATGATTAAAATTGACGACAAAGATTTTCAAGCAACCAATCCCGGTGTTTGGTGTCATAGATTACACGATCTTATGAACAGCGATGTGTTTACGCCATGGCACGAGTATAAAAATGATGAGGTTATCAAGTGACAACTGTTAAGCAAGACGTTCGCCCAAAAAAAATGATCTGGGTAACATTTCAAAAAGAAGGCATTCACAAATATCCAGCGGCACTGACCGATCCAAAACTCGCAACAGGCGGCTGGGATGATGTAAGTTTTCTCGGCTATCCGCACAGGCATATTTTTAAGTTTAAAGTTTGGATTGAAGTGTTTACCGACGACCGTGATATTGAATTTATTCAGTTTAAACGCTGGCTAGAACGTCTTTACAGTGGCCAGGACGGTGATGTGTTAGCACTAGACTATAAGAGTTGTGAAATGATTTCAGATGAACTTCATGAAATTATTTCGAACAAATATCCCAGCCGAGAGGTTTGGATTGAAGTCTCCGAAGACGGAGAAAATGGATCTTTCATCAAATATTAATAAAGGAAAAGAGATGAAGAAAGAAGTTTTTAAAATTTTTAACGACCTCGAAGAGTATCACGATTTTTGTCGCTTCGAATTGCGTGAGTTTGATCCCGCTCACTTGTATCGCAAAAGCAACAGAAACTATAGAGCATTTTTGGCGTACAAAAATGCAAAACGCAACGGCCGAGGACGTAATTTTAATAAACACAATCACAATAGAAGATAATGACAGTATATATTGTTGACATAGAAGCCGTAGAGACACGCTACACAGGACAGTGGAAGACACACGTGCCTCGCTTGCTAGGAAAGCGAGGATTTGATGTCTGTGTTGTTGAAGGTGCCAAGGACATTCCTCCTGCAACAACGCCTGGAGCGTTTTTAAACTTTGGCGGTACAAATGTATACAAAGCATCGCAAGTTGAACAGATCAGCAGAATGTTTTGTGACGGTAAAATCAAAGGAGGGGATCATTTTCTATTCACAGATGCATGGCATCCGGGAATTATCAACCTCAAATATATGAGTGAGCTGCTGAATGTTCCTGTTACTATACACGCACTTTGGCATGCAGGCAGTTATGACGAACAAGACTTTCTAGGTAGATTGATTGGCGACGCGCCTTGGGTAAGACATGCTGAAAAAAGCATGTACTATGCAATCGATCACAATTACTTTGCTACTGACTTTCATGCAAAACTATTCCATAGAGAACTGTTAAACAACGGATATCCTACAGAGAATCCTTGGTTTGAAGAGGATGTGGAAGAACTGTACGACGATGGTAAAATTGTTCGCTCGGGCTGGCCCATGGAGTATTTAGAAGACACTCTTACGCCTTATAAACACATGGACAAGCGAGATCTTATCTTGTTCCCTCATCGTATTGCTCCTGAGAAACAGCCAGAAATATTTAACGATCTCAAACAAGCATTACCTCAATACGAGTTTGCAGTATGCCAAAGCTATGATTTAACCAAGAACGAGTATCATAACATGCTAGGCGAAGCAAAACTTGTTTTTAGTGCTAATTTACAAGAAACACTCGGTATTAGTTGGTATGAGGGTGCACTTGTAGGCGCACTGCCGATGGTCCCTAATCGATTAAGCTATAGCGAAATGGCCGAGACTGAATTTTTATATCCCAGCGAGTGGACTACAAATTTTGCAAATTATATAGCACATAAAGAACAAATTTGTAATCAAATAGTTGATTACATGGAAAACTATAACAGCTATCTGCCTGCACTAAACAAACAGGTTTTTAGACTTAAAGATAACTTTTTTAGCAGTGATGCCTTGATAAAAAACTTAAAAGGGAAGAAATATTCATGTTAAAAATTATTATCTATTGCAATTTTAAAAAGTATTGTATATAATACTAAATATGATGAGACATCCTCGTCTATAACTCGGAGAAACAATGAAAAAATACGAAGAAATTATTCAGCGTTGCAAAAGCGCCGACAAGCGTTACTGGGCCGGAGACAATATCTCCCGCTTGCTACAAAAAGGTGAGAAAGAACAGCTCATCGAAGAAGCTACAGAAGCATTTGAAACTGTTCTCGACACACTGATTATCGACCGTCACAACGACCCCAACAGTAAAGGCACTGCGCGCCGTTTGGCCAAAATGTATTTCAATGAAATAATGGCAGGACGGTATGAACACTGTCCTGATGCAACTGCATTTCCCAACAACACCACAGACGAGCCGTATGATGGCATGTTGGTTGTTAGATCGGAGCTCAAAAGCATGTGCAGTCACCATCATCAGCCGGTAAGTGGTGTCGCTTATATAGGCATTCTTGCCGCTGATACTCTAATAGGTCTAAGCAAATACACCCGTATTGCACAATGGTGTGCTCGTCGAGGTACCCTACAGGAAGAGCTTGCTATGGAGATTGCTCGACAGATTATGCAGAACACTGGATCTAATGACGTAGGAGTTTACATCCAAGCTACGCACGGCTGTTGCGAAAACAGAGGAATTTCTGCGCACAGCAGTCTCACGCAAACAACAGTGTTAAAAGGCGCGTTTAAAGAGGACTCTGCTACTAAAAAAGAGTTTATGGATAATATCAAATTACAGCAAGAATTTGCTCCTAGATAACTGTAACACAATGTAAAGGAACGCAGAGGATAGTAAAATGTTTAAATTATTTTTAAAACTGCTTGATCGACTCGATAGAAAAAGAGTTATTACTGATAGAACAGGAAAGATCCCCTATCTTGTTAGATACTATTTGTTTCTCAAAGACAGGAAAAAGTTTCCCGTTAATGTAACTCTTCACAAAGTTTTAGTTAGTGACGAGCCTACACTACACGATCATCCATGGGGATATGCTACATTTATTTTGAAAGGCGGTTATTACGAACACACACCAGAAGGACGTTTTTGGAGAGGACCGGGACATTTTAGAATTCGCAGGCCCGACGATCTTCATTGGTTAGAGCTGCCTAGAAATACGGAAGGTAATGAAATTCCCTGTTGGAGTTTGTTTTTTATGGGGGAAAAGAAGCAGGATTGGGGATTCCTCAAAAACGGGGAATGGGTTCACAACGAAGTATATCTCAAGGAAAAATACAATGGTTAAGAAACACTATTACTCATGGCACGACATAGAAAACATGTGTGTAAATATTATTACTCAAATGTATGCCGATAACTGGCGGCCGGATTATATTGTCGGAATTACACGCGGCGGCAATGTTCCTGCTATAATTATATCTCATATGACTGGGATACGTTGCGAATCTTTGAAAATCAGCTTGCGTGACGGCGGTGGCGGAAGCGAAACCAACTGTTGGATGGCAGATGATGCTTTTGGATACGAATTCGACGAAGTCAACACTGAAAGTCGTACGGTTGATCCTAAAAAGATCTTAGTTGTAGACGACATAAACGACACAGGCGAAACTTTTAATTGGCTGATGCAAGATTGGGAATCGTCATGCAGACCGCAGGACGAACGCTGGCAATCAATTTGGGGTGACTCGGTAAGATTTGCAGTGCTTACGGAGAACCTATCTAGTCGTTTTGATCACGTGAATTACAGTGTGCACGAAGTCAACAAGGCGGAAGAAGATGTCTGGCTTTGCTATCCCTGGGAGGTGGTGGGGAAATGAACAAATATGCAATTAGAATTCCCTTTGACGGCGACTACATTTTAGTTACCGAGGGAAACTGGAATGACATTAAAGTTCGTACGTTTGATACCGAAGAAGAAGCAGAAGATCATGCCCGAATTTGGGGGGCTTCCGCAGAAGTTGTTGAGATTACCGAAGACAAGAACGACGATGAACGTTAAAGACACGCCGTGGTCAGATCCTCTGTGGGAAACCGATAGTTTTTTTGTATTTAAAGACGGGTTTCCCGTAACCAAAGGACATTTACTTTTTGTACCAAAACACGACACGCCCTTGAGTATTTCGTCATGCTTGTATGCTGCATATAATCACGGCGAACAAATGATCGGCATGGGAGAGTGCGAAGGGTTTAACGTAGGTATGAATGTGGGAGAATCTGCTGGTCAAACCGTTATGTATCCGCACATTCATCTTATTCCTAGACGCACGGGCGACATGCAAGACCCTAGGGGTGGTGTAAGACATGTAATTCCTGCTAAAGGAAATTACAAAATTGACAGTGCACACGAAAGGTGTTAACATACTACTATGAGTAAAATTAAAATAGCAGAGCTGTTCTACAGTATTCAAGGTGAAGGTCGCTACATGGGTGTTCCTTCTATTTTCTTACGCACATTCGGTTGTAATTTTACATGCTCAGGCTTTAACATGCCTAAAGGCGAAAAAAGTATCGAAGCAGACGAGATTGCAAAACAAGTAGACGAGTACAACAGCTACGAAGAGTTGCCTATTATTAATACAGGATGCGATTCATATGCATCTTGGCATCCAAAGTTTAAACATCTTTCGCCGCTTATGGAATCAGATGCTATTGCAGAAAAAATAGCCGAGTTGCTTCCTTTTAAACGGTGGGAGGACGAGCATCTTATTCTCACTGGCGGCGAGCCGTTGTTGGGCTGGCAAAAATCTTTTCCGGATCTGTTAGAGCATCCGAAGATGGCAGGTTTAAAAGCAATTACATTTGAGACTAACGGCACTCAGCCTTTGCATGATAATTTTAAAGATTATTTGCGCAAGTGGTTAGATGACGGGAAAGGCGAAAAAGAGATTACTTTTTCCGTAAGTGCAAAACTCAGCTGTTCAGGCGAATCTAGAGAAAAGGCCATCAAGCCAGAGGTTGTATGTGAGTATGAGGACTTTGGCCCAACATTCCTCAAGTTTGTAGTTGCAACACAAGAAGATGCAGAAGAAGCACTAGAAACTACTGATATATATCGTGCAGAAGGCTTTAAGGGTCATACCTATCTCATGCCTGTAGGTGGTACTGCTGATGTTTACAATCTTAACAATCGACAGGTAGCTAAATTTGCAATGGAAAATGGCTTACGATATTCAGATAGATTGCAAGTTCCGCTGTTTGAAAATGAGTGGGGTACATAATGAAGTGGTTAGAGCGCTTAACAGGCTTAGATAAAGTAAAACAAGAAGCACAAGAAAAAATTAACGAAGCAGAAGCCATGCTGGAAAAGGCAGAGGAAAAAACTCTGTCGCCAAAAGAAAAGGCAACACGAAAGAAACAGCCTTGGGTCGGAGTTATTGACACACATGTCAACCAAGAAAACGTTCGGAATGGTTTTTTTGAACTGGACTGGAACAAGTATTTTATTGATGTGCTTCGTCAACAGGGTTATGGTCTAGATGGGGACTCCGACGAGGACATTGTAGATAGATGGTTTAGAGAACTTTGTGCTAATGTTGTTGTAGACGGAGATCTTGGTGGGCAGATCGACACAGGCATGATAGACGTTGGAGCGGTAAAGAGAGATAATACATGACATACATTCTTGTAGATACAGCAAATACTTTCTTTAGAGCACGGCATGTAATAAGAGGCGATGCCGACATTAAAGTAGGTATGGCATTTCATATTACTTTAAATTCTATAAGAAAAGCGTGGCAAGACTTCGATGGCAGTCATGTAGTATTCTGTTTAGAAGGCCGCAGTTGGCGTAAAGATTACTACGAGCCTTACAAGAGAAATCGTTCAGACGCACGAGCCGCTCTTACAGAAAAAGAACAAGAAGAAGATAAGATTTTTTGGGAAGCTTTCGATACCTTTAAAGATTTTATTAGCGATAAGACAAACTGTACAGTTTTACAACATAAACAATTAGAAGCAGACGACTTAATTGCAGGATGGATTCAGCAGCATCCCAACGACGATCACGTGATTATAAGCACAGACTCTGATTTTGCACAACTAATTGCATCCAATGTAAAACAGTACAACGGTGTGCAGGAAATTACAACCACACACGAAGGGTATTTTGATGCCAAGGGCGGGCCTGTCGTTGATAAAAAAACAAAAGAAGCAAAGCCGGCACCAGACCCCGACTGGCTTTTGTTTGAGAAGTGTATTAGAGGCGATACAAGCGACAATGTTTTTTCTGCTTATCCGGGTGTAAGAAAGAAAGGAAGCAAGAACAAAGTAGGACTTATTGAAGCATACGAAGATAAGAATTCAAAAGGATTTAATTGGAACAATTTAATGTTACAGCGCTGGGTTGATCATAACGGCGAAGAGCATCGTGTGCTTGACGACTATGAGAGAAATCGCAAACTTATTGATCTAACTGCTCAACCTGACAACATCAAAGAGATAATTAAAAACACCATCGACGAAGCTACAGGCAATGCAAAATCTGTAAGCCAAGTCGGTATACGTTTAATGAAATTTTGCCACGTTTGGGATCTACAAAAGATTTCCGATCAGGCACAAAGCTATGCAGAACCATTAAACGCAAAATATGGGCAGAAGGAAACAGCATGACAGATATACACGCAAAACCAGTAATTGATAAAAAATTCTGGATTGTAGAAAAAGACGGAACAAAATTAGCTACTCTTAGAAAAAACGAAGATAACAGATATGTTATGAGCAACGAGTCTGGAGTAGAAATTTTTAATAACGAAGAGAGCGTTATAGACAAGTTCGGTGAAAACTTTTTCGTAAGCAAGGTAATTGGAGAAACAGGGGAAGAACCGCAGGAAGTGCACGGCTTTCCAGCAAGCACAGCACCTCATAACTCTATGTTCGACATAAAGAGAAGATTGCCTTTGTTTACAAAAAGCAAAGATTCAAAAAGCCTGTACTGTGCAGGTTATTATTTGATTCGGTTTGACAAAGGATGGGTGAAGAGCTTTTGCCCAAAACTAATAACTGTTCAAAGGTACGATTATAGAGGACCTTTTAAAACTGATTTAGAAATGAAACAGGCTCTGTCAAATGTCTCAAGGTAATATTCCTGCAACACAACCTGCAATTGAGAAATTTATTAGACGAGTGTCTAGTGCCGATAAGTCCAATCAAAAAGAAATCCGTATGACCATACAGGAAGCAAGAGACCTAGTTCAAGATCTTGCCTTAATATCCAGTAACCTCGGAAAAGTTGTAGCACAAATTAACAACTCACTGTCCGAAATACAAAAAAGTTCAACTGAAGTAGACATTAAATTTGACGGAGGCGGTTTCTAACAAGATAAATAACTACGCACATAACTAGGATGCGTAGAAAAAATGAGTAGACCTAAACCGACAGTGATTTTAGAACACGCGAACAAAGAAAATTACAAAATAGAACAGATACTCGAAAGCGAAGCGATTTGGGCTGTTTTCTACAAAGGAAAACCGTTCAATCTAAAAAGCGGAAGTTTGCTGTCGAGCTATCCAGGACCTAAATACAAAAAAGTAAGTTTTAGCAATCCGGGACATGCAAGAAATCTAGCTAAAAAACTCAACGATTTGTTTAAAACAAACGACTTTAGTGTTTACAAACTAACCTCAGGAGAAGAGGAAAAATAAATGGATGTCAAAGATCAGCTAGTGGCTACATTTATGCAGGCTGCAGGCGATGATCATACAGACACTCGCAAAGCAAAAAAGAATAAAATAGATTGGTTTTATAATATAAGACCAGATGGTGGTTTAAGATTAACTGAATTTGGTTTTAAGTATTTAACAATTAAAGCAGAATTAAAATCTTATAAGGTAGATTTACCAAAAGACTTTTCAATAACTCCGCAGGTACTAGTATGGCTAGACAATTTTATAGAATCTCCCTACTATCTAACAAAAAAACATATTACAGTATTCAAAGAGAGTTCTGCATTTGAATTATATCTGTTTTCCGGTGACATACGCAAATACGGTTACAATAAAGCACTAGCAAAAAGATTAATCCAAGATTAATTATAGTAGCAGTTAATATAGGTAAATATTTTGGAAACGAACTTATCGCCATTGGACATTTTAAATCAAAGAAGAATGAATTTTTTACCTGTTCATTTTTCTGTAACAGAAGTACCCGAAGCACATAAAAGCGATATCAGGCTTTGGATACAGAATAGATTACATGGCAGGTATTTTTTAGGAACACGTCCTATTGTAAGTTCGAAAAACAAATTGGTAACACCTACAGTAGTAGGGTTTGAAGACAAGAAAGAATTAACATATTTTATGTTGGCATGCCCGTTTCAAAGGAGAAAATAATGGAAGAGCAAAACGTCGATACAAACGAAGTCGAAAACACCGAACAGCAGCCTGCAGAAGGTCAGCAGCCCGCAGACTTAAATATCAGCGATTTAGCCGCTCTGAAAAGCATTGTAGAAATTGCAACACAGCGCGGCGCATTTAGAGCAAACGAGCTCGAAGCTGTAGGCAAAACTTTTAACAAGCTAGAAACATTCCTACAGACTGTTTCATCAGCACAAAAGGAAGAATAATGAAAGCAATTAAACACACCGGCAAAATGAAGAACACGGGAAGCAAAGTTCTTGTAGCATTTAGAACACTTCCCGGAGAAAGCGACAAAGCATTGGTATTTAGAGTAGATACTCTACCCGATTCCTATCACGATGCTCTTATGGATATGATCGAAACTGAACAGGTGCAACAGGCATTTGAACTGGGAGAAATGTTGTTTATTAGGAGTTTTCCAGACGGTAGACCTATGTTGCAGGCGCTTCGCGCAGATGATAGGTTGAAGAAGGTATCTACTGATGATGTCCTAATGACGCCGAATCCCACTTCTGAAGTTGTGCTATCAGAGCTTAACAAAATGATTGCAGAGCAAAAGAATATAGCAGTCGATGACCTTTATACTTTTGTTAAGGGGGCGCCGAAAAAAGAAGAAGTGGAAGCTAGCAATAACACTGTTGCAACTGCGGAAACTTTACCATCCGACGAGCCAGCACCAGTTGCTGCAGACGCAGGTGAAGTTCTCGACGATGCAGCTCTTGCAAAGTCTTACCGCAGTCAGGCAGACGCTATGTACAAGGAAGCGGCTAGATTAAGAAGAGAAGCAGACGAACTAGATCCGCCTAAGAAGAAGACTACTAAAAAATCATCAAAAGAGGAAGCTTAGAGCTTCCTTTTTCGTGTGTTTCCGTAATGAATTACTTTGCTCGCATGCGAGTAGAATTTCCTCCATGGATCGACCACTATGCTGCCTATAGGAATAGTGCAGTATAATTCGTCTTTAGCTTGATTCTTTTGCCCGGTATATTCATAAGTAACTTCAGCAGAATGCGCCATTAGAAACACTCCGGGATCCCTCGGTTCGTAATCATCTCCTGTGTACGGATCTATATAGGTAGGGGTAAAGCCGTGCTCCTTACAATAGTGCCCGACTAACAGGCTATAACTCCCGTCTAAATAAGGAACTTTAGGCTTATACGCTTTGCCATGAATGTATATGGGCATGTTTTCTTCGTTGGCAATGTCAATTAAAAATTTAGCAAGATTCTCTGCTTGTGTTTCTCTCGCGCTCATAATAGCATCGAATAGATCATATCCTAGGTCCAGCTCTTGTGCCATGTATCTAAGCGCAATATTGTCTCTAGGATGACATGCTCCGCCGTCTCCCATACCAGCAGTCATATACTGTGGGCTCATAATTCGCATCTTAGACTGCGCTAGAGCGTCTGTAACGACATCTACGTTAATATTGCCCTGTTGCATAGCCACGTCTTGAATCATGTTAACAAGGCTTACTTTGGCGCTTATAAAGGTATTGTAAAATACTTTGATACACTCGCATTCGTCGTATGTACCTATAACATAACGAGGATCGTTTTCCATTATAGTATCATAAAATTGCTTCAACTGTTTTGCATCACCTGTTTCTTTACCGTCGTCGGTGCCTATCATAATCATCTCAGGATTGATCATATCCCATGCTACCGATCCCATTGCAATTAGATAAGGATTATATACAAAACGAGTGTTTGTGGCTTTAAGGACAAATTCTCTTCGAACAGTGCCGGGAAGCACTGTAGATATTAGAACCAACAATTGATCGTTGTTCATGTGTGTATTGGCTTCGGTTAATACTTCGTTGACTATATTGTAACTAAAATCCCTAGGCTCTAAATGTGCAGTAGGTGCACTTCCGTCGTAGTCTTTATCGTGAGGAGTAGGCACGGCTACAAAAACAATATCAACATCGTCGACACAATCTTTAATACTATCAACAATGTCGACTTTATCGCTTGTATACTTTTCAATGTCATATCCTTTTACAGTGTGACCTTTGTCTACTATTGCCTCTGCGCAGGGCATGCCTAATTTGCCTATTCCGATATAGCCAATATGCATCAATACCTCCAATAAATAATAGTTGTATTTAATTGGAACACGATATGAAGAGAATTTTTAACGCAATAGCAGAAAATGAATATGTAGAAGAGACTCTCGACAGTATTTTTACTGTATTGCTTAGAGAGACAACAGAGCAATCACAATTCCACTATTTAGACAAATATTCTTATATTGAAGGATTGCTTAAATATACCGATTTTACTAAAACCACTGATCTTTTCCAGTATATCAGACCCAAAATTCTCAAAAAAATAAGAAAAAGACGTTGTTTTTTTGTTTTTGATGCAAGTACCGAAGGCTTTAGCCCAATTTACGATTGGCTGTTTTTTGATTGCTTGTATTACAGTTGTGAGAAATATTCAATCGATCCCCGTCAAGTAATTTTTGTCAGTGCCAATCTAAGAGACGATCAAAATATAAAAAAATATTGTAGAGACAATAAAAAAGTACCTTTAAGAGTGTTCTGTTTCCCTAGTTTTGAGCAGGTTCTAGCAATAGATGAGAGACAAAAAGACCAAGAAATTGAAAAATTTTATGATATAGCAATCGAAAAGGCACACACTAATTATAATGGAAAAATTCTATCTAGTCTAAGTAGAACCAATAGGCATTATAGAAGCCTGTCAATTTTTCTTACATATCACAGTAAATTAAGGAATATATCTCTTTTAAGTCATAATACAATAGATATTAGAGACAAAAAAAGATGGTTACAATCATATGGTCTTGCACATTGGGACGAAGGATCGGTAGATGAATGGACAAGAGAATTACCGATGACGATTGATAGAAAAGATTTTTCTACAAATTGGGCAATAGATACACCTTATCGACATATACATGATCAAACAGTATTTCAGGTTGTAAACGAAACTCATCAAAATAACTGGAATAAAACAAGTATGTTTTTCAGTGAAAAAACATTTAGACCCGTTGCATATTTTCAACCATTTGTAATTTATGGCCAAGCAGGGTGCAATAGATGGCTATCTAAAATAGGATATCACACCTACGATCCTTGGTTCGATCTATCGTTTGACGATATCGAAGATCCTGTAAAACGTTGCCAAACAATGATAGAAATGCTAGAAGATACTGCATCGATGCTATTACAAATGGATCGAGAACAACAATTAAATTGGCGCTTCAAACAACCTGATCTACTCAAATCGAACTTTAAGACAATGGTAGAATCTCGTTACAGTAGACAAAAACTTCAAGACTTTCTAAAGAAAATTCAATATGAAAAAATATAAAAGACTTTTTACATTTGGGTGCAGTTTTACTGACTACTGGTGGCTTACATGGCCAGAAATTTTAGGCTACGAACTAGATGTTCCAGTATACAACTATGGCAGATGTGGTGCCGGCAACACTTATATTTTCAACACATTCTGCCAAGCAGATGCAAAATTTAATTTTAACGAACACGACTTAGTAGTAATCAGCTGGACCAATGTTGCTAGAGAAGACAGACACGTAAACGGAGATTGGATAACCCCAGGAAATATCTACACTCAAGATATATACGGCGCAAAGTATGTAAAAAAATGGGCAGATACGTTAGGATATTTAGTAAGAGACCTAGCCTATATACATTCTGCAACAGAAATTTTAAAAACACGCGGTGTAGATTTTTATAATTTACAGATGTGCGAACTAGTATATCAAGCCGATCAACAGTCTGCAGATTTTAACGTAGCAGATAAAGAAAATAAACATTATCAAAATTTAAAAAAACAATACAAAAAAACTATAGACACATTAAAGCCTAGTTTTATGACTGTTCTTTGGGATAATAATATTGGTAGTAACAAACACCTTTTAGATAAAAAATATTTTAATTATTTTAGCGACGGGCACCCGCTACCTCTAGAGCACTTGGCATATTTAGAAAATATTTTAAATATAGATTTTTCCAAGAACACTAACAATGTTGTTAGACAAAAACAAGAAAAATTTATTTCGATAATCAATCAAGCAGAGCAGGAATATAAAAAAAGTTTTCATTTATTCGAATTACCGCAAATTATACAAAATAGAATAACGGAAGAATGTAAGCTAAAGATAGAACTAAAACCAAATGTCTTGTAATTCAGGAAAAGTTTTGCAAAAACTTTGAGATCTTTTAGAATCAAGTTCTTTGGTAATTGCTTTAAACATTCTATGTATATTGTTGTCGTACTGGCTATTTTGTAAAAAACTAATTACACCGTTTATTTGATTTTCTACATGTTCATTATATCTAGTTTTGTTGGATTCTAATTTATCAATAATTTTTTCTTTGAGCGGTTGCGGGATAATTTGGAAAGTATAAAACGACGGGTTTTGGATGCAATATAATATTGGATAAAAGTCATCTATATCGAACAAGTTGTTTTCTAAAAGATAGTCAAAAAATTCAGGTATTGTGTATACATTAAACACACTAACTACAGAACTCAGTGAAAGAGCTACATTATCTCCTAGTGAGTTTATTTCTCTAATATTTTCTTCGATATCTTGCCATTTAGATCCGTCTCTAATATACTCTGCACGACTGCCCCAGCTATCTAGACTCCCTGAGATTACAATATTATTAATTTTATTCCAATAGTCTACAACTTTCTTGTCCTTAAATTTCAACTTGGATAGATTCGAGTTATACCTTATTTTTACATCGCGCCGATTCATTTTAACTATTTCATCTAAGATATCATAGTGTGTTTGCATCAGCAAGGGTTCGCCGCCTGCAAAATAAAAAGTATCTACATAAGGAAAATGCTGTTTTATATCTTCGTACAGTTCTGTATTTTCTTTGCCGCCCGCAAAAACATATGTTTTTGCATGATTGTTTTCTTTTGCCCAGCTTGAACTAAATGTAGGACTACAGCTTCTGCATTTAAAATTACAGATGTTGCTCCACCTCACGTCTATGTAACGCAGTTTAAACTCAGGCAGGCATCCGTTATCTTCTGTAACATCTTTGAGATACGCATACTTTTCAAAATCTCTGTTCGCTTCCTGCCTAAAACTTGCATTTCCGTTATCCTCGTTGTTATAACAACTTGTGCAAGTATCGCTGCGCTCGCCATTCAACATCTTTTTGCGCAGGTCGCGATATGCTTTTTGATTCCAAATATCTTCTATTCTATCTTGTCTAACATTACCTAGAGACAATGTGTGGTTAGCAACACAGCAGGGCAATACTTTACCGTCTGTATCCGCATACATGTGTATCCAAGGCAAAATGCAAAACGTATCGGCCATCTATGCTACCTCACAATAGTCTTGCATGAATTCTACATATTCTGGAAATGTTTCCTGAAAGTTTGTTTGCCGTCTTCTGTCGTATTCTCTAAACCAGCGGGCAAAATCTCTCCTGCCTTCTTGAATTTTTGATTCTGAGTACTTTGTTACATTCATGTATTCTACAACACGCTTGAATTTTTCATATTCGATAGTTGAAAATTTAAATTTATCGTTGTTATCAAGATTATTTCGAATGTAGGCTAGATTTTCTTTCATATATGGCATGAATTTATCTTTCGGTAATATATTCATATCATATTGCAGGGGTTCTTTTAAGTAGGGAGTGTCGAACCGGATTCTCTGCCATTGTTTTTGGTTGTCGATATTATATCGACTTCGCCACTCTAGCATTTTTTCTAACAGGCTAGTAAAATTGGCTACTGTTAGAATGTTGAATGTTATCATAAAGGTGATCGGCAGATTGGTTTTAGTAAGATATAAATCTAAATTGCGTTCCCAAAGTTCTATATCGAGACCGGTCCTTAAATATTCTGCACGATTGCCCCAGGTGTCTATCGATGTAAAAACTTTAAAATCTTTAATGCAGTTGTTCGCTATGAGATTGTTGATTTTGTCTGCTAACCGCTCTACTAATTTAGTTTTTACACCTAAATTTGTGTTTATGTTTAATTCTAATTGCGGTTGAGGATTTTTTTCTAGCTCGTCGAACAATCTCCACGTGCTTTGTTGCAATAATGGCTCCCCGCCGGTGATTCTAAGGATAGTAAGTGTTTTTATTAGTTCTGGCCACCACTCCCACCATGCGTCAACATAGGGATTTTCTTCTTCCTTGTAAACATTGAACCAGTCAATGTCGTTCCTATGATTTTTTACCATATCATAGGGTCCAAAATCTCTAATTTCTTTGTGGTAAGTGCTAGAATGCTTAGGATGGCAATAGCCACACTTGAAGTTGCACTCATTTCCGAAACTTATTTCCACGTATTGAGGATTTATATTTTGGTCCCATGAACCTTTTGTTATTTGATCGTATCTCTCTGGTGTGTAGATACTTGCGTTGCGCTCTTTTCTGTCGGAAATGTATTCTTTGCCTAAATCTTCGATATTCCAGCAATACTGGCACCCCGAAGGTCTTTCTCCCTCTAACATTTCTGCTCTTTCTAACTTCTTAAGTGGTGTATTATGGAGCGCACTGGGGTTTTCTTTGAGTTCTTCTATTGGTATCGGGTGCGGTGCAGGATGATAACAACTGTGAGTTTCACCAGTTTGTAAATAAATTGTAGTGTGATGCCACTTGGCAAGGCAGAAGCTAGGACTAACTGCGTCCATTAAAGGAATTATCTTATCAATCTGCTCTTTATTACTCATAAACTTTATCAAACTGCTGTTTTAACCAATCAAAATCATTTATAGACTCGAATCCGTCTCGATCGGTTCTGTGGGTTAAGCCGAATGCGTAACCTTGTTCGGCACCTGTTAATGCATACTGGCCAAACGGCTTGTCTGATCCTACAGTTTTCCAAATTTTTAATCTTTCTTCGGTGTCGTCGTCTACTTGATTAGGAATAATTTTACTTGATAACTTGGCACATTCTCGAAATGCTGATTTCCATGTATTAAAAGGATCAGTATTAAACTCTGTTGTGTTAGAAACAGTGTCGATATATTTAAATTTTCCGCTTATACTAGTAGTCATGTCGGTTTTTTCGGAGTCGACATCTAACGTGTAGCTTCTTGGTAACAGTTTAACACCACCATACCCGTATTTTAATCCATTTATAGGATTATTGCTTGCCCAAACATAAACAGTGTCTCTCTGAAATTGATCAGGGGAATGATCAAATCTAAAATTATCATCTATATCAGCATCGCCGTCTACTACATAAAACATTTCCGACGTAACAAGCTTTGCAGCTTCTCTATGTGCATTATGGATTCCTTTAACACCATGAATTCTGTGAGCAGCGGGCGCCTTTTGTTTTAGTTTTCTAAAGTTTTTTTCTGCATTTGGTTCATTGTAACTAATAAAGACCACTTCAAAGAATTCATCCTGCTTTTTAGGGCGGCTTATTTCTAGGTTAACTTCTTTTCGGTTAATAAAAAATTTATGTTTAAATTCAACTTTACTAGGATTTAGGTTTTTTGGGAACAAGCAAACACCGTCAAATGTTCCGCCGTTCTTAAAAATATGAACAAACATGTCGTCGTATTTGTCAGCACGATATGAATTTAAGTCAAAGTCGTAATCAATTTCTAGATTATCCCATACAACCCAAAACATCTTTGTTAGAGATTTTTTCTTCAGCTGATCAAACTCGGCATCCGGAGGCATTCTATATGCTCTTGGATAATGAATCTTAAATTCATCCCAATCTTTATTGTTCGTGCCTAGGTATATTATATCGTAGTTCATGATAGATAATAGGTTTTGCAGAGATTGATAGTTTCGTTATAGACATCTAAGGCGTATTCACTCATATCGCAATCTAAACAAGGAAAGTTTAATCCTAATCGCAATTTAATTTCTTGACCTAGAGTTTTAATAGTGTCGGTTACTTCTGATCCTGTTAATTTTGATACTTTTTCATTGTAAATCTCAGTTAATTTTTCAAAATCTCTCACATCTACATGATCCCAGTCAGTGCAATACGTCATATGTACACCCATTCTTGCACCAAGCACCGCAAATTCGCCATTTTCAACATGTGACCCGACTGTGCACCACTGTCTTAATCTGTGTAAGTTGTGCCACCACACCTCTTCTTTAATTCTATCTGGATTTACCTTTTCTCCATCGGCCAGTGTCATTTTTACACCTTCTCTAAAGCCGGCGCGCCATGCTTGAAAAGGCGTTTTATTAATATTTGTATCACTAAAAACTTGTGGAAACGCTCTATAACCGTTTTCCCAACAAAAGTCTACTTCTGCACGCTTGTTTTCTGCGGCCTCGTGTGTTTTCATGCCCAAAATAAAATCTTTTTTCCACAACTTTAACCCGCCGTTGCCGTATCTTAGCCCGTTGATGTTGTTTTGCCCGCACCAACTGTATACTTCTATATTGTTGTCTGTCATATCTAAATCGAGATTAAAAAAATCCGTTCTTACAACGTTGTCTGCATCAACTGTCAACAAACACTCTGTTTCACTTAATTCGGCGGCTGCTTTGTGGGCAGCGTCTGATCCCTTAACTCCGTGTATTCTTTTGGTCCAAGGTACTTTATCACAGAGGTCTGCGAAGTTTTCTTCCGCATTAGGTTCGTCATAACTGATAAAAACTACATCAAATTCGAGTGGTTTCATACAAAATCCATTACATATTTCTTAAAAAGTCGCCTAGTATATAAGCTGATATTGTCATGCGGCACGGTTATTTGAAACTCCATATCTCCGTTGACTAGGTCTATAATATTAAAAGAAAATTTATCAAAAATAATGTTAGGGTCGTTGTATTCTGTTACCAAAAAATCCATTTCGGTATCGCCTGACCAGTGTATCTTTCTAGACTTTGGCTGATTGGTTGATTCTAAATCTACATAATTGCCTCCCCATTGCTTGCCTAATTGTATTTTTAAGCTGCTGGTCACGGTGTTATGACACACAAAAACGTCTGCATCTTCGTGTTCGCACCATTTTTTTGATGGGATTCTGTGTAGAACGTCATCGATTTTGGTTAAACTTTGTGTTTCTACAATATCAACACCGCCGCTATCGATGTCTAGGTAACAGTTGTGTATCTTTATTTCGCCATTTAGTATTCTTTCTGCTAATTCCTCGTCAAGGTCGACGATGTTTACATCGTCATTAAAAGAAATAGACGGGCCGACTTTGACTATTTTAAAGCTGTCTGGGTCGAATCTTGCTTTGTATTGTATTTTCTCTGCTTCGGCGTTTTGAATTTCTTGTAATAAATCTACTTCTGCCATGCTTTGTGCTCCAACGTACTGATTATTTCTCTAGTCATTAGATCTTTTTCAACATAGTGCACAATATCGTTCTGTTGATAATTGCCAATTTTTAAATTTGCGTCTTTGTTGATATAGAATCCCACATGATTAGTAGATTTGTTTGCTGGCCAAGGCCAATTTTGCACCATGGGCTTAAAATGAACTACTCTAGGAAACGCAAGATCGTAGGCAATATCGTCTTCGATCCCTAGAATCTTTGCTGACAGTGCAAATGCTTCGTCGGTCCCTATGACTTTGGGTTTGTGTTTGCTTAGGAATAAATTTGAAAAAGCATCGCTGTCTTTTAAAATTTCTCTCTGTAGGTTAAAAAAATCTCTGCAGAGGTCACTGTTCTTAACAAAAAATGTGTAAAAGGAATAAAGATTAGGCAAATCGTTTGCTGTGAATGTTTTTCTGTAATAGTCATCTTGAATCTGTTCTCCCCTATACGTATACGCACAAGAAGGAATATACAATTCACAGTTGTCTAAGAAATAGTCGATCCAATGACTGTAATCTCTCAAAAAAATCATATCAGCATCGAGACACACTGTTGCATCCCACGGCGAGTATAGATCCATATTGGATCTTCCGTCCCAGCCTTCGGGCAGTGATTCTATAATCACTGTATCGAACACCCATGAACTTTCTATATTATCTAAAAGGCCGCCATCTTCTAAAACAAGTGCTACCTTGTCGTATCCGTGCTTTTGGGTAGTTTTTATACTCAAGGCAAGTGCATATGCAAGATTGATGTAATCCATATCATCGTGCTGTTTGCAAACTATTAAATATCCAAAATTCATATGCTGTCTAACAGTGCCTCGTAATTTCTTGTTATGCTCTTTTTATTCATAACGTGGACGTCTCTCTCTGCTAGAGAAGTTACATAATATTTTCCGGTTAAGTCTTTGTCAATTAAAAAACACAATCTGTCGTTGTTAACATGTGAAAGACAGTCTTTGTCTAGTGTTGTAAGCACGTCTGGTAAAAAATAATCAGTTGATTCCTCAAAACCGTCGGCAATATGTTTAGCAACACTAAAAGCAATGTCGTTGCGATATTGAAGACTGTCAAACCTATATAAACTAGCAAATGTAGTATAATTTTCTCTAATAGTTTCAACCAAATCAAATATTAATTTAGATTCTAGATCTTTTTTAAACATTACAGTAGTAGCCCAAAGCATTTTGGGCCCGGTGGATGAAACGTATCTATCCATATATTTCAGGCGATCTTCTGTGTTGATGTCTAGGGCCGCGCTGCTGATTAGAAAAGACTGATCAATGTCCCAATAGCTGTTTAACCGGTTTGATTGGACAATGAAATCACAATCGATTAACAGTGTTTCTTGGTAAGGTGTTAGATACCATGCACTAGACCTATTTTGGTTTGTAAACAGTACATTATGGCAGGCCTGCATGTCTTGTAATTTTCTAGTGTTGTTGGGCTCGGGTCTTTCGTCAACAATAATTTGATCGAACACAGATTGTGCTGTTGGGTATATGTTGGAAGACTGCATCCACTCCGTTGTCGAATCGTCTGTTACTAGAGACACAGGAAGACCTAAATTTTTCTTAGCAAGAGATGCTGACACAATAGCAATGCGGGCATAGTCCACATCTCTATTGTTGTGTGCATACATCAACACACCTCTAGTCATTCAGTAGTTTCTCCACTGATCGTTTTTTACTGAATTCTTTGTATTCTTCGTAATACTCAAAACTAGTAGTAAAATATCGATCAAAAACTTCATCTTTGAATACTTCCACGTCTTTGATTAAAACCGGATTGTCGTTGCTGTCGAGAAGGACAACATTGTGTGTTCTCCCCATATCGATTAAAGTGTGAACAAAGTTTAAAAGAGTTTGATCTATTTTAAATAGGCCGCCATTATAACCAAATGTAAGACGTGCTTCGGCCTTTTCTTTAAGTAGGCGTTTTTGAGATGATAGTGTTTGACGATAATTTGCAAAGTCAAGGGCTTGCTGAAACTGCTCGTTCATAATTTCTCCAAATTAAAATTATAGTAGCAGTTTATTTAAGCATTGTCAACTACAATAGAGGTTAATTAGATACTCTTCCTAGCACGGTTCCGATATCTCTAAACGCAACATTATTTGCACCTTTAACAGACAGTCCTGCGAGGCCGCCGAATCCTCCTAGATACGAGTCTTGGTCGTATACTATAGAATCGGTGTTTTCTATTCCTCGCCCACCGTTAAGACCGTTTTCGCCCCAGTTGCCTCCTCGTCCGCCGCTTCCGCCTTGCGCCGTTAAGCCTCCTGAGCTAGAACTACTGCCAGACCCGCCTGCGCCTTCGCTAGTAAATGTTCCAGCGGCACCGTCTGCGGCGGCACTCGGGCCGCTGCCTCCTGAAGACGAGGATAGGCTTGACTGGCCGCCGCCGCCACCGGCGCCATAACCTAACAGATTAGGAGTGTTATCACGTTTATCTCTTAATTGCGCAAAGCCGCCGCCGCCACCGCCGCCGCCACCGCCGGCTATGGTGCCTTGATTATCAATTAAACATTCTACAAAGGTAGTTAAGGCAGTACCTCCAGGCGAACCGCTAGAACCATTGCCGCCGCTGCCTCCGCTACCGCCATTACCGCCTCGTCCTACGATAGTTCCGTTATTAATTAAACTTACGCCGCTAGGAAAGCTTCCTGAAATTGTACAAGCAGCCGTGCTGTCGCCGGCGGTATCGCCCGAAACAACAACTCCGCTAGCAATTGTAATAACAATATGATCAGAACCGTTCCATCCGCTGTTTTGTGCAAACGTTCTAATATCTAAATTAGTAGTATCGGAACTTACGGTAGCACGGAATGTAGATGCATCGTCTGGGTCTACATTCAAAACATTGATATCTCTTACTGTCACGTCTGGAACAGGAATATCGACTGCATTGACCGTAGCCGGAACCATGTTAAAAATTGGATTTTTAGTAGAGATAAAGTATTTTAGTTCTCCATCGACGCCGTCTGGACCGATTCCCGTAGGCGGATGATCGTCTTGATATCTTATGAGAAATTCGAGAGTAGAAGCATCACCATTGCTGTTGTCTGACACTCCTGGAGTTCTAGCAAATATTTGATAGACGTTTGCGCCGTATGGCGATGACGCATTAAATTGTTCTACCAGCTGATAGGATCCGCCGAGTCTATAAAAGTTTTGAGCGTCATTCGGCTCAATTCCGGTTTCTGGTATAACAGCGCCGAACTCGTATGTGCCTACAGTCTCAAGCAATTCAGTCCATTTTTCGTTCTGCGCACGAATTGTTCCGATGTCGCCAGTGGCGTTTCCGCCAGTTCTTTGACTGAGTATTCTAACTGTCCCGCCGGCATTAAAGAAAAAACGAGCTTGGTCGGCTGACCCAAACTCTAGTGTTACGATTGCTTGAGCACGTTCACGCCAAAAACCGTTATATGATCCTGATCCGTGGTCTGTTATTGTAAACTGTCCGTTAGCTACGTTAAACCTGTTTGCATCGACAGTTTGAGACTCGGTTAAATATCTCTCATATGGTTCTGTTGTGTTGTCGTACTTTATAGTTTCGTTTGCTACCGCGTCGGGCAGCGTTGGTATCGTTCCTGTTTGATGTCTTATACAATTAATTAGATCATTTTTAAGTGCTGCCCATTCATTCACTGTAATACTATTGCTTTCGTCTACAGGAGAACTTTGAACAACTTGTCCGTAGCCTCGGTTGTTAGCACCGTTACCTAGAACGCTGGAAACAAGTTGTTGAACGGTATTATAGTCACTTTTTGCTATTTTATCATTAACGGCCATTCTTTAAAACCTTACTTAAGAAGCTGATATATTAGATACTGAGTATGTTGGGCTTGTAACGTTAAACTGTCCGGTCCCAGTCGGAAGCAACGAACTAGCAGCTTTAACTTCTACTATGTTAAAGTTTAGTTCGCCGTCGACAAAGCCCGAAGGGGGATTTGTATTTGCTGGGAATCCAGACACAACATCGGGATCGACATAATCGTCCTTTAACGACAGCCTAATATCTACTTTAGTGGCGCCGCCATTGCTGTTATCCGGTACATTGCTTTTTGCTTCGAGCAAAACACTGTTGTTTGCATATGCAGCACTCGAAAACTGTTGGAAAATAGATTGGTAGTCGTCAGTTAGATCGTAAAAGTTTACGTCATTATTATAATCCATTCCAAATATAACTGCTCCTACTTCTGTTAATAAACTGTTCCAAGAATTATTTTGAGCGGTAGTAGTATAGTTTTCTAAAGTTGGTGTGATTTCAACTCTAGAGCCGCTGTTAAAGAAGTAGCGGGCATCGTTTGTATTTTGAAAATCTAATGAAATTTCTAACACTGCTTGATCATTCCATTGTCCTGAGAACGCAGGGGGCGAATTGATCTGTTCAATATCAACACCGCTAGGGGCAAGTTTAAATCTATTTTCTCTAAGTTCGCTGATAACATTGGCATAATTTACTTTGGGATCTCCTGACTGGTCTCCTATTACATCGCCCACTTCAGCATCTACAACAGAAGGCAAAACTCCGTCTTGGTGTAGTTTGGCATTAATAATATCAAAACGCAGGTCATCCCACTGCTGTGCTGTAATAATATTTCCTGCAAACACCGGAGAGCTAACCACAGTTTGGCCGTAACCAAAACTGCCTGTTCCAGGGCCCATTACCTCTACAATTAGATTGCGTAATGAGTTATAATCCGAATCTTGTATATCAGTCATTACAATATAACCGCTTCTATTTTAGTAATGCCCTCATCGTCTTTGTTTTCTAATGCTATTGCAAAAATGTGTCCTGCGTCGCTTGCAACTGCATATCCATTCTGGCCTGCAACAAGAGTATCGCCTTTGCGGACGCGGCCGCCTACTTTCATCGGTACTCTGCCTTTTAATGCAATGTAAACACCATTTTCTAATTCTGTATTCATCATAAATGCAGGGTTTGTAGATACTGCACCAATTGCTCTCGAGCTAGCGGTACATGCTGTTACTTCTGCAGATCCGCCTACTATAACCACTGTGCCAGTTTCGTAATCGTCGTCAGGCAAGTATTTTTCAGCGAGGTCGGCGTATTGCGCAGCAGTGGCTGTTCCTTCGAAAAGGTTTGCTTTTAAATTTCCTGCAGAAGTTCTAGCTGCAATTGTATCCGCAACCGGATTAGTCTTTGCACTTCTATAATCAGGATCGGTATCGGTTGCAGCATCGTCTATTTTTAATCTATCAGCAAAGTTTGCGGTGCCTTGCAGTTGATTAACAAAAATGTCTCCTGCGCTATCCCTAATCACTACACTTTGTTTATTTGCGCTGATTGGTAATTGTATGCTAGGTAAATTATCTCCTAGTCTATCTGCGTTGTCTGCTGTTCCCTGTAAACTGCCCTGTACATTACCTACAAGAGTTCCTCTAAGATCCGCACCAGTATATCCAATTATTAAATTTTCTGCATCAATTATTTTTTGAGCACCGCCGAACACACTGCCAGTTACGTTTCCTGTTACATCGCCGGTTACATCACCGGTTAAATCGCCTATAAATGTATTTGCATAGATATTGTCATACTTTAACAACGGCGTTCCGACATTAAATGTACTGTCTGAGCCGGGCGTAATACCATCTGCATTTACAATAAGCACATCGCGCTCGTCTGTGATAGGGCTTACAACTACGCGGAATCGTAAATCATTTCCCAGCTGATTTCTAAAATACAGAACATCGTTTTCTACACTAACTTTAAGATCATTAGTGTCTCCTAGAGTATAACCGCTATCATCAAAAGAAACACCACCATCAAAAGATATGTTTCCTCGCTGTACAAAATTCTCCGGCGAGATGCCGTCTAAAGTTAAAGCGTTTGCGGCGGTGCCCCAGTAAACATATGAATCGCCGCTGATGCCGTTGACATCTGTATTGGTTAGAGTAAAACCTTTTTTAATAGTTGTAAAACCTTCGATAGGGTTTAGTGATGTGTTTAACTGGAATTCATCGTCACTGACGATGCCTACTGTTTCGCCACCGGCATTTAATTTTAGTATTGTATAATTAGTTCCGCCTGTGTCTTTTACTACTTGAGGCACTGCGGCAGATACACCCTGTGTATTGCTAGTTTCCGGTCCAACCAAAACGAATTCTGATCCAGACCAAGTGTACAATTGATTGGTAGAGTTATCCCACCAGAACTCGCCAGGCTCTAGTCCAGCGGGTGCTGTTGAGCCTACTTCTGCACCATTAGCAATTTTAAATTTGGAGCCATCATAAAATTTTAAACGTTTGTTTGCACTGTCATACCAAATTTGACCTTGTAATGCTCTTGGCGGTGCCGTAGTGTTGGCAAAATTTTCTAATAGGTGTAGGAAATTTTCATTTTGAACTTCGCCGTATCCTGCATAGTTTTTACCAACAAATCTAATATCTGTCGAATTATCAATAGAACCGTCTTCTACTGATGTTAAAAATTCTCCGTTAAATTTATCTACTTGATAACTCATGGGGGTGTCCTTGCTTATTGATATATTTATCGTCTATCATATGGCTGATATAATCGTAAACATCTGGATTATTTTTTAAAAATTCTATTATTTTATCCACAGCGTCATTATGTTTATCAATTTCTTCTATCGTCCAATTAGAGTTTGTAAATCTTGCTATTTGTTTGTTACTATCGAAATTAGGAACAGGAATTTCGGTAGTATTTCTAGGAAACAAAAAAGTACCTGGTTCTAATGGCGATTCGTCTGCTTCAGTTACAAAAAGAAAATATCCATTGTCGTCATATTGATATACAGTTTTAGATCGCATACTAATATTTTATACATGCAAGCAATGCTATGTTTCTAGGTCTGGTTTCGTTGCCCCCAGAAAATCCTATAGAATCAAGATCATTTGCAGTCCTCTCGGCATCATCTTGGTATAGTCCTGGCGCAAAAAGTTGTGACCCTATAGTTCCTCTGTTATTACCTACTACCGTATGATTGTGTCTTCTAAACTCGTCTGCTTGAAAGCTTGCAAAACTTCTTCCGCTGTCTACACCTCTACCGTCGTCCCAGCCTCTAATAAACTCGCCTCGCAGGTCTGGCAAATTAAATGTTGTAGAACCGTTGCCGCCTCCGAACACAGTTCCAATTTTTGCAAACAGTTCGCTATATGTAGCTCTTGACACTTCTGCTCCGTTTGCCTTAAGCCAGCCGTCGGGTGCAGATGACATGGCAAAATATGCTACTTGTCCTGTAAACCCAAAATCTAACTCTTCGATTTTATTATCTACATAATTTTTTGTAGCGGCATGCAGACTATTAATAGGATCGGCATGTAAAGTTAAAAATCCAGTCATTGTGTCGCCAGAATTCTCAACAAATTTCAGCGTTGGGTCATCCCATACCGGTTCAGAAGCGCTGTTTAAACTTAGATATAGTCCTGGAGCCGACGGTGCAACAAAACCGGTTGTGCTTGCGCCTGTTTGATAAGGTATTGCCCCTTGGCCGCCGCCAATTATATTGTTGGCTAGCGTGCTTGTGTCAGCCGAAGTAGCATTACCTTCAAATGTATTTGCATATATCTTGTCAAATTTGCTAGACGAATGTCCTAAGTTAACAGTTTCTGAATCTTCGGTATATATTGTATTGATATTTTCGCCGCCTAGTGCAAGAGATGTCGAAGAAGGAATAAATTTTAGATAGTTATTATCATCAAGGTTGATGCTAAAACTTGTTTTTGCAGTAATGTTAGGCGATCCTAAATTGTTTAATAACAATTGAGCATTATTTCCAATCACCACACCGTTATCTGCAATTCCTAGTGCCTCTAAAGTTCCTACGCGTTGTAGATTAGAAAATAATATAGTAGACGCAAGCGCATCGTTTGTGAGTGTTTTTGCATTGGCAGTAACTGTTATATCTTCTGTGCCGTCAAATGACACGCCGTTAATAGTTCTCGGAGTTCTCAGTCTAGTTGCAGTAGCGGCGTTGCCTGATAGACTTTGACCAATAAATTGATTGGCTTCAACAACATTAAACCTGCTAGTACCGACAGAAACATCGATATTACCCTCAACATTACCTACGAGATCTGCTGTAATAGTTCCTGCAGAAAAATCTCCGCGACTATCTCTTGCTACTATTGTTCCGATTACATTGTTGTCAGTGGCATCTATGTCCCACGTTATCTCTTGTTCTCCGTTAAAACTGCTTCCTTTAATATATTCGCCAGGAACAAGACGATTAGGTGTAGGAGCAAAAATGCTTATATCTCTGCTGCCATTAAAACCAACACCATTTATAGTCCTGGTGTTATCTAATATTTCTGCACGACTAGCTAGGCCTATCAAATTGCCATCTATTACTGTATTATCTCTTAGAGTCATTCCCGGCGATATGCTGTCAAAACCAGGCAAATCATTAATTTCTTGATTTACATTAAAATTATTATTAGATGAAATAGCAATCACTGCGTTATCAATCGTATGCAGTATTACCGGGTAATCTTTGCCGTCTTGTCCCCTAATTTCGCTTGATACGTCGCGAGTGGTTTCGAAATTAGCAAGATTGTTCGGTCCAACAAATTCCCAATTTGTGCCGTCGTAAACAAAAAGAATATTATCTGTGGTACGCAACCAAAAGGAACCCAAAGGAGGATTTTCTGGCTCAACATCTGAGCGAGCAGCCGATCCTACAGGATTCCAGGAATCTCCGTCATAACTGTTTAGTGTGTTATCTACGTTATTAAACCATAGCTGACCCGATATTGGCGTGCTTGGCGGAGCATCATTGGAAAAGTTTTCTAACAGAAAAACAAAATTTTCGTTCTGTATTTCACCATAACCGGTTGTATTTCGTCCTACAAGAGGAAGTGTGGTTGTTGTATCTATTGTTCCATCTTGTAAGACAGTTAATACAGCCCCGTTAAATCTGTTTATTTGATAACTCATTTATCGCTCCGTGTTTATGGTGGTAAAATTTCATCGCTAACAAACGTCCAAGTACCGCCTAATATTTGAAATGTTTTTATTATTCTTGTGACAGTTACGGACGATCCAGCAACTGTTGCTGTAGAAACATTTACATTAGTAACTGCTGGCGCTGTGCCTGTTGGTGTGACAAAAGTCGCCGTGCTTTCGTTTACTAAAGGATTTATATCTAATGTTACAGCATTATTATTAAGGATATTGCAGAGAATTCGAGCAAGAGTTCCGTTTCTGTATTCTACAGGAGGTGCTAGATTTGTTAATATTTCATTAGCAATATAGTTATTGGGCTTGGCATCTGATAAATCAATGCTAAACACTAAGTTCCTTGTTTCAATAGTATCATCCACATACTCTTTAGATGCAGCATCTTGCTGATCGATTGGATCTGCAAGTCCTGTAATTCTAGGAGAGCCGAGGAGAGCAACATTTCCGTCTCCGTCTGGTTCTAATTCTAAATCATCATTGTTCGCGACAGTAGAAATTTTATGATTTTCTAGGCGCATTTCTGTCACAGGCGGAATGCCAGGGCCTATATTTACTACATTCTGTGTACCAAAACTAGTAACACCAGGAATGCTTGTTATGCCGGGGCCTAAACTACTGCCATCGATAACAGTCTTTCCGTCTATTTTAAATGCTTTTCCGCTAACAAGATTAATGTGATCCGAACTTGTCCATGCTTGTGACGCTAGTGTAGGCAATAAATTTGTTCCAGTCTGGCCTTGGTCGCTCCATAGAAACACGTGATCGTTAGTTCCTTTGAGGATTAAGCCGCCGCCGTCGGCAATCTCGTCAGAATTAGAGCCGCTATCGCCGGTTTGTGCAAGCACCATGACTTTGTCTTCGATAACAAGTTCTGAAGTTTTAATTTGAGAAACATCACCGTCGTTTATCGTTAAATTGCCTTTGATAGTAATATCGCCAGCAATTTCGATGTCACCACCGAGATTTAATTTGCTGTCTGTAAATCCAGGATATACATTTACAGTTCTATCAGCTGGATTTATAAGAAGCGCATTTTCTTGGTTTATGCCTCGTCTTACATTTAGAATAAGATTTCTATCAGTTGCCGCGTTTCTTAAAACAACATCGCCTTGATTTTCAACCAATAATCTTGCTTGGCTACCAGAACCAACTTGAATTCCTAGATCTGTGTTGATACTAATCGAGCCGTTAATTTGATTTGCAGTATCGGTTCTTACATAACTTGATGCAGGAGCGCCTCCTAGACTTTCGGCATTTGTAGCAGTCACATCAAACTTTAGCCCTGCTAGATTACCTGCATTAAAACCAGGAACAATATCTCCAGTAAACCCTTCTATTGTTTCTTTCGGCGTAAAACTGTCTTTAGAGAAAATACCTAACAGTATGCCATTATTGTAAAACAGAGTCACAACTCTGCTTTGGTTCAAACTGTCTAAAATAGTTTGTACTTCAATACCGCTTTTAAGCTGTGTTTCGCTAAAAGACGGTCCTAATAATATAGTGTTTTCGCCGTCGAAAAAATACAATTGTTTATCTATGTCATTGAACCAAAGATCGCCTACACCTAATGTCTGCGGCTGGACGTTAGAAATAGTTGCAGAGCTTACAGGAACAAATGCAGTTCCTGTATATACTTTAAGTTTTAGTTCGTTTGTATCAAACCATACTTGGCCAGCAATTGGTTTTTCTGGTTCTGCTGTGCTTGCAAAATTTTCAAGCAATTGAATAAGATTTTCATTATAGGCTTCGCCGAAACCACTATAGTTTTTACCTATTAATGTCAAATCAGTAGTTTGGTCATCGATTTGGCCATCTGCTACTGTCGTTAATAGTGTTCCGTCTGTTTTGTTAATCTGATATGCCATTTAATTTCCTATTCAAAAGTAGTCTCGAACTCGGCTGGTCCAGATCGTATTATATAATTTAGAGTCAAATAAGGGTTCATAATACCAACAGCAGTTCCTAAATTTACAGTTTCTGGTTTCTTTATACCGCCCGAATCATATAGGTATTGTGCTTGTCCAGGCTGTGTTCCGCCAAGGCCCGATACACCCGATGCGTTAATTGCTGAATCTGGCAGTACTGCACCGTACTGTATGCCGTCTGCTATCATATCGTGGCTGTGCTCAGGAAGATTACTTAACTGTAGTTCGACGTTGCTCGCGCCGCTTGATGCGCCTAAGGTTGTTGATTCGATGCCTTCTACGCGCTCAGGCGACGGTATGCCGCCGCCGGCGTCTACATAGGCACCTGTTGGGCTTCCTGTTAACGGAACCTGATCGCCGTTGTCCATGTTATGTCTACCCAAAGCAAATCTTCCTCTTAGATCGGGTAGCCTAAAAGTGTTTATCCCTCGCACCGGTTCTGTTCCGTTGTATGTTGTACCTAAGATATCGAACAACTGAGGATATTTTGCAATTTCTACCTCACTGCCGTCACAAAGCAAATAACCAACTGGAGGATTTTGTCCTGCATATGGAATGATTGCGCCGATTGGCATGCCTAAGTCGCCAACAAACACATCACGTGACTGTTTGTATAAACCTGTATCTGAGCCTTCGGATCTAAATGTTAAAACAAAGTCTGATCGTTGACTTTGTGTCGGAAAAGGTTCAGGTTTATCGTTAATAATCGCAGATGTAAGCGAAGTTTGGAATATTTTTGTTCTAGTCCCAACTTGGCCGTCAAATTGTATTGGAGCAGAAGTTACATCTCCTGCCAACTGAAAACTGGTTATGTCTTGTAGTGCTGTTGCGGTTGCGGCATTTCCTGATATGTTACCGTCGATTGTTCCTACAATTTCGTCTGCTCGAATGCGTACAGCATTAATTTCTTTCCATCGACTATTTTGCGTGCCTAAAACATATTGTCCGGTATTAGAGGGAAGTATATCTGTCGCGGTTGTTTGATCAAGCACTTCTAAAGTGCTTCCTATTTTTAAGTTTTTTGTAATAGACATCCCGCCAGCGGTAGAAATGCTACCATTGTTGAGATTTGTACTTTCCGAATTATCTTGTATCGATAATCTACCTTCTGCGATTCCTACATTGCCTACTACATCTAAGGCATTTGTAGGAGATAACGTATTGATGCCTACCCTGTCATCTATTATACGCACAATAGTAGAAGGAATATTATTTCTATTTGTCTGTATGTCTATCGAACTTCCTACAGCATTGTTAAAAATTTTCGCTGTGTTTGCGCCGTCTGACAACAACCGAAAGCTGCTATCGATGCCAATATTAAGTCCATTATTATTTCTAATATTAAATGATTGATCAGTTGTGTTGACGGTGTCGTTACGCAAAAATCTACTCGAGGGGACTGTTTCGCTTCCTACAACTAAGCTTTCTGATTCAGTTGCTGTTCCTATTAATTTAGGTAACACTCCGCCGAAAAGTTCTGTAAACTGATTACGTTCGTTTTCGTCGCCGGGTGTAGTTATATTAATTCCTGCCGATATACTATCAAAACCAGTAATTTCTACCTTTGGTGTAAATGTGTCTTTACTTACTATAGCTACTGGGAGATCTGCCAAATAAAGTATCAATATAGATCTACTTATATTATTGGTATCAGTTATAGTTTCAACAGCAGGCCCGTATCTCAAACCATCAATTGTGCTTTCTTGAGGACCAACAAGAAGCCATCTCTGTCCAGTAAATATCCTCAGTTGCTGATTTGCAGTATCAACCCACAATTCTCCTACATTAGAATCTTCAACGGCAGGCTGAGCTACGCCTCGTTGTATATTAGATGCAGCACGCCAATTTGTATTATCGAATATTTGTAAAATACCACTGTCTGTGTCGTACCACAATTGTCCTTCTACAGGGTTGACGGGTTGCTCATTGTCTGCAAAATTTTCGAGCAACTTTAGAAAGTTTTCTCCGATTATCTGTCCATAGCCTGTTACATTTCTCCCTGGAAAAGTAAGGCTTGTGTCGGTATTAGATGTATTATCAAATACAGTAATAGGACTTTTATTTTCGCTGTCTGTAAAATTAATAATATATGGCATCTATTAAACCTCGTTGAAGCCCGTCAAACTTTGAATACGTATAGTGTAGTCTATTTGGAGCAGTCGATTAAGTGACTTCTGAACAGGATGGAAAATAACATGTGTTAAAAGTTTGCCAGAACCGTTTGGATCAAACGATCTAAGACCCAGTTCGTCAAAAACAAATTCGCCATCAAGGTCAACGGAATTATCAAATGCTTCTTGTTCATCCGGCTCGCCATAATCTAGCAAACAGCTTACAACTATATCACTGTAAGTTGCACCACTAATATGTCTCACTTCGGTTTTATTTCTAAACGGATCACTATTTTCTATGGAATTTTGATCTATTACTTTAGAATATGTTTGATTATAAAGACTAGAATTTGTTCCAATTGTATTTGGAGTAAGATATGTAATTAATCCCGTAGGATCAACTGTTGTTCCTCCAGATCCGAAATCCATTTGAAAAAGCGTTCCAATGCCTTGATTTGACAAAGAATTGGCTAGTGCAATACTCATGTTTTCATAATGTATTGCATTTCTTTTGTCTATAAAAACCTCATTAGACGCAGGATCGTATATTTTTATATGGCCTTCGACATGAAAACCTGTTGTTTCGTCTGGTTTTTTAGATGGTTGCGTGTTATTTTCCATTGACATCTCTTAATTTGCTATGTATTTATTCAGGTAATTCGGTATTCTTTTCCTGTATGAATTTTGCGATAACAGAGTTGTTATCAATCAGCGATTCTCCAGTTGTAGCTGTGCTTTCGCCTCTGTCATACCAAGAAGAGCCGGTTTTCTTAATCACTGTAATTCTAGTTCCGGCCTCAGGAACAGCAGTAAGTCTGATAAAAGTGTCTTCGCCAGACACACTAAAATCTGCTTCAACTGTTTCGTCAGATTCTGGGCTGTATGCTCCTAATTCGGCATTAAACATTTGTCTAGGTGTTTTAACCAGTCGGCGACCGCCTACAAAAACTTCAACGTCGTTGCACTGATAATAGTTGTTTGGAATTGTGTTTCTAAACCAATTTTTTATATCAGTCTTTTGAGGAATAAACGGTAGAGGTCCTATCAAGTTCGAACTGCCGTCAGATACAAAATCAATTCTTTCTTGCGATTCTGAATATGGAATTATATCACTTATTCCCTGTGATACTATTTTAGAACCTGCTGAATAAGACTCACCAATAGGCGATCCTAGTGCTCCTCTTCTAAGTTGGCTTAGTGTATTGCCTGTTTTGTTAAAATATTCAATTTTTTCGCCGTCGATTTCGATCATTCCCGGCCGATTTTTCTCTGTATCAGGTTCATATAGTAATTCTGCATTTGAGACTACAATTTCTGTGTCATAATAATTCAAATCCTGCTGTAATACAATATCATTTTTACTGTATCTAAAGAATCTATCTACATTAAGCATGTCTTTGTGTATCTCATAGGCACTAGGCAGAGAGAATACATCATTGCCGAAGGCAAATATTTTAATGATGTCTGATTCCGTTGTTTGACTGTTTAAATAAACACTTCTTTTGTCTGGTGACAAATAATATTCGCTGTCCAATGTTAATCGTTCTCCGTTTAGGTAAACGTAAAGGAAACTGGCAGATACTGGTTCAAAATTCAGCTCAAATTTTACTTGGCCTCCTGAATATTCGTCGCTGATAAATTCTTGCGAAGGGTACTGTCTAAACCATGTAATCTGAATTGTGTCACTGTGCTGTAAGTCTACAGATTCTGATATAATTAAATTGTTTTCGTTAATTCTAAAATCTGTTCTAAAGTCGTTTTCTATTTTTATAACGTCTCCTTCTACAAGAGCTTCTTCATTTATAATAACAGTTTTAGTTGTTCCATTAAACACGTAATCAGTAATAAATTCTAACTGCTCATTGTTTTTAAACACAGTTAAATTAGCATTTAATATAGATCCTGCACTTTCTTCAGGATCTGTGCCAATTACAATTTCATTATTGGTCCCGTCATATATTTTAACAACTGTGTCAACACCTCGCAGTACACGATTATTGACTTCTACAAGAACACTGCTGTTTTCAGCACCTTCTTGCAGATTAGCATAGTCAGTAATTTCAAAAGATCTCGTGCTGCCATCGTGCTGGGAAGATTCTTGGTTAATGGTCACTATGTCCGACTCGCTAGAAGTTAAATTAGAATAAGCACCAAGTGCAACAATCTTTATTGAGTCATTAAATTCTGGAGCATTACCAAACTGGACTAAAGTTTTATCTGGCTGATCAGTTAGCTCGGTACTATCAATAAATTCAACATCGGTTTGTATTCCGTTTACTGTAACAAAAATTGAGCTTGTTAGATCAAAATTAGCACTTGTTAAAAACAGCGAAGTTTCTCCGTCGCCTACATATTCTTTAAAATCAATTATTCTAAGACCGCCTAAACCAATTGAAAATATTTCTATAGTAGATCCTGTTGCGGGCGGGTCAAAGAATTCCAATGTATAACTATTGAGATTTAAATCGTAGTCTGTTTCAAAAGTTTTCTGCTGTTTGTCAACGTAAACTATTACAGATTTTGTTTCTAGAATCGTTTGGCCTATGTCGAAAAATCTAGTGCTTCCGTCTCCAACGATTTTACGAGTAAGTGCTGGTGTTGTACCAGAAATTGAATTCTGATAAACTGTAATTGACAAACTGTCTAAAACCTGTCCTGGAACATTTTCTTCGGTTGCAGGAGTATTTTCTGGAGTATTATAGCCATCGCCGTCTATGGATATTTCCTCTGGCGTGCTTCCGTTTGCAGTAATGTAGGCATTGTCTATACTGGAAAGAGTGCCTCCCGACAGTCTTGTGTCTAATACATTAATATCATTTATTGTTACAGAACCGTCAGAATCTGCAGGACGGAATATTAAGGTATCTCCGTCATTTAGACTAACGTATGACCCTATCTCAACAGTTCTACTTGTGCCATCGCCTACAAATGTAGGCATAACTGCATTTTTGTTTGTTACAAGACTAGAATCTCCGTCGGAAGCAAAATTAGGGTCGTCTATCCGTACTGTAGTAGGCATATTGAATTCCGAAGAATACTGCAAATTATCAATTGTAGGTTCCGGTATATTTTGTTGCCTTTGCAGATAAACGTTTATTTCTTGCCCTTGTGCAGGAATAAAGGGCAAATCTATGGAGTTAGTCGACCCATCTACAACAACATAAAAATCGGATTCGGACTCAACACTGTCCCAGGAATCCGTAAACCATGGAAGTGCATCCCAACCGCCGGTAACATCAAACGTTGTTCCTTGAATCTTAACACCGCCATAATCAACGCCGGTCATTAGCTGATCTAAATCTTTCCCTTTCATTCCTGTTCCAGGACTGTAAAAGGAATCAATACGATCTACTGCATCGAAAATTTCTTGGTTAATGGTGTATGTAATTTCAATACTATCGCCAACAGCAGGTGGTTCGACAAAAGTAATCTGTCCTTTAAGGGCATTATAACCATTTACGTTCTGTTTAAACAGTGTAATCGAATAATCGCTATCTAGTGCAAGTTGGTTGTTAATGCTAACTGAAATATTCTCGTTGGAATTAGACGGCGGATACTTTAACGAATAAACCGCAGACGAGCCCGTTCCAACAAATGTTTCAGAGTTGGTAAATTTTTGGTAATTGCCTAGCGCAGAAAGTCTATCAAACTTAATTGTTAAGTCCATTGATCTCACTTTCGAATCGCCTATTATTGCTACTGCTCTTGCAACGGTATCGCCGGTGCTTGTTCCTCCAACTAGTTTAATTTGAGGTGCTTTGGTATATCCTTGTCCTTGATTAAGTATTTTTACACCACGCACTCGGCCATTGGCAATATAGGCAATTGCCTCTGCTCCTGTGCCGTCTCCTTCAATAAGCACTCTCGGCTGTGCCACATAATTGCTACCTGGATCGGTAACTTCAATATTGACAACCCCAAATCCGTTGTTGTCTAACCACCATCTCCACGGATATTCCTGAACAATAGGATCCGTAGATTGAGTTGGAACAACCCGGCCTTGTGTAGAATTATAATAGGCAGGCAAGTCGAAATCGGTTGTAGAAGTTCTCGACTCGTCTGTGTTTTTATATTTGCTTACAAATTCTCTAATAGAAGATCGATAGGGTTTTACTTCATTGACATAATCTTCGTAACTTTCGAGGCTGTCATTTTCATAGTTTATTTTCTGTTTTAGATTACCTACACGATGAGTTGCTTTGAGAAAACTTGTTTTAAACAACCAATCTACATATGCCTGCTCTACTAACACATATCGCATGGTTGCAAAGAACAGTTTATTGTATTCCTGTGCGTAAGTTCCTATAAAAATGTCATTTTTAACAGCTTTTAAAATATTCCTTATTTCTTGCGAATTATTATTGTCATAAAAGCCGCCATCATAGGCACTTGCAGAGTCATAACCTATTCCAGCTAGTGAAGTATCAAAAATAGATCTGTCAAATTGAATAGTGCCACGTTCACGACCTACTAGTGTGTATTTGTTTAAGAAATCACTTTCACTGTCGGATACTTTTTCAAAAACAGCCCAGCCGCCTGAACCGTATTCTTGTATTCTTAACAGATCTCCTATTTCAACTTCTACAGTCGGTTCTTGTGCAACACTTTGTATTTCTTTAACGATGCTGCGTTCGGCGCTATAACCTTCCTTCCAAAAATCTGCAAACGACCAATATCTTGCGGTGTCGAACGCCTGAGATAAGCTTCGGAAAAATACTTGTCTCTGGTCGTCCCAACTGTAAATCCCCCAAAATCCATTTGCGTTAGAATCTGATTTTACTAGAACTGCAAATCTTCTTGCTTTTAAGGTAATTTCTGTGTAATTTCGACCTCTCCTAGTGACAGTCACGCCGTTTACTCTGCCCTGATTATCTATTGTAACTTCAACTTCAGCATTTTCCCCGTTACCTTCTATTTCTACAATAGGAGCAATTTTATATCCAAACCCAGGATCTAAAATTTCTACTGTTTCCAGTTCTCCGTCGGCTAGATTGGGTTTTAAAACTGCCTGTTTTAATCTAGATGTTCCGATAGACTGTAAATCTTCAAACACATCCACTTCAGTATCATACAGATTTAGCAAAGGACTAGGTGTAGTATCTACTAAATTCAAATTCTCAAAACTGATAGTGTCTGCAAACGGTTCTTGCCTTAGCACAGTATTAACTCGATCAGTTACGATTTCTAAAGCTTTAAACCTGTCAACAAACATACTTTGTCTTGGCCTATACAGTATACCATACTTTTGTTTTGTTGGAAGATTTTCAGCAGGGACCTTTAACCCTGCAGAGTTGTACCCTACAAGACTGTCTATCCATTTGTTTTCTAATTTTTTATTAGGAACGCTTGTTGCTACGCCTTCTGACAACAACTGCCACTCGCTGTGAACAGGATTTTGTTTTTGTAGTGATGTATAAAATTCAAAGTTTACTAACGATGTTGACTCATTAACAACATTATCAAAATTATATAGAATAAAACTGTTGGGTCCGCTTAGGCCTATAAATGCAGATCCGACGCTTTGTGGGTTTTCAATTAAATCTCTAATGCTAGCTGCGCTAAGATTCTTGGTTAACTCGTCGCCGACAATTGTTTTATTTCTTACCCAGTAGTAGTATAAGGTTTGTGTTGGCTGTTGAGTATCGGGGTCGAACAAGGTTTTAACCGAATACACGTTGTCTTCAGGATACAACGGTTGTCCTGAAACTCCAAGGTTTAACCCTTCTGTTGTGTCGGCTAAAAGACTCCATTGGCTAGGTAGCAGGCGCGACTCGACCCATTCGTAGATGTCGATCCTCGATCCTGTCACTTGTCGATTCCAATTTCCTAATCTATAAGATAGTTCTCCTTGTTCGTAATCTAGCCACTTCGCTGTAGAGACATCCCACCAAATTTTTCCTACGTTTCGATCAGCCCACGCGGTTTGAGGATCAACCACCGCATCGAGCTCTAAGCTAAAGCTATATACTGCCGGATCGTAGCTGGTTTTAAAATCTATCTGTGATTCTGCAATGTTTAAAATTTTTCCTTTGGCAGAATCTACAACATCTAGGTCTTGTATCTTAACACTGTTTATGTTATCGTATAATTCAGTAGATTTTACTAGATCAATATTAGTTTTAGCTTGTTGTTGCGCAATGGTCCTCAATGATTCTGCGTTTACAAGTTTATTGAAGGTTCTAAATTTCCCTCTGCCGCCATCTTCTAATCTATAGTGCGGAGATCCCACAACAATATTATTACCTTCTGCATCTACGCTAGAACCAAAACCTTCGTTTGCTTGTAAATCTTCTTGTATTTTTTCGGCTAAGAAATATTTGCTTCCTTTTAGTTCAAACAGGTAGACCGAGCCTGCATATCCCGGCTCTTCAAAAAACTCTGTAGTACGTTCGTCAAACACTGTTGAGTTGTTGTCGAATCTCACAGGTGGTGCGTAAGGAGAGTTTTTAGCTCCTACTGCAATTTTACTAGTATCCGAGCTGATAGAAATGCTGCTTCCAAAAAATTCATTAGGATATCTTTCAAAGCTGCTGATGTCCTGTGCTAGACTGAATGTGTTTCCAGTATTTCGAAATATGTATACAGAACCTTGATTTTGTAAGTTTATATCGGCCTTGGGGCTAGATACTACCAGCAATGATCCGGCAGCGTCAACATCTAAATCAAAACCAAACTCGTCGCCCGAGCTTATTTCTATAAACTGGCTGTCGTCGGCTAAAATCGTGCTGGTTGATATTGTCTGGTCTAAGACATATTTTCCTAGATCATTTTTCTTAAATACAAAAACTTTACCGGTCGGAGTTGCGGTGCTGTCTCCAATATTTTTCCACGGCAGGCCGACTGGTTCTTGTCCGTAACTGAATATTGAGGAATCAGATGTTTCTAGATCATTTACCAATTGATGATACGATCCTTGATATTTTACAACATCATTTTCTTTGTATTCGTAATCACTTCTCCAGACGCCTTTGTAGTTTTCAAAATATTGATCGTCGGCAAACGGTGCGCTGACAGCAAGAACAGAACCATCTGTGTTTGATTTTATTCTATGGCCAAACTGCTCGCCTTCAGAAATAAGTGGTAATACTTCTGTGTCTGTTGCGCCGAAGTTCAGTGTAGAATCAAAAAATGTTTGTGTTGTGTCTAACTGCAACATCGGTCCTAAATGACCAGCGGAAGCAATTGTCCATGCGTTGCTTTCGACCGGGTATTTGATATTTGCCTCGCTAGCAGGGAAAACATTTTGCTGAGCTTGATAAAGATTTCCATCAAACCATACAATACTGCCCACCGGATAGAAAGGATTAGTTCTTACAGTTCCGTTGCTGATAAAACCAGCCTGGTCACCGTCAATCTTTGCTATGATTCTATCACCCACAGAATAGAATATTCCAGTAGAGCCGTTAATTTCATTCCAATCTGTATCACCTAGTGTTTCTATGAGTAGATCTTGGCCTGTTTTAATTTGATTAATAGGCAAGACTGTGCCAGGATCATAAGCACCTGCAAAACTATAATCTGTAGCATGTATCCAATCATTGCCTACGTATTTGTACACATAGACGGCACCGGTGCTGTTGTTTGCTCCGGGAGCAGAAACAAACATTGTATATTCGTCGTTGTTTTTGCTGATTGAAATTTGTGATCCGAACAGCTCTAGGTCTGTCGGTCTAGGACTTACAAAGCTAAACTCATGCTCCCATTGATCATTCTTATATTCATATATGTCTATCATCCCTTGAGATGCAAGCGAGCTTCTTCGACCGGTGAATGTTGCTGGAATGTTTTTAGCAAATTGCCATCTATCATTATATACATCAATTGTGCTGCCGTCGCCTTCGATTTCTTCTTTGGGTGTCCATAATAGTCCATCGTGCAACACAATATCTCGACTAGAATAATTGCCTCTTGGGTCAAAAGCACCTTTATAGTTGCTTGGAACATCGCCGGCCTTAGGAGAGCCTACAGCAAGCCATTTTTCGTCAGGGCTTACAGCTATTGATTCTCCGAACGACCTTTCTACGAAGCTGGATAGGCCAGGAACAGGTTGGACAATTTGTTTTAAATCCAACGATTTTCTATTATCTAGGTAAACAGGAATACTAGCTGTAGCTGGATCTGACGCTAATATTTGCTTTTTATTTGCAATGTACTTTACAACAGAGCCTAATCTACCCGGTTGACTGATAGCATCTTCGCTAACGTTTTTTGATTGATATAATTTTTGTTTTTCTAAGACTGACCATTTATTATTTTGATCGCTATCAACAAACAATTTAGAGCCTTCGCGAAGATGTGCAACAGCATCTTCTGGCATGCTTTCGTAATCAACAAATCTTGCTTCTTCGAGTCTATAAACTGATGCCTGGGTGCTATCGTCTGGCTCGGGATCGTCTGCATCGGGCGCCTTTAGTATGGTTACGGTTTTAGGTCCAATGCTTTGGATCTGATAGATACCATTAAAATTTGTAATATTTTTAAAACCAACATATTCATCTGGTTGAAAATTGTGATAACGATTAAACTCAACTGTTATCGTATTGGTATCAGCAACGATTCCTGTTACACTTAGTTCAGGAGTAAGTAAAAATCTTAAAACAGTCCAATCTCTTCCGTCGAACGTAATCCAAATATGATCTCCATCGACTATATCTTCGATGTTAAGTGCCGGCAAGTCTTGTCTAGTACGAACTACAAATTCAGTTTGATCTGTTCTTACGTACCCTGCTGTTCGAGATGCATGTGTCGCGGCCGTTACAGGTATTACATCAGTAACAAACTTATCGTTGCCGATAGTAAAGTTGTCTGCATTAATTCTATAATAAAAATCGGCTGCGTTGTCTGTGTTTCCGTCAATTAAAACCAGTTGCGGGTCTGATTCGAATTTATCCTTTCTTAGTTCAATTTCATATTCTTGAGTCTGATCTATACCTCCCAAGAAGCCCGAACGAATTGCCCATTCCTCATTTAATTCTAGACTGTCTTCGTCTGCGTTGTCACTTAATTTATCGAAAACCTTGTCTAGTGCATTTCTTGTGCCTTTTTCCTGTATAAATCCTTGATATAATCTAAATTGTGTTACAGGATCTTCCGCAATATTCTGCAGATATTGTCTAGGTTGATATCCAATATTGTGTCGTGCAAGCAGTTTTTGATTTTCGCTGATTCCGCTGCTTGTTACTTCAAAATAGTCTTCAAAGCTGTTAATTCTATAATCAAAGTTAGGAACAAGTTGTTTTTCTGGCTGAGAATCTAGTTTAGACCAATTGCTGTCATCAAAAAACTCTTTACCAGTTTGATTTCTAAGGCTTACCCAATTATAACTTTTATATCTAACAATGTCGCCTAAGTTATAGTCTACAAACGGCTGCCAGTCTCTAATGTTTACGTTATCGAACAAGAAACCAGGAGAAGTATAATCGCCGTCCCAATCTACAGTTCTAAAACCTTGTGATTTAATTCTACCTTGCCTATAACCTGTGGATTTGTCATATATTACATCATTAAACACTGTTCTATCAGTAAACACTGTGACGTGTTCTTTGAGCACATAATTCAATTGTAGGAAGAATATGCCGTCGTTTATGTTTTCTACGCCGATTTCGAAAGATTGAAAGGATCTTTCTACGTTGATAAATTTTGGGTCAATAGTTCGTCCGTCACTCTTTAATAGATTATAAGGATAAAATCCATCCAGTAGGTTTTCCGCTACACCTACGGGCTTTCTTACTTTGAGTTTTTGCGCTCCTGGCGACACAGTAAGCAAACTTCCTATTTCCCAATTGTTTTTTGTCCAGAATAAAAATTCTTTTGCTGACGTTGTCCAGTCTTGCGGAGTTTGATTTTCAAAGTCATATTCATCAAAAACAAAACCTTGATCGGAGAGATATTCTCCGTACCCCAGTAAGAAATCTACCACGTCCTGTATTGTAGTAAGAGTTGTTCCGTAGGTGAGTCGAGATACAGATCTCTTGTTAAACCTTCTGCGTTTAAATGCCTGTGTGCCACCTGTTACAGGAAGTTTAGGCAACTGCGCATACAAGGATGAATCAAATGTCTCTCCAGATGTGTGTGTTTGGGTAGCACGGTAATAAGTTCCGTTTCTTTCTACGATCGTACCATTGTTATATCTTTGATTTGCAGCCCACGTTACGAACTCTTCGGATATTCCGCCAACTGTTATGACAGGATCTTGTTGGTTTGACAGAGCATCGTAGTATTCGAAAAATGGATTTATATTGTTATAACCTCTAACACTCCAACCGTTGTCCTGTTTCTCAAAAATCACACCACTATAAATCAGTGTTTCTACAGGACTGCTCACATTGAAAATGATATCGTAGTTTTCTGGCGGAATAAAAATACTTTCGTTGGTTGACGAAGGTGACTTCGAGTCTAGCAAAAATTTCTGCTGAGCCTTGTCTACAAACCCGCTCATTCTTACACTGAGATTGGTGTCAATATTTTGTATTTTATTTTCTAGAGATTCTCTACCTACACCTAAATCACTTAGATAGTCTTTGACATAATTGATAAGTCCAGCAGTTTGAATTCCGTCGATGCTGGGAATTTCAATGTCACTGGGTTTAAAAAATGTTTTGGTATTTGTGTCAACCAATTGTCCTAAGAGATTGCGCTCTGTGGTTTGGCGATCTAAATTAGTGGTAATAAATTTGAATGGCTTTAACAGGCACATTGCAATCACATAGGCAAATGGCAATTCGGAACTTCTTCTCCAAGCGGCTTCTGCCGGTGCAACATCGCCTACCAAGAATGATCCTCGATTGTTGACCAATGCAAAGTTTTTAGCAAACCCGCTGTCTAACGGACTTAATAAATTGCCAGCATCGTCTACGGGTATGTGTCCTAGTATTGTCGAACGAGCATATCTAGAATCGAAACCTTGCCTTTCACCTTGTCTGATGTACCCGCGACTGATGTCTTCCCATAAGATGAGGTTGCCACTAGTGTAAGGTGCAGGGCCGTATTCTTCTTCCCACCACTCAGGCATTTCGGAAAAGCCTAGCATTTCCCAAGGATGCACGTGCGGCTCGTCTGTGTCATAGATGTATAGATACACACCTCTCCACCAGCCTGGAAGATTTTCAGTGTTAGTATAATCTGTTAGGTTAGAATAGGTGTAGGTAAAACTGTTTTCCGAATCCAAATAGACGTTGTTAGAGTAATCTATGTTAGAATCAGTTACCCATCTTAGAAATTCTGCAGCAAGTATGCTGTCTAGGTCTTCTTTAGAAAAGTCTCCCTTGTAATAATAACCGCCAACTACTTGATCTATATCAAAGAAATCTTTATCATAATTTACTTTGATGTTATTGTAAATTCTTTTTTCAAGTTCTAATATTAAATCGTCTCGAAAGTCTCCATAAGTAGTAGTTAGGCTTCCGTCGTGTCCTTGAATGACTTCTCTAGGTTGTGTGAAAGTTGTATCAACATATTTTTTTGGTTTGAATCGTTTATACGAGCCTAGAGCAGTTGGCGTTGGCGGAATATAATTAGCAGAAGTATTAACATATTCTCTTATCTGTATTCTGTCGCCTTCGCTTAGGGGTGTAAGAATTGTAATAAAACCAAAATCTGTGTCAAACACATAATCTTGCCCGTGCAACAACTGTTGATCGTTTATGTAGGCATATACTGCACGCCTTGATAGAGAATCTAAATCAAAATTTTCGTCTAATGTAAAAGTGGTTATACCCGGATCGTCCACTGTTATGTCTATTGTTGTGTACGCCCCGCTTCCTATCATGTCGCTGTCAGAGAACGGAGACGCCGGGCTCATTGTTTTTCCAAGATCAGTAATAATTTCGTCTAAGAAGTCTGGAATACTATCATTAAAATCTATTTCGACGGCCTTTTTAACAAATCTATTTTTAAAATTTGTATAGGATCTTTCAGCAAATTGTATAGCCCGTACTAAATTAGATTGTTTATCACACAGCATCAATACACTCAAAGGAGCAATACCGCTGTGCTTTACAAAACGTGTTGCATTTTGTATGTAATTGTTTAGATCACGAACATTGGTGTTACCAGGCAACTGTCCTGTTAGGCGCGCATCAAATTCAAAAGCGGATTTTAGATGATCTGTTGCTTGTCCTAGTGTAAGGGTTGTAAGAGCCGCATTAAACGGGTTATTTTGAAGTCCAATGGGTAATTCATAATAGCCTAAGTCAGGGTCTACGTCTCCTATGACCTTAACTGTTACAATGTCATCAGAGTCAAATTGTCTTTCAAATATGAACGAGTTCTGCTGTCGTTCGTAATTGCTTGATATTTGTTTTCCGTTAACATAAAATCTTATTTCGTGGTCGGGATCGTTTGACAAATTGTCCCAATCAACAGTTTGGAAAGTAACTGTGTTTGTCTGTTGTTCTATGTTTGCAAAGTCTACGATTGGTTGTAGATATTTTGAATCTGTTTGGCGCCAGCCGTTGCCTAAATTGCCGTCCAAAAGATAGAATGTGGTGTTTATTGGAATTTCAAATGTTTCTATGTTTTCGCCGTATGTAACTGTGCCTCTATCTAAATGCCATTCGAACTGTATATCACCTACATTGTCAATGTTTAGATAGCTGATTGAAAATCCTAACTCACTATCCACAGGCCCGTTTCCTTGAGCATAAGAAAAGATCGAGTTTCCTCTAAACGTAGACACAGGATAGACATTTGTGTTGCCCAGAATGTTACCTGCGTCATCGAAAAGATCAAACAGGGGTGCTTGGTTTACAGAATCTTTGCGTTGCGCACGCTGCCAATTCGCTCCATCAAAAAAGAACATAGAGTTACTGTATTGATCGCCTCGTCTAACAAGAACACAGTCGTCCTGTTGAGAGGTTGCGTCGACGTCTTCGGCCAAATGAATCTGCCTATTGCCATTAAAAGTAATAAACTCTACTCGATAAATTTTGTTGTTGGTTAGCGGATCGGTATCATTTACAACAAGAAGTCTTGCTCCGTTAAACAATCTTTCACCGTCTACGCTGTACCCTGCGGATCCTTCTATGGTAGAAAGCACATCTGTTGTAAAGTCGTCAACAAAGTCCACCGTTTGTTTAGCGGTTATGCCGTGCTGGAAAAGTTTAAGGTTTGGTTTAAATTCAATAATTGGACGTTTTGCACGCAGTTCTTCCGGTGCGGCAAAATCTTGACCTCGTGTTCTATATGCTTGCTCCAGCACAGATCTATGGAACCATCTGTTGTAGCGGCTCCAGGGGTTTCGATCTCTACTGTCTCTGCGAATTAAAACATAATCTTTTTGGCCAGGGAAATTATTGGCGTCGTCAAAAGGCTGTGTGTCGAATCCTGCATTATCAAAAAATACTTCTGGGCTTGTGCCTGAAATTTCGGGCGGAATCAAATCTTCAAAGTTAGTAAGCGTGATTCCATCGCCTACGCCCTCAATTAACCACGACCCTTTGCTGTATTTTTCTGGAACTGTTTGGCCAGTGAATTCAATTACAAGGCCGTTTGTAAACTCTATACCGTTAGAGCTGGTATAATTTACTTTTCCGATTATGTCCTTTTCAACATCTAAGAAAGTATTAGTGTCAGCATCGGCTATAATAAACTGTCCAAGTCTGTTTGGATCGTTAGCACTTTGATAATACAGCAGGTCTGGGGCGTCTAGCGGTACCTCGAACGTTATTGTTCCTTGTTCTGCTCCGTTATTTTCAATGCCTTCATTGTACTCAAAACTGTTTCCTGTTGCATTGCTGTCAATCAACTCCCAATCCTGCGAGTCTACATCTATTGTGCTGTTGTCACTAGGAGTGTTTTCTGCTAGAGATTTAAACAATTGTCCATTTACTACAGCTAAATCGCCAGGAAAATAAGTTTTTGTGGGATCAAATTGTAGCGACCCCACATCATAATTGGTCTTTATTACAAAACCCTCGTTGGGAGAATTAACTTGGAATTTATAAGTTTGTCCACGATACAGTGTAATTGTAGGATTATTTGTAAGACCATCTGGTGTAAAGATCCAAGAAGATCCCACACCCTGAATTACTCTATATGTGCTTTGTATAGATTGTGTTTGGCCCGCAACGTCGAGCGACGGTGGCCCTAGAGGAGCCCAAAAATATTCTCTATAGTTTGTAAATTTGTCCCAATCTATAGGAGGATTCCAAGAATAATGATCCTGATCCGAAATTAGGTCATCACGTTCGTTGTTGTTGTTAAAAAATTTAAGCTGGTTTTTTAAATCTAGATAATCATAAAAATCAGTGATTTCGTTTTTATCGTTTTTTACATTTACACCGGGTTCAAGCTGGTATCTACTGCGTAGAGTCTCATCAGAATCTAAATAGACACTGTCCCCTCTAAATGTTTTTCCGTAGCGTTGGCCAAAATACCCTACAATACGTTCTAAACTGCCTGGTTGCGTAATAGGATCTACGACACCAGAAAAGAATTTGTTGTTACTGGCTGTTTGAAAAACTTGTGGTAACAGCTCTTGTGTCTTTCTAATAGGGATTCCGCTGTTTGGGTACTTTTTACCAGCCATTAGTAAGTGCTTCCTCCGGTAGTGCTAGATCCAGTCATTGTACTATTCAAATCAGTAATAGAAGAAGTTACAGTAGTTGATATTTGACTAGAACTCTGTGCTGTTGTATCGCCTTCGTTGCCCAGCACAGTGTTGTTAATGCTGGTAACTATTTCTACTGTGTCGACTGTTGCGCCACTTATAAAGATTTCGTTTGGTGCGCTTTGTATTTCAAACAAGCTTCCAAATGCTTCACCTGCTTGCTTGCTTACAATTGTAAAGTTACTTATAAAAGGCGCTAGCTGATTAAAAATATATGTATTCATTTCACTTACATAAAATCTATCGCCAAAGTCCCAATTGTTAATATCAAAAAACGCGTTTACAGCATTAATAATTCTAACTTTTAGATCATTGTCGCTTATTCTCTGCTCTGGATTCTTTACAACAAGGAATCGAGCTTGAAGTTCTGGCTCAGCGTCTTTGCCAAAAAGCACTTTATATGCAACAGGATGATAAACAATTTCGTCAGAAATGCTCTTGATATTGTTAAGCTGTTGTCCAAACTGTATTCTTAATTCGTCTGTGGTAGGCAATTCGGGCTTTGTTGCAGTACCGTTGATATAGTTTCTAAATTGAGTGTCGTAAGAACGTGTTAAAATAAACAGGTCTATGATATTGCTGACGCTGGGGTCAATTCTTCTTTCTTCGCTTGCATTGTGAATGTATTCAAATCTTATGCCATCTCGGCCGTAGACTGCTTTAAATTCAGGCCTAAGAATCAGCGTGTTTGTATTTCTATCAACCTGTTTGACTCTATTTTGATTTACGTCATAAAAATAAATCAGCTGTCCGTTTTCTTCAGAGTTGATATCGACATCCTCTTCTGACTCTAAAATTTTAAATAGTGTAGGATCTTGATATTCAAAGCTAGTAGATCCGTACTCGTCAATTTCTCTTTTAAATATTAAGAAATTCAATTCCGAGTCTGCGCCTGCAATTTGCTCAAACGAATCTGGGTTGTCGATAACACCGTCTTGATCTTTGTCGCTAAATGCAAGCTTGATTTCTTTGGTGCTTTCGTAACCGTCTGCAAATTTAATTGTGTCGCTTATTTCAAAATCTATATCGTTCACAAGCGGGGTTGTAAAATCACTACCGGTATTAATACCTAGAACACTAACGGTATCTTTAACAACTTCGCCGGTGCGTGAATTATAGGATCTATCTGTGCTGTCAAAATAGAATCGATTTTGATTTAAGCTTCCGAATACATAGTCTAATTTTCTAATTCTTACTTCATACCTGTCAGCTTTCTGTACAAATGCTACAAACCAGCTAGAGTCTAAAGAATTGTTACTTGTGTCTCCGGCAGACCCCAAATTAAAATCATCTATCAAATTTAAATTTGATTCCTCTACGAGATTCCAAGTGGCCGTGTTGTTGTCGTACCGAATACCAAAATCAAAACCCTGTAGTATTTGATTTATCATTTCATTTTCAAAACCTAATGGAAGGTTCTGAACAAATTTTGGTATAATTCGCTCCGCAATTGCGCCTGTAGGGATGCTGTCGCTGAACCTAATCGGTCCTAACCCACTTTCAAGTGTTCCGCGGCCAGCTACGGTACCGTCTCCAGATACACTTACTACCTTGGTCCATAGAGAATCACTAGACCCTTCGTGATCCGCTGGTCCGGGCATTAGTGTTCCTGCAGGATAGTCTAAATGATCCGCAACTGTTTTTGTCATAAAATGAAAACCTGCAGGCGCTTTAAACTTGATCAAAGCATTCGGAGTTACGTATTTTAAAGCACTTGTAGAAAAAGTTCCTACTTGTAATAGCCTAGAATCTATCCCGCTTTCAAAATACCCAGTGCTAGACCCGTCATCGTTTGTAATCTGTTGCCAGAGCGAATTGTCGTCTGCAAATAGTATTTTTGGATAATTTGTAAAATAAAAATTATAAGTGCCGACGTCTTCGAGCTCTGGTTCGATTTCTTGTCTGATAAAATTGATAACTTCATTTCGATTTGTAAAAGTAAGTGTTTTGCTTATTTCTTTGTTTTCTTTATAGATATATCCGTCAGAAGCAAACAATCTTACATCGCTGTATTTGCCTGTTGCATCTACAATATCAAAGTTTCTGCTGATGCCGCTCGAAGTTCTATTAACACTTCTTACTTTTAATATATTTTGGCTCGATGTTAAGGGAGCAAGGTTATAATCTTCTCCAGTAATCATTCTGTTTTGAGTATAATAACTCGCCGGAGCTCGGGTTCGAATACTGTCAATACTTTCAGATGCAGAAGCATTGTTGATACTAGATTGCAAGGCAAGACCTACTGTAAGTGTGTGCCTTACTCCGTTAGAATTAAAATAATCAAAAGAAATATTAATTCCTTTCATTTCATTAGGAGCAATTGTATATTCTATACCGTTGCTCACTCTATAAAAGATTCTAAACGGACCTCTTGGGAGATTTCCATACACGCCATCTGCAAACTGTAGTCTTATTCTGTCGTTTTCTCTAGTTTCGACCGCGTAAATATTTCTAACGTTGTTTTCGATACTGTTAAATGCAATATTATTCCCGCTGAGATTATTAACCTGCGTCCATTCTTGCGTTTGCACAGCGTTGGCATCTAAGGAATATAACCAAACGTCGTTGTCGTTGATATTTTGAGCATCTACATCAACAGTTTCGTTAGTTGTGGGCGTGTCGATAGTAAAATCCGCTGTTTCTAAACTTCCTTGTTTAAAAAGAAGATAAAAACCAGTATTAGCACTGCCAGGACCTCTGCCGTCTTGTCTGTATACAAAGCCCAATTGATTGCCGGGCACAGGCGCTTCTTCATATAAAAATTCTCTGTTTTGAAAGCTAGTGCTTAAGATTTCAAAACTCATGTTCCTGCCGGCTACTGTCTTGTCAAAGCTGAATACAGGCACATCAGTTGATGCTGATCTAAATCTATACTGTTCTGTAGGTATTCCTTGTATAGTTGCATTCCCTTGACTTCGACCAAACTGAGTGTTGTCTGCCATTGCAGAATTTAGGATAGTTAAAAACTGTTCTGACCAGTTTTCGTTGGTGGGGTCGTTCCAAGATATAACCTGTTGTGCTAGGTTTCTGCCGTTGCTGTCGAACACTGCTTCTGTTGTGCTCACAGTAGTAAATTTAAGCAGTCCTTCCGACGGTGTGTTGCGAGATGCTTTGTAACTAAGCATTTTGGCAATGCGTAGCACACTCTCTTTGCGTTCTGCCAGTTCGATAAAATTTTCTCGGCTGGCTAGATCTATTCTAAAAGACAGGCTTTGGCCTAGAAACGCAATTGCATCGATCAGTGCAAGATATTCTGAGCTCTCTATATAATCGTTAAAATCTTCGGGATAATTTTCTCTGAGATAGGTTATAATAACTCGACGTAGATTTTCAAAATCATAGGATTTGAAATCTGCATTTTTAAAAGTTTGATAGATTCTAGTCCAATCTTCATTGAGAATAAGATTGTTTTGTCTTTCAGTAGTGCTCATAATACCGTCCTATATGGTATTTACCTTACGTAGTTAAATGCTTAGTTTATGATAGAGTTATTTCTATCAAAGTTAAAGGTCATGCGCTCGTTTACATTAAAGGGTATGTAAAGTAATTCCGCTTCTATTCTAATGCCCTGCTGAGTGCTGTCGATCGTCAATTGTCGCACTGACACTCTTGGATCATAATTGATTATAGCTTCGACATCTTTTGAGATAGCTTCTTTGGTTTCTTCGGTAAATTGATCGAATAACAAGTCCCAAATAATTGTTCCGAACTCTGGATTTTCTAATTTTTCGCCTTTGCGAATATAAAAATGATTGATTATGTCCTGCTTAACTAGATCTATATCGTAGAGTTTAAAACCGCGGTCTTTGCTCTTGCTGCTAAATCCTTTGTAGGTCTGAGTAAAGGGACTCTCGTCGCCTACACTTACTGAATTTTGTCCTACTTTTTTGGTATTAAAAAGTGTTGCCATTATTTTTCTCTATCTGTGCTAGCGGGCTTTAGAAATTCTGGAGCTAGATTTTCATGCAGTGCCCACGGCTCGTGCATCGGAATGCGTTTCATAATACTATTTAATGTAAAAGTTTCTTGGTATTTTGAGGCGGCATATGTTAGAGATCCGTTTGTTACCGAATTTTCGTGTGTTATTAGATCTGTAACCACACCAGCGACGCCAGCTTGAGCCGCAGGCGGGCCGTTCATATCTATTTTAGGTGCTGTTTCTGTGTGATTACCTGCTATGCTTAAAATGTCTGTGTTTTGTGAGGCTGTAAACAAATTGTCTCCGTCGGTGTAGAGTTCAAACTTGTAGGCCGGCTGAACCGAGCCTTGTCCTGCCGCAACAGAAATATTGCCTTTGACGTTAACAGCGAGATTTCCATCTACAGGCGTGTCGTTTGCGTCTAGATATTGTCTTGTTTCAATTCTACCGTTTGCGCCTATTAGAATATTGGTATTGTAGGCGCTTTCAATCTGAACTCTGCCTGACTCGAGGTCTTCTGAATCTCTTATTCGTCCTTTGTCGTCGCTAGGTTCGGTTTTGCTGTACTCTGCGCTGGCTTTGATGTTTACGTTTCTACCAGCCTCCATGTTTATGTCTCTGTCTGCATATAGATTTAAATCGTTTTGCGAATGCACAGACACACTGTCGTTGGCAAATATATCAATTTTTCCATCGGACGACATTTCAATCCAGCTGGTGCCGCGCGAATTTCCTAAATAAATTAAATCTTCAGAATTATGGAACAGCAATTGGTGGCCTGTTCTTGTTCTTATTCTTGTGTATTCGTCGGCAGGTATAGTAGGATCGCCCTGTTCTCCATTTTGAGTGTCTGCATATGCGTTGCCTTCTCCTATCTGGCTGGCTGGCGCCCTGCGCTGAAATCTGTCATCGCCGTCGTCAATTACAAATTGTGTTCCTCCTAGCCTGCTTACAGGAACAGGGTTAGGAGTTCTATTGAGCGTATCGCCTCTTACCGCACGTTTGGCACCGTTGCGTCTATCTAGCGGCCCGGGCGTAGAAATACCATAAACACTGTTGGGCGGTACTCTGCGAGAAGTTGTTGTGGTCACTCCCCTCGAATAATCTTCTATAAGTCCCTGCTCGAGGAACCTATCTGCAATAGGATGCACAGGCTTTTGAACTTTATCTTCGTCTTTGATGCGATCCTGTTGACCATTGAGTCTTCGATTTATTTCGCCTACAGGCAAAGGCCCTGTAGTGCCGTATTTTTGTTGGTCTTCAGGTGTAAGCGCAACTTGATCAGTTGCTCCGATTGCAGGAACCATTCTGTGTGCAAACCTAGGCGGAATGCAACCCAGCCAGTAGCCCTGTGCAGGATCGTCATTAACAAAAACCACTAAAACATCAGTGCCTACATCTGGCGGCACAAACCACATGCCATATGATTTCTGTGTATCGTTAAAATCTTCTAGATTATTGCCTTGATGTTCGTAGGCTGTATTGCCAAAAAAAGGAAATGCAGGTCTAACAACATAAGGAACCTCGCCTTGTTTGTTGCCTTGATCTCTATATAGTGTGACCTGAAGAGCTCCTCCTAGAGTAGGATCTGCGTGTCCTATTATTCTAGCTGTTTGTATGCCGCTTAGTTTAGACTGTGTCGTCTGATTATACGGTCTTCTTTTTTCTATGCTCATCTATTTCTCTTTAGGTGTAGTCTGTAATTTTTTTATTGTCACATTAAAACGTGGAATAAGAAGAAGAATTATTATTATTTCTATTTTCTAAATCAGCCGGATTTTCCTGCGGTTTTCTTTGCACAGTGGTTTGTGTTGCCAATTGATTATCTTGATCTATGTCAAGCGGCTGGTTATCAAAGTCTACACTTTGTCCTGGCATTCTAAGACATGTTAGGTTTTGTTTAAAGATTCCTTCTTCGAACGTGTTTTCTACGATTACTACTTTGTAAATCCCGCTGAACGGGCTTTCCTGACCCTGCGTGGGAAATTTATATAAGCCTGTGTTTGTGTCTACGTCCGCTGGGGTTCTAAAAGTAATGTAAATGAAAACGTCTTGGCCTTCATAGTTCATCGAGCCGTCCTGTAGAATCTGTTCTGTGATTCCAGTGGCACTAAAATAGTTTGCTAGGCCGCTGGTAGAAAGATAGTAAGGATCACCCAGTATTTCCAAGTTGACTTTAATTAAATCCTGACTCGAACCTTCGATAAATGCTTGGTGAAATGCATCGGCAACTTGTTTTTCAGTGCTGGTTGTTCCGGTGCCGCCTTTGATAGACAAGTCTATTGGTTTTGGTCGTAACCTTCCTGTACCCAAGCTTGCGGCTTGCGCTCTATCGTCGCCGCCACGGGGAGTTTCGGTCTCTACAGGCGGATCTTCTGCAATTCCTTGTTGATTGGGGTTGGCTTCGGACGTAGTATCTGCTTCGGGCGAAGGATTGTTACCTACATAGAATAAATTGTTGATTTGAACGTCAAATTTTAATATATCTGTGTTTTGTCCTGTGTAGATATAATTGTAGCCTTTTACAATTTTTTCTTGTAGTTTTTCGTATCCAATGCCTGGTGTAGAAGGATTAGAAAACACACTTTGATGGACCAAAAACGGAACTACACGATATGTTATTTTTCTAGCATAGTCTGCAATTAGAGGATCATAGTCTAAAAATTCTATTTGTACATCTAGTCTAAACCATCTTATAAAACCATCTACAGTATTGTCTGGATTGATTGCATCAGCTGCATATTTGCTGCTTAGAACAACTTTTGTGATAATATCGGTCAGAGTTTGCTTTTGAGTAAACTGAAAGGTTCGGTTTTTTGGATCGATGACCATTTTATCTCGTATCAATCTACCCTCTTCGTCTGTTACTTCGTCTTCTCTTCTAAAAGCAAAATTTCCTCCGTCTGACTGATCGAAACCAAAATCGCTTTGACCTATTTCGTTCTTTCCAAAATCTGTTATCACAGGCGCATTTGTAGAAGATATCGTTCTCTGAGGCTGTCTTCTTACCGACTGTGTAGCGGAACGCTCGTTGGGAGATTCTGCTCTAATAAAATCGTTTGATTGTTCTGGAAATTGTACTTCATAGACATCAGGCACAGATATTCTACCTGCTTCGACTAAACGTTTTTCGTTTCGATTTAGAACAGAACAAAGACTGCGAGGATTTTTTGGGTCTACCAGTACTTCTTTGACCGTTCCTTCTGTGCTGGCTTCGAGGTTAATGTCTGTAAACAAGGTGTTTATAGTGTCTCCGAATCCTGCATGATTGTACGGAATTCCTTTGACATTATATCTGCTTCCAGACTCGTCAACATTGAAATCTACATTTGTTAGACGCATTACAAAATACTTAGAGCTCACACTTTCGAATGCTTCGCCTGACTCTGAAAAGCCTTGAAAATCCAACTTTAATAGATACGGAGCATTATCTAAATAGTTTGCATAGCCTGCTTTAATAGCGGCATTTTGCATGCTTTGTAGCAACAGTCCCATGCTGTAAGGTTCGAGAATTTCGAAACTAAAGCTAACAGCGTTTTGGTTTCCGCTCTGCGTGTTTGCAGAAGTAAGCACTTTCATTTGAAAGTTATCGACAAAATATTCTGGTGCAACTTCCCCAAAAATTCCAGTTCTATCTGCGTCGAATCTACCCGCGCTCGAAAAAACAACCGTAGAACTGTTGCTTTCACCTGAAATTTCGTTGTCAAACTCTGCTCCGGCGAAGTTATTATTATTTCTATAGAGTTCTGGGTTGTTGAACTGTTCTGGCGTTAAACAGGCCATTGTCCATAAAGGTGCGTATGAAGCAAAATCTTCCAACTGATTTCTCTGTAGTCGAGGCAGATTAGCTGTCAGCTTAGTAGATGTTGTATTAGGATCTGATCTTGTAGGCTCGGTTTCTTTTTGTTGGCCGTTTCCGGAGACGACATTGGCAGACGCTCCCGGCTCGCTTTCACCGGTCGAAACTGATGCATTACCTTTGTTAACTTTTAAGCCGCTAGTGGACTGGGTTACTGCTGAGCCGTCGGGCTTGCTTGCCGGGAGGTTTCTCCCTGATCTTGCTTCCGCTTTTGCCCTAGATCTTGCTTCTGATTCATCAGATGTATTTCGTTGAGCTAGCTCTGCTCGAAGTCGGTCGGCTTGCCTTTGAGCTGAGCGGCTTAGACCACGAAAGTCGTTTGCTAACCACTCTGCTCTCTCTATTTGCTCACTAGGTGCGCCGCGAGCCCGCAAAGACCTGGCTGTTTGCGCAAAGTCTTCTGCATCTCTTGCTTTGCCTCTAGCATTTCTCTCATTTGATTCGATCCGAGCAAGTAAATCTTCTGTTCCTTCTTGTTCGGCCACCTTATACTCCTAAAAATCTTTGTAGATTGGATTTTTTTGGTATTTTTATCCTAACACCTGGCTCAAAATCATAGATAGGATCTTTTATAACACTCATGTTGCGCTGAACAAACACCCACCATAGTTTGGAATTTCCGTATAGATCGTATGCAAGTAGGTCTGGTCTGTGCCTATACTGGCTTTCGATTGTGTATTCGAAGTCGTCCGATTCTGATGGTACAGGTCTTATGTTTAACAATTCGAGATATGAACGATTTTGTCTAGTGTCCGAATAAGGACTGTATTTAGAATAAGTTGCCATTAGATGTATCCTTGACCTGTTCCGCTTGCGCCGGTTGTCATAGAGCCATTAGCATACTCTTGCAAACTAAACTGACGCATTTTGCTTCTGCTGTAGATCGGCTTGCAAGTAACTGATATACTGCTCAACACAGGGACCCAGGTATTGGTCTTTTCATACTTAACATAGTTAACATCTTCGTTGAGCTGAACGTTAAAATTAGTAATAACCACAGGCACATTATTAAAGATGCTTGCACCATAACCAGACAGTTGGCAAATTATAGGCGGATTGCCGGCGTTTGTGCTGGCACCGTAAAACATTTTTGTTGCTGTTTTTAAGAAAGTAGTTGCAGCAATCCAATATTCTGCATCTGTGCTGGTTTCTGCCGAAAATTCCCCTACAATTTGTATGTCATCTACTTGGCTGCTTTTGTAACCTAGAATTGGATAATTTGTGTGCACGGGATCAATTTGATTGTAGTTTGCTGTAGTAGACACAGTTACCTGTGGAATATATGGCCAAACTAAGCCTCCCGTGTCTTCTAAACGCTTAAATAACTTGCTGTTAAACTGGTTCCATTGGCAATTGATTTTTACCCTCCAATCATTTTTAGGTGTTGCTTTTATTTCTATGGGCTGGCCTGTAGACTGGAAAAGTTCGCCGCCCGCTGGCAGATTTGCGCCTCTTTTAAGGCTGAGTATGTTGTTGAGAGCACCTGCCGCGCCGGAAATATTGCCTAGTGCGTCTTGCACGCCCGATGCCAAACTGCCTCCGGTGATCTGTTCGAGATTGCCTGCTAGGTCCGACGTTATGTTGGATATCGCAGGTACTGCCTCAGATAAAGTGTCTAAACCGGCTGAATCTACTCTGTTCTGCACTGATTCTATGCCAGGCCCGATGCCCCTAACGTTCGGCGGGGCACCGCCGCCGAGGCTAGTGTTTGCATCAAACTCACTGATAGCATTGTCTAAATATGATCCCTCAAGAGGCGAAGGTCCTAAACCGCTGCCTAGTCCGCCTGCTAACTGGTTAGTAAGGCCGTCGACACCTTGCTTGGCAGCTTGCGAGATTTCCGACAACCCTTGGGAAAAACCATCTGTCGCAGAAGATGCGGCTGCGGATATTTCCGAGGAAACATTCGATACCAGTTTAGCTAGAGGGGAAGTCGATCGTGCCATTTTTTTAAAAAATCTCCATATAACTCTATTTATTTTTAAAATTATGTGCTACTATTATTATATAAGGAGAATATTAACAACATGACCAGAAGAGTAAAGTATCTAAACAATCGTGATCTACTAAAAGAAATACACAAAAGCAAAACTACTTATTGTAGTTACATCCAGCCTGAATATCATCAATTTGATATTATTGTTCCCAGTATCGACAAGATCAACATAAGAACAACAGCAGAAGCCAAAAGAAATCAAGCCGCAAGAATTGCAAAAGCAAATTGGGAAGCTGCTTGCGAACAGGTTACCTCAGGCAAAAAACCTAGTCAAAAAGAATTCGAAATCGATTATAAAAAAATCAAAAAACAAGACGTAGTATTTCGTGTAATGACCTTTGAGCACATTCCGCTTGCGCCTGGACGCAAGAAAACAGTCAAGACCGTTGCAGACGCACACGAAAAAGTTAACTTTCCTCCCTTTCAGCACTGGAAGTTTGACGAAAACGATAACCTAATATGCGTGGGCAAAAGCCACTGGAAAGGCGACGTTCACAATGGTGAATTTTCTAAAACACACGGACACACCACAGAAGAACTTGCAAAAATGTGGATGAAACTGTGTGAACGTTATGCTACCAGAGGCAATGTGCGTGGCTATACCTATAACGATGAGATGCGCGGTCAAGCAATACTTCAGCTTACACAAATCGGTCTACAGTTTGACGAAAGCAAATCTGACAATCCGTTTGCATACTATACCGCAGCAGTTACCAACAGTTTTGTGAGAATCATTAATATTGAAAAACGAAATCAATCAATCAGAGACGACATATTGGAAATGAACGGCATGAATCCAAGCTGGACTAGACAAAACGAAGGAAGAGACAACGGCCTAGAACAGCCCCGCGCTATCTATCAGGGCAAAGAGGACAGTTGACATATGATCGTTGATATTGTATTATACATGTGGAGGATTTATGTCACTGTTTAAAAAAGCCGCATGTTTTACCGACATACACTTTGGTATGAAAAACGGCAGTCGCATTCATAATTCAGATTGTGAAGAATTTGTCAAATGGTTTTGCGAACAGGCAAAACAGGAAGGTTGCGAGACCTGTATCTTTCTAGGCGATTGGCATCACAACAGAAGTAGTGTGGATGTCAGTACTATGAACTATTCTGTGTCGAATCTCGAAAGATTGAGTAAATCATTTACAGATGTGTATGTAATACTAGGCAACCACGACGAATATTACAAAGACAAGAGAGAAATACATTCGGTTGAATTTGCAAGACTGTTTCCCAACGTCCACCTAGTAAACGAAATTTTCACTGACGGCGATGTAAGCATTGTACCGTGGCTGGTAGGCGATGAGTGGCAAGAAATCTCTAAAATCCAATCTCGTTATATTTTTGGTCATTTTGAACTGCCCAGCTTTTACATGAACGCAATGGTACAGATGCCTGATCACGGCAGCTTGCGAGCAAGCCACTTTCAGAATCAAGAATATGTGTTTACAGGTCACTTTCACAAGCGTCAGCAGAGAAACAATATTGTGTACATGGGCAATGCATTTCCTCACAACTATGCAGACGCCGGCGACGACGAACGCGGTATGATGATTTTAGAGTGGGGCAAGGAGCCTGTGTATCGTGCATGGCCCGATCAGCCCAAATATCGTGTGTACAAACTGAGCCAAATACTGGAAAAGCCAGATGAACTGCTGTTCCCAAAAATGCACTGCCGTGCAACTATTGATGTAGAATTGAGCTTTGAAGAAGCCAACTTTATCAAAGAACAGTTTATTCCGCAATATGATCTACGAGAGTTACAGATGATTCCAGAGAAAGTTGAGGTGGATTCGCAGACCGCAGTAGTTGACATGAATTTTGAAAGCGTTGACACTATTGTTATGAATTCTCTCACAAGTCTTGACACAGAAAGTTATGATCATAAACTGTTATTGGATCTATACAAAGACCTATGATTAAAATAAAAAATCTAACCGTACAGAATTTCATGAGCGTTGGAAATCAGACGCAGGCCATTGACTTTGATCGAGGACACCTTACATTGGTGTTAGGCGAAAATCTCGATCTCGGCGGAGACGATGGTGGCAATCGCAACGGCACTGGCAAAACAACTATAGTTAACAGTTTGAGCTATGCGCTGTATGGTCAGGCTCTTACAAATATTAAAAAAGATAATCTAGTAAACAAAATCAACAACAAGCACATGCTTGTGACCTGTACTTTTGAAAAAGACGGTGTTGAATATCACATTGAACGCGGCCGTAGGCCTAATGTATTAAAACTAAAAATTAACGGGCACGATCAAGTGCCAGAAGACAGCGACGAAAGCCAAGGCGACAGTCGAGAAACACAAAAAGCCATTGAAGATATCATAGGCATGAGTCACATGATGTTCAAACATCTTGTAGCTCTCAACACCTATACTGAACCGTTTCTTTCGATGCGAGCTAACGATCAGCGCGATATCATCGAGCAGTTGCTTGGCATAACCATGCTGTCTGAAAAAGCAGAAAAGCTGAAAGAAAACAATAAGTTTATCAAAGACGAAATCAAGACCGAAACTGCTAAAATAGACGCAATCAAAAGCAGCAACGATAAGATTCTAGAATCGATTCACGGCCTCGAAAGAAAACAAAAAATTTGGAACGACAACAAAACACGCGACCTTAACGATATCGAAGTGGCTATAGAAAAACTGGCTCATATAGACATCGAACAAGAAATTGAAAATCAACGTTTGTTAACAGAATGGCGAGAGCGCAAGCGAGAACGAGAAAACATCGAAAGCATGCTGGCTAGACAAAATACTTCGGTTGAAAGGAGTCAGCGTCAACTGGAAAAATTAGAATCAGAACTTGTTCAATTAAAGCAGAAAACCTGCCATGCTTGCGGACAAGAGCTGCATGACGACACGCACCGAGAGCTTTTAGATCGAAAACAAGCGCAGATCGATGAGCTTGTACAGCAATTAAACACAGAAACAACGGAAGTTAAGGATTTAGAAACTGCGCTTGTTGAAATTGGAGATCTAGGAGCATGTCCTAGCGTTGATTATGATTCTTTAGAGGAAGCATTAAATCACAGAAGCACGCTCGAAAGCTTGCAAAAAGAGTTTATGCAGAAAGACAAAGAAACTAATCCGTACGACGATCAAATTAAAGAGCTACAGGACACTGCTTTACAGGAAATCAGTTGGGAAGCGGTAAACGAACTCACAAGAATCAAAGATCATCAAGAATTCCTATTAAAACTGTTGACTAACAAAGACAGTTTCTTGCGTAAAAAGATTATTGATCAAAATCTTGCGTTCTTAAATCAACGATTGACTTACTATCTCAGCAGAGTGGGTTTACCGCACGTAGTAGAATTCCAAAATGATCTCAGCGTAATCATAACACAGCTAGGTCAGGATTTGGATTTCGACAACCTCAGCAGAGGAGAGCGCAATCGTTTGATTCTCAGTCTCAGCTGGGCATTCCGAGATGTATGGGAAAACCTCTATCACGGTATAAATCTGCTGTTTATTGACGAGTTAGTCGACAGCGGCATGGATGCGAGCGGTGTTGAGAATTCAATAGGTGTTCTCAAGAAGATGTCTAGAGAAAGAGAGAAAAATGTATTCTTAATCAGTCATCGTGACGATCTTGTCAGCAGAGTGAACCAGGTGTTGAAAGTCATAAAAGAAAACGGATTTACATCGTATTCAACGGATGTAGATATTGTATAAATGAGCACAGAAAGCCACGACAAAATGATCGAAGCATTCCAGCAATACTTCAAGTGGCAAACTAATTTTGAATATAAAGGCTCTGACGAAGCAGGTATCAAGGCACGTTATTGGCTATCACAGATACGCAACTGTGCGTCCGAACGCAGAAAAGAAATACAGGCAAAGCGAGAACAACGAAAGGCAGCCAGAAAAGGCATGATAGGAAGGCCGAAACAAGTAAGTAAGTCTGATGACAAAGTGGACATATCGGGGAAAGGAAATCAATGAGCTTCCAAACGAGTGCGAAGGCTTTGTCTATCTTATCACTAATCTTACCAACAATAAAAAATACATAGGCAAAAAACTAGCACGTTTTAAAACTTCAAAACCACCTCTCAAAGGCAAAAAAAATCGCAGGCGCGGATATAAAGAAAGTGACTGGAGAGACTATTGGGGATCTTCAGATCATCTTTTAGCAGATGTAGAAACACTAGGCCCCGAAAAATTTACTAGAGAAATTTTACATTTTTGTCCCAGCAGAGGCGTCTTATCATATCTAGAGGCTAAAGAACAGTTTGACAGGCGAGTATTAGAAACCGACGAGTATTACAACGGTATAATCAATGTTCGCGTAGGCAGTTCAAGGCAACTTTCAGAAACACTACAACAAATATATGGAAATCGTCCACCGCAGTTGGACGATTAACACCGTCAATTAAGCCCCCACCGGCGCTGTTATGGTGGACTTAGACCTGGCCAGCTACGTGAGCACAGGGAATTGAATTTCCGTTTGGCGGCGGAGACTCGCATCACTACCCGAAAGGATGATGATTGGATATGCCTAATTAACCAATTTGATGCGTTTATAGAAGAATTCATTCGAGGCTAAGGACGAGATAATCAAATCTCAGGTTTTGTATGCAAGACAGCATTTGTGTACAAGGCTGCCGTTGGACATAAGAAACTCTATCGGAACGAGCAGGTACCGGCCAACCGCCTGTGAGGTGTGCTATAAAGAAAGTGCATTACAGTTGTATGCATTGTTTATAAAACATCATAGTTCCAATGCTGTGGTGACTGTGCTACTCAGATAATGCGCAGAACAGTGAGCCCCGCAACGGGCTCTATGTGACCGCTTAATCTAGATAATACTTAAACTGCTTCGCAGTTAGAATATTGTTTCATTAAAAAAGCATTGAGCGCAAGCGAAAATGCAAACGATCTTTAGATCGTTTATTAAAAGAAAGGCATCTGTGTTTTCTTTGTTGTTTCCAAATTGTCTTTGATTATCTCTGAAACAATTTGTCTTTCTTCGTAGCTCATATTCATGCCCTCGCTATAGGATAGTCCTCTCATATACCAACACATTTTAAGAACTTCCTTTTTGATGTTCCGAACATCTTTATCCATATTTTTAGCGATCTCTTGGATCTCTGATTCCGGAAGTCTCAGGATCCTGGCGCGAAAAAAGTCGTTTGATCCATTGTTACAGGCATGTCATAGTTGTGCTCACAGGAATTACAGGTTACAGGAATAACTTTAGCGCCACCGTTGCCTTTCATGTTTGTGATGTGATCTGAAATAGTTTGAAACACTTCTTTGTCTGCGTTGTTTACGAACTCTTGTATCATGTCTGGATCACTGACAGAACCTTGAGGCGTTTGTATTTCTCGAATACAACCTGCTATAACATCTACGGTCATTGCGGTAAGTTTTACAAAGCTCTCGCCGAACATTTCTATTTTTTGCTCGTCTGAAATGGTATCGTCGTTGATCACACTGAAAATTCTCTGCTGCTCGAACGTTTTGAGATTGGTTTTTGTTATTTCGCTGTAGGAGTATGGCTTTATGTGGATAGTAAGTTCGTCCAGTTGTATTACTGATTGATACTGGAACTGAGCAGTTTCCGCCAGCCAATTTGTGAGATTGATAGCAAATTCGTTGTCTGCTTCGCATGAAGGACAAGTACTGCTTACTTCCATGTCTTCGCCGTAGGTTGCGATTCTTATGGCTATAAGAGCGGCATCTACGTCGATTGACGGCATCTGCCACGGGTCTTTTATAGCTGGGATGCAGCTTTTGATTACTTCTACAGTGCTTTGTCCGCTGAGTAGTGCGTCGGGTGTCTTAAACATCAATTCGTCTTTTGCAGTCATTGCAAAAACTGCATATTTCCCGTCCTGAGACAGATCCAATGTGCCTTCTGGATAGAATTCTCCTCGGCTGGGTAGATCAATATAGATCTTAGGCTGTCTATAATACTGTGCTAGCGGGTTGGGGTTTGTCAGTCCTTCAAATTCGGCCATTGTTATCTCCAATAAATAAGTAAGCTATAACAAATATTTATATGCGCAGATTATGGGTTTTTAATTAATGGCAGTGCAAATAGACATCCCCGGCGTTGGATTAGTAACAGCAGAAAATGCTGCGTCGGAAGCAACCCTAGAAGAACTTCTCGAAGTATTCAAAAGGTACACAGGCGACGAAGGCGGCCGCAAGCCTAAATTCGATGATTTCAAAAAAGGTCTAGGCGGTGCCAAAACCAGTTCGGACAAATTTGCAATATCTGCAAGAATGGCAGGTAGAGGTCTGCTGGATCTAGCAAATTCGTCAACTAGACTGATTAATGAGTTTGCTAATGTAGGCAACAGCATCAGCAGTGCCACACAGACACTGAGCTATATTCCAGTTGTTGGAAACACGCTGGCAAATGTTTTTACCGCAGTGGCGCGCAACGCTGAACAGCTGGGTAATTCTTTTATCAATGCCACTGCTACTGGCGCTACATTCGGCGGTAGCGTGTTAGACATGGCAAGGTCTGCAAGCGAAGCAGGCATGACCTTAGACGATTTTGCTGGTCTCATGCAGAGAAACGGTGAAGCACTGTTGGGTTTTGGAGAAACCACAGCAGACGGTGCTAGAAGATTTTCACGACTCAGCAGAACTCTGTTAAACACCAACGACGGTCTCTATAACCTAGGATTGGGCACACAACAGATCAACGAAGGTCTATTAAACTACAGTAGACTGTTGCGTATCCAAGGTATTCAACAGGGCCTGTCTGATAGACAACTGTTGTCTGGAACGCAAGATTATCTAAAAACACTAGATGAACTTGCCAAGGTCACGGGCGAAAGAAGAGATTCTCTAGCGGAAGAGCAGGCACAGATTGCTAGTTCTGCACAATTTCAGGCGGCATTGCAAGGAACTAGCGCAGATGTAAGGCAAAGTTTTAACGATTTAATTACGCAAATGCCAAACAACGAAATGAAAGAGTTGGCAAAAGATGTTTTAGCTACGGGCACAGTTAGCCAAGAACAAAACCAATTATTAGCTAGCCAATTTCCTAATGTTGTCTCTGCATTACAAGAATCTAGAAAAAATATACAGTCCAACACTGTTCTAACAACTCGAGATAGACAGAGAATTGACAACATTTTGATACGCGAAGGTCAAAGAGTTGCACAGTCGATTTCGGGTATTGCAGGAGCAAACCAAGCCCTTTTTCCTGTAATGCAAACAGCAACAGCCGCACAACGTAGACAGATAGGTGCTATAATTGCAGCCGAACAAGCACAGCAGTCGGCGGCCGAGGGTGGAGATAATTTTAATCAAGTCCTTCAACAGTCACAACAAGAAGTTGCTAGAATGGGCAACTTCTTTACAGTTGCACTTGCTCAAAGTGGATTACTACCGTTAGCGATAGATTCTGTTGTAATACTTGGTAACATAGTCAGCGGACTCGTGCTTCCGGCATTTAGATTAGTAGGTACGGTAATAACAGATTTTGTTGTTCCTTCACTACGATTCATAGGCGGAGTAATAGACGACTACTTATTTCCAATTCTCACAGGTGTTGCAGGAGCATTTATTGCACTTAAAGGCGCTGCCGCTGCCCAAGCTATTGCCACTGGTATTCAAACAGGTGTTACTGCTACCGCAACTGCGGCAACGGGTGCATTTGCTGCATTAATGGCAGCACTGTCGGCCCCTGTGCTAGCAGTAATTGCAGGTGCCGTTGCAGTAGGTGCAATTTTCAAAATTTTATACGACAAGGGATGGTCTTTAGGCGATATGTGGGAAGGCCTAAAAGACACAGCAACACTGCTAGGACTAGCCCTAAAAAATGCCGCAGGACTAGTAGCTGGCCAGTTGCAAAAATATCTAGTTCTGCCATTCCAAGCTATTACCAGTAAAATAACTTCATTCTTTGAAATAATGTTTATAAATCTTGCAGGCGCGATCGATAGATTAAAAACAGCATTAAATCCGTTCGCAGACGAAGAAGCATTTGCATCGCGTCAACAGTTGAGAGAACAGCAGTTAGAAGAGCTTAAAAATGCAGAAGCTGCCGCAAAGATAGCTAGACAACAAGAAGTACAGCGCATAGATGAAAATAAGCAGCTGAGAGAACAAGAATATCAAAATGCTCTTGAAGATGTGCAAGAAAGAAGAAAAGCAAGAGCTGAGGAAAGGCACGACAGGGCTAGAGCACGTTCAGAAGAGCCTGGCCTTTTATCTGGTCTTTTAGGTAACCTCACAGGCGGAGGATCGTTTACTAGAGATCTAGAAAATCTAAGAACAAGAGAACTAGATGCTAGAGAAGAAATAGTAGACGACAACGAAGATTTTTCATACAGTAATCCCATACAAAGCCTAGTAAGAACCGCAGAACAAGCCGGCACCGCAGACGAATTTAGAGCACGCACAGGCGGACAGCCTGTTGATAGAACAGCACCCATGCCGTCTCCGGAACTTGCACAGACCGGCGGCCCCGAAACCGACACCCCCGGAGCTCCTGAAGAAGCGCGTGGAGGTGGAGGTGCTGGCAGGAGAGCAAGAAGAGAAGCGCAAGGTACAGGAACAAGGCCACAGGGCCAAGAAACACAAACAGACCCTATACAACAATTAAATACTAATATAACTGAATTAGTGAGATTAATGCGTGTCAACAACGATCTAACCAGAAGAGAAATATCAGTAACTGAAGGCCTTTCTGGAGATCTCTACAAGGCCATAGGATAAGTCAATGAGTTGGAAAAAATATTTTAGTCCTGTATCAGCGGACAATTCGGGTTCTTACAGCCCTGTAGGAAACGGAGGCGGTGCTGGTCCTGCAAGATCAAACTATTCGTCATATCTTCCTGATGTATACGCAGGCTCTCCCAACAGAACAGAGCGTTATACACAGTATGAAACAATGGACATGGATTCTGAAGTCAATGCCGCGTTGGACATACTGGCAGAATTCTGCACAGACAAAGACAACGAAAACGGAACGCCATTCAAATTTAAATTCAAAGGCAGTCCAACTCCGACAGAAACACGCATGTTGAATGACGCACTGGTTAAATGGAGCAAGTATCAGGAATTTGAAACTCGCATTTTTAGAATGGTGAGAAACACTTTTAAATATGGCGATTGCTTTTTTATTAGAGATCCAGAAACACTCAAACTGCTATATGTTGAACCTGCCAAAGTTTCAAAAATCATCGTAAACGAAAGCACTGGTAAAATACCAGAGCAATATGTTATTCAAGACCTTAACTTCAATTTTAAAGAAAATGTTGCAGTTACTCCTTTTGGAACACAAAACAATGCACCGCACGGCACCAGTTCTTATGTAAGTGGCGGTGCATTTGGCCGAGGTTATGTTGGTGATGTAAATCAACCGCCTGGCACGCGCTTTCAGACCAATCAAAACGAAGTCACTGTCGATGCCAAACACATGGTACATTTGAGTCTTTCAGAAGGCATCGATTCTAACTATCCGTTTGGCAACAGTCTGCTAGAAAGCGTTTTTAAGGTATACAAACAAAAAGAACTTTTAGAAGACGCTATTATTATCTACAGAATTCAGCGTGCACCAGAGCGACGCATTTTTTATGTTGATGTTGGAAACATGCCTGCACACATGGCCATGCAGTTTGTTGAACGTGTTAAAAATGAAATTCAGCAGAGACGTATTCCCAGTGCCAGCGGCGGCGGACAAAGTGTTATTGATGCAAGTTACAACCCGCTTTCCACAAACGAAGACTACTTCTTTCCTCAAACAGCAGAGGGCCGTGGATCAAAAGTTGAAACACTGCCTGGCGGCACAAACCTTGGTGAAATAACAGATCTAAGATATTTTACAAACAAACTGTTCCGTGCCCTGCGTATACCCTCTAGTTATTTGCCAACAACGATCGACGAACAACCCAATACAGTTGCAGATGGCAAAGTAGGCACGGCATATATTCAAGAACTGCGCTTTAACAAATACTGTGAACGTCTACAGAGCACTATTGTAGAGGTATTTGATCAAGAATTCAAGTATTGGTTACATCACAATGGATATAACATAGACAGCAGTCTATTTGAAATTGACTTTAATCCGCCGCAAAACTTTGCCGCATATAGACAAGCAGAATTAGACGCAACACGTGCAAATCTATATGGCCAGATAGCAGACATTCCGTTTTTAAGCAAGCGTTTTGCTATGAAACGCTACCTTGGTCTAACAGAAGAAGAGATTGCAGAGAATGAGAGACTGTGGCGCGAAGAAAACACAGGCAGTCTCAAAAACGAACTAGATTCTGAAGCGCAAATGCGCAGTGCTGGAGTAACTCCTGCTGGAATCGAAGCAGATCTTGCTGGAGAAACAGAAGAAGCACCTGCCGATATCGAAGGTGGCGACGAGGGCGGTGAAGCAGAAAGTCCGCTAGGTGGCGAAGAAGGCGGAGCAGCAGAAGGATAAATAGTAGTATGCTTTTGAGAGAGTTTTTGGCCTTCGACCAAGATAAAAATGATTTTGCAAATGATCGCAGATATGACAATCGCCGCGACAACAGTGTACTGTCTCGAGGCGACACCCGCAAGGTAAAACTTACTCTAGGACAAATAAATCAGCTGAGACTACAAGCTGAAGCCCACAAAGCAGAGCACGAAGCCGAATCGGGCTTCATACAACAGATGTATGGAAACCCAAGTGGCGAAGAAGAGGCTTAGAAAACTAAGGGAACAACAGGCAACTAAAAAACCAAACATTGCACACGTTGAAAAACCCAAAGTTGTAAAAAAAATCCAAAACATACAAAGTCAAGACATTGCGTTTGTAGTAGGCAATGGCACTAGTAGACTGTCTGTAGATCCACAAGAACTTCAAAAAATAGGAACCGTTTATGGCTGCAATGCTCAATATAGAGAATATGAGCCAGATTATCTCGTGTCGGTAGACGTTAAAATGGTCAACGAAATTGTTGCTAGCGGGTATCACAGAAATCATCAGGTTTGGACAAATCCAAACAAAGGCATAAACGCTAAATCTGGTATCAACTACTTTTCGCCGCACAAAGGCTGGAGTTCTGGACCAACGGCACTGTGGTTCGCAGCTACAAATGGCCATAAAAAGATCTTTATTTTGGGTTTTGATTATCAAGGCAACCGAGGCAAACTCAACAATGTGTATGCTGACACATTCAATTATAAGAAATCTACAGACGCCGCAACCTATTTTGGAAATTGGTTAAATCAAACTGAAAAAGTGGTAAAAGAGTTTGTGAACACCAAATTTTATAGACTAATACCAGAAGGTGGCTTTGTGCCAGACAAGCTCAGCACCCATAGAAATTTAGAGCATATTTCCTACGATCAAATGCATGAATTGTTCGATTTGACTATATATTCCAAAAAATGAATCAAAAAAGTACCATTTAAAGCCAAAAATGTTAAAATATTGTAAATAGTACTACAGCCTTACAACTAGAGGAGATTAAATTATGTCAGACAAGACACTTGAACAGATGCTAGAGCATCTTGTAAACGACGAACAAGACAAAGCGGAAGAGCTTTTCCACGAGTATGTGGTAGCTAAGTCGCGCGAAATTTATGAAAGCCTAATCGAAGCAGAAGAGGGCGAATTCGAAGAAGAAGTCGAAGAAGCTGCTAATGATGCAGATGAAGACGAAGACGACAAAGACGAGGAAGTCAAAGAAGAAGACATGATGGATCTTCCAGACGAAGAAACAGGCGACCTCGAAGACGAAATCACAATCGATGATGAAGAAGGCGAAATGGACGATGAAGAGGGCGAAGAAGATCCTGAAGAACTCTTCCAAGACCTTGAGTCTATTGTAGACGAACTACAAGCCAAGTTCGACGAACTCAAAGGCGAAGAATCCGAAGAAGAGCCCGAAATGGACGCAGACATGGAAATGGATGCTGAAGAAGAAGGTGAAGAAGAAATGGAAGGCTTTGCAAGTGAAGAAGATCAAGCTTTCGAAGCAGAACTTGCACAGGTACGTGAATACGTAGAAAAGATGGACGGCAAAGGTGCTTCCAGTTCTGAAACAGAAGCAGACAATACAGATTCTGTAGTCGACAACATGAAGAACGACATGGGCGGAACAACCGAAAACATCCTCAGCGGCGGCGAGGGTGAAACAGGCGGTTCTTCAGAAACACCAAAAGACATGAACACAGGTAATGTCAACAAAGTTGGTGGAACAAAGTCGTCTAGCATGTATGGCAAAGCGCCAGCAGGTGCAGACAGCAAAGAATCCGGTGCAGACAACACCGACAGCGTTCTCCGTAGCAAGCGATAAGGAAATTTAGGTGAAACAAACTCTTGCAGAACATTTGAGTTTCGACCAGGCTAAGATTGTCTTGGAGCGACAAGAAGAGGAAAACGGCAAATCTCTGTATATGAGCGGTATTTGCATACAAGGTGATATCCGCAATCAGAACCAGAGAGTTTATTCTTCTCGTGAAATTGGCAAGGCTGTTGAGTCGCTCAACGAACAGATCTCTGGAGGATATTCAGTCTGTGGAGAAGTTGATCACCCTGAGGATTTAAAAATCAATTTGGATAGAGTCAGTCACATGATTACTAACATGTGGATGGATGGTCCAAATGGCTACGGAAAACTCAAGATCCTCCCGACTCCCATGGGGCAACTAGTGCAAACCATGCTGGAGTCGGGTGTGAAATTGGGTGTTAGTTCGAGAGGAACAGGAGAAGTAGACGGCGACGGCAATGTAAGCGGTTTCGACATTGTAACTGTTGATGTTGTAGCACAACCGTCTGCTCCGGGTGCATACCCGACAGCAGTTTATGAACACCTTATGAACGAAAAAGGTGGATACAAGGCAGTGCAAATTGCACATGAAATCAAAGGCGATCCAAAGGCACAAAAATATATAGCAGAGAGTCTGAAAAATATTATTTCGGGGCTCAAATAAAGTAGGAGAATCACATGCTAGATTTTGTACAAAACCTATTAGAAAATGATGTGATTTCCGAAGAAATGAAATCGGAAATTGAATCTGCTTGGCAAAACAAGATTCAAGAAAACCGTGATCAAGTCAGCGCAGAACTTCGTGAAGAGTTTGCTCAAAAATATGAGCACGACAAAGCCGCGATGGTAGAAGCAGTCGAAGCAATGCTTGAAGAGCGTCTTCAAACAGAGCTTGGAGAATTTGCAGAAGACCGTCAAGGACTAATCGAAGCACGTGCCAAATACGTTGAGAAAATGAAATCAGATTCTCAAGCATTTGAATCGTTCTTGCTCTCCAATCTCAAAAACGAGATTGCAGAACTTCATGAAGATAAAAAGCGAATTGCAGAAAATGTCAATAAGCTAGAACAGTTTATTGTGGACTCATTAGCGAAAGAAATCGCAGAATTCCAGTCCGACAAACAAGATCTTGCAGAAACCAAAGTTCGTTTGGTTAAAGAAAGCAAGGCCAAGTTTGAAGAAGTCAAAAAAGACTTTGTTAATAAGTCAGCCGAAGCAGTTAAGGAAACAGTATCGAAAGGTCTGCGTTCTGAAATGACTCAGCTGAAAGAAGACATTGAAGCAGCTCGCAAAAATGACTTTGGTCGTAGGATCTTTGAAAGTTTTGCAAGTGAATATGCAACAAGCTATCTCAACGAGAAGAGCGAAACTGCTAAACTAATGAAAGTTGTTCAGCAGAAAGAGCAAGAACTCGAAGAAGCAGCAAAAATTGTTGCAGAAAGTAAAAAAGAAGTAGAAAATCGTGAGCGTAAAATCAAGCAAATTAAAGAGTCAGCAGAAAGAAAAGAAGTTATGAACGAGCTTCTTGGAACGCTGAATCGTGACAAGCGTGAAGTTATGTCAGAATTGCTAGAATCAGTGCAGACCGATAAACTACAAGCTACCTTTGAAAAGTATTTGCCAGCCGTTATGGACGGGCATACACCTAAGAAGAAGGAAGCGTTAACAGAGGCAAAAGAAGTTACAGGCGATAAACAGGCACAAACAGTCGAAGCGGAAAAGAAAACCGCTGACGTATATGACATCCGCAGGCTTGCGGGACTTTAAAAGTTTTAAGGAGATATAGAAAAATGTCACAACTACTCGAGTCACGCTGGTCGGAAACCTAAGACGCACTTCTTGAAGGTCTCCAAGGCAACAAGAAGACAGTTATGGCAACAACTCTGGAAAATACCCGCAAGTATCTTGCAGAGAGTGCCACAGCTGGTGCTACTTCTTCCGGCAACGTAGCAACCCTAAACCGTGTAATTCTACCAGTAATTAGACGTGTAATGCCAACCGTTATTGCTAACGAGTTGGTCGGCGTACAGCCAATGACTGGTCCAGTAGGTCAGATCCACACACTGCGTGTTCGTTATTCGGACGCATTTGACAGCACAAGTGGCACTGACGTAACAGCAGGCGAAGAAGCACTTTCGCCATTCAAGATTGCTGAAGGTTATTCCGGTGCAGCAGACGACAAGGCAGCTTCTACAGCCGCTCTTGAAGGTGTTGCTGGTAACAAGCTTTCAATTCAGATCTTGAAGCAGACTGTTGAAGCCAAAACTCGTAAGCTCAGCGCACGCTGGACTTTCGAAGCAGCGCAAGATGCACAGGCTCAGCAGGGAATTGACGTCGAAGCAGAAGTAATGGCCGCGCTAGCGCAGGAAATTACTGCTGAAATTGACCAGGAAATTCTTGCTTCTCTAAGCACGCTAGCTGGCACAGCCGCACTGACATATGATCAGGCTGCTGTTTCGGGTACTGCTACATTCGTTGGTGACGAGCACGCTGCACTAGCTGTTCAAATCAACCGTGTTGCAAACTTGATTGCACAGCGTACACGTCGCGGTGCTGGTAACTATGCTGTTGTTTCGCCAACAACACTCACACTGCTCCAGAGTGCAACTACTAGTGCGTTTGCTCGTACTACAGAAGGCACTTTCGAAGCTCCAACAAACACCAAGTTCGTTGAACACTCAACGGTGCAATGAGAGTGTATGTAAACGGCTATGCAACATCTGACGATGTATTGGTTGGTTACAAAGGTTCGACTGAATCAGACGCACCTGCGTTCTACTGCCCATACATTCCGCTGATGAGCAGTGGGGTTGTACTTGACCCAACTACGTTCGAGCCAGTCGTAAGCTTTATGACACGTTATGGTTATGTTGAGCTTACAAACACAGCGTCATCGCTAGGTAACGCTGCTGACTACCTCGGCAAAGTTGCGGTTACTTCCAGCAACCTACGCTTTGCATAAGTCTACACTTTGTGTAAACTGGAAAGGGCCTTTACAAGGCCCTTTTTTTATGCTTAAATATTCATATGAAGATAGAAAGCGATCAAGACTTCGACAAAATCGAACAGCATATTAGAAAGTATAAAAAAAATTTTCCTATTTTTATCAAAGACATTAAAAAAATAGAAAATACAATCGAACAATATAAAAAAGACTATGGCAACTTCATGGTGGCGCATAGACAAAACAAAAATCGTGCCAGCCTCGAGCGTGCTCAAGAACAAATCAACAAAATCAGTCATCTGCTGGACATGCTAGATAAAATCGAACTGTTTGCCCTAATGGCCAAGCACGGATCTAGATAAATAAAATTGTCTACAAGTGTGCCGCCTACCAGTGGTGGACTTATGCGGATACCCACCGCGTAGACCTAGAACGTCACAACAAGGAGAAACAAATGGGACGCCCGATACAAAAAAGAAAAATTGGCGCAGGTGAAGCCAAAATACAAGTAACATCAGCTTATTTTACAGGTGATGGATCTGCCACCACAGGTGGTACTGCTACTCCTCTTTATATTGAGAGACAAAGAAGCTCGCGGAGATTTAAAGTAACACAGGTAGGAACTGGCAAGACCGAAGTTCTACTTATGACGCCAAAAGCAACTCCAGCAGAAGGCGAATTCAGCATTCAAATTACACTAGATAGTGTTGCAGATACAAATCTAGATGATTCGTCACTTTACTATGCATATCGTTTACACAATAGAACCGTTAGTTGTTGCCCTGACGATGATGAGTCAAATATGATCCACCTTCCATATACATTACAAGACGGCGAAAATGATCAGGAACTGTTAGCTGACGGATTTATTTTAGCAAACATTGACACGCAGGCCTAATTGTAAATGAGCAAGGTTATTCAAACCAACGGTGACTTTTCGATAAAGACATCGGATGCAGGAAACATACTCCTCGACACTGGTCAAGGTGTCGGGGAGGTCCGCATCACTGGCAATTTGAATGTAGAAGGAGAAACTTTCACAGTTTCTGCAGAGAACTTAAACGTAGAAGACAACAGCATAGTTTTAAATTTTGGTGAAACAGGCGCTGGTGTAAGTTTACGTTATGCAGGAATCGAAATTGACAGAGGAAGTCTGCCTAATGCATCTATAATCTTTGATGAAAACGACGATGTTTTTAATTTTGCAAAAGGATCAGCAGATACCGGAACGCTAGATTATGCCGACAGTAAAATAAGACTTAAAGAAATATTAACTAATAGCACTACTGATGATGGAGATCTTATACTAATCGGAGAAGGCACAGGTGTAGTAAAAGTTTTAGGCACTAATAACTACGAAGATCAAGTTACACAAGACGACGATATTCCTAATAAAAAATACGTTGACGATGCCATTAGAAATAATCCAACCTTCCAGATTATTGACGACGATACTCGTGTTATAGTAACAGATGTCGATGTAGCAGGATCTGAAGACTTTCTTTTGAATAATGTAGGCTACTCTACGTTTGGCGAGAGTGCTGTAAGTGTTGTGGTTAACGGCGGATTAACTGCTCAATTCTATAGAGACTTTGTGCAGTTTCAAGACCTTGAATTTAATAAAAATGAAATTACAACCGCAGGAAATACAAACGACAATATCGTTGTGAGAACGCAGGGAACAGGTAAGCTGGAAACTAACTACGGACTACAGTTAGAAAAGTTAACACTGACGCCTGCGTTTGTTAATGGGTCTGTAATCTTACACGCAAAAGATCCAGACATCGGAGACACTGGATTATATTTTTCAAACTCAAAAGAAACTGGAGAATTAGTAAACAAAAACAGGGCACTGCTTTTTAGTTTAATATTTTAGGATAGATTATGATATACAATAAATTGGTAACATCAACATCAACATCGGTTCCCGAACTTGTTTATACCAGCACAAATACCGGTGATACTGTTGCTAACGGAGCAACAGAACAGGAAAATGCCATAACAACGATGGTGCTGTGTAATACAGGCACGCCCGATATCACAGATGAAAGCGTCAACAGTGTAACTGTAAGCATTCACATTGTCAAAAAAGGTGATGCATATGGAGCCGAAAATAAAATTGTAAGCAATTTAATTGTTCCTGCAGGGGAAAGTGTGTTCTTTAGCGACGAAAAAATTATACTAGACGGCGGCGACGAAATTTATGTAGGAACCAGCACTGCAAGTTTAATCAGTGTTATGGTAAGTTCGTTCAAGGTTAACTAATATGAAGTTTTTAAAAAGCCAAAACACATCTAGATATAGCCCGTCAGACAACACTTTTTTTGCAAACCCATATGGACGAGTGGTTATAGATGCAAACGGCGGTTTACTTATACCTAAAGGAACAGAAGCACAACGCCCTGATCTGGTGGGGGTAAGACAGCCCGAAGATGCAAACGGAACTATTCGATACAATACAGATACTAATGAAATCGAAGGGTATGTAGGCGGCGCATGGGAAACCATACGAGCACCGGGTGCTAGCACTATATCGATAGAAACATTTGGACCCGGCGATGCCGACGAAACTGTGTTTGGTCCGTTAGCTAATGTGCCATCTAGTGCAAACAACATAATTGTGTTGGTAGAAAATGTAATGCAGATTCCTACTACCAACTTTACTCTAGAACAGAGTGTAGGCGGAAGTCTTACGGGACCTAATGCACCATATGCAGACGGCTGGTATCTAAAATTTACATCCCCTGTTCCTTTCAGTAAAAACGTGACGGTGTTTTTTGGATTCGCTAACTAATGGCACAGCAACTTGGTAGAATTGGAGGGCATCTACTTAATCCAAACCTTGTAAGAGAGGGGGTAGACCTTGCCTTTAAAAATACCTCGTTTGATTCCGAACCTATATTATTTTTAGATGTCGAAAATGGACGTGTGGGCATAAAAACTGACAGTCCCGTATATGACTTAGATATTCGTACCGACATAAGCACTACTAATTTTGGCGCAACTGATCAAATGGAAATTGATCAAGTATATATCAATGCCGATGGTTTTTTTACAACAGGCACAGGTCCTTTACAGATCACCCCAAGCGGACCTGATCCTATAATTGTACTAGAGCGCCTTATCAGTGACAATATACAAATCACAGACAACAAAATTTCTACATTTGATAATTCGTCTGTAGAGTTTGACCCTAACGGTACAGGAACAATAGAACTACAAGCAGATGTCAATTTAGTAGGCAATATTTCTACAACAGAAAACATAAACATTAACGGTGATCTTTCTACAGCCTCTAACATTATAATTGGTGATAGTCCACTAGACACCGTTACTATTACACCAGAATTAGAGCAAGGACTAACCACCGGTTCTGATTTACAATTTAACTTAGGATCATCTTCGCGTCGCTGGGCAGAAATGTATTCTCCCGATATGACTAATATTGCTAATGTAAGACCAGAGGCAGCCCGCGTAAGTTCTCAAATGTTGATCGATGGTGTTAACAATGAAATTAATACGCTACAATCAAACGATAGTATAGATTTAATAACTGGTTTTCAAAATTTTGTAGTAGATGAAATTGTTAATCCTAATATTTTCGGAACAGAAGAAAACGATAATTTTGGGAGATCAGTAGACACAGTAGAACAATACTCTATAATCGGAGCGCCGAGCGAGGACGACGGTCTAGGTTTGTCTAGCGGAGCAGCTTACATTTTTGATAATTTTGAAAAAAGAATAAAACATAAGATTTCTAATCCTAATGCCGAACGAACATCTAATTTAGATCGATTCGGATCGTGTGTAGCTATTAATAGCACCATATGTATTGTTGGCGCCCCTTTTGAAGATAGCCAAAACGGCACTGGAAGTTTTGACGAAGGAAAAGCTTATATTTTTGATAATTTTAGCGGAGAATTACTTTTTACACTTAATCAACCTACAACTATAGTAACAGATCCTCAGGATAATTTTGGTTTTGATGTTGCATTAAATGAATCATATATTATTGTTAGTGCTCCCAAATTTAACAAAGACGGAGTTAATAGCGGCGCTGTTTTTTTGTTTAATACAAGCGGCGATCTTCTACATACATTTTTAAATCCAGACCACGATAATAATCCGTTAAACGATAGATTCGGAGAGTCTATAGCAATATCTAATCAATATGTAATAGTAGGATCGCCAAATGAAAATTCTAACGAAAGTAACAGCGGAAAGGTTTACATATTTGATTTAGAAACAAGATCTTTAATCCATTCTATATCTAACATAAATGCAATAGGCTCGGAACAAGATGATAAATTTGGATCCAGTGTAGCAATATCTGATGAATATTTTGTTGTGGGTTCTTACAATGAAGACAATTATTCTGGAAGGTGTTATGTGTTCGAAACAAAGAATGGTAATCTAATACACACTCTTTCAAATCCTTTAGGATCTTTTGGAGCATTTTTCGGGTTTGATGTAGATATCTCAAAAGATATAATACTAGTTGGTGCGTATAAGCAGAATGATTCTTCTATTATAGATAACGGAAAAGCGTTTGTTTTTAATGCGCGCACAGGAAACCTATTATCGACAATTGACAATCCAAATCCAGTAGGCTCTGGAGATGAAGATTTTTTTGGAAGGGCTGTTTCAATATTTGTAGGTAATAATACTACGAATAAATTTAACCAGTGTTTAATTGGTGCTGATCTAGCAGATAATCAACTACCAAATAGCGGCAAAACCTATCTCTTTACACAAAATAAATTTCCTTTGGAAATCGAGTCAACTACTTGGCTTAACAGCATCATAACAAACAATTTAAATACCCCCTTAACTCTAGCAAGCACCGGTATAGGATACACTAGGTTTATAGGATCAAACGGAATGATAATTCCTGCAGGAACAAATGCGCAACGCCCTGCCGTACCTGAAATCGGAGACACTAGATGGAACACAGATGAACAATACCTCGAGTGTTTCGATGGTAGTGTCTATATTGTCTCTATCGGAGAAGGCGATCCTGTAACCGAAGCAGACATGGAAGATTTTGGAACAATCTACAGCCTCTTCCTAGGCTAATTTTTCGATTAGACTAAATACTATTGTCAGCAAAGACCAACGCTGACCTTTTACTGTGGTCAACCCGCAATGTAAGGTGGTTGGAGGGACAAGATCCCCGTGGTAAGGAGAGCGAATGGCTATTGGTCGTATTAGTGGTCCGCTCTTAAAAGCAAATCTCGTCCGCGACGGGATTGATCTAGCTTTTGAGAACGATCTACTCTATCTTGATGTAAACAATGCTCGCATTGGAATTAATAATTCCAGTCCAGCCACAGATTTGGATGTCATAGGCACAGCACGTGCAACAACAACCGTAGTAGACAACGAAGTCCAAGTAGGTAATCTTACTGTATTTGGCAACACAATACAGAGTGACTTAAACACTATAAGTTTTCAACCAAGCGGTGATGATCCTGCTGTTTATAATGCCAAACTACAAGTAGATGATTTTCAGATACAAGGAAACAAAATTTCAACTTTTGTTTCTAATTCTAACATCGAAATAGAGCCAAACGGAACAGGAACTATCGAGTTTATCGGCAATACAAACATTACCGGTAACTTAGGTGTAACCGGATCTGTTACGGCAACAGGCAATATAACAATACTAGGCGATATTACTATCGGTGATGAAACTACCGACACGATCGAATTTAACGCCAGCATTCAAAGCGATATAATACCAGAAGAAGACAACACTTATAGCATAGGTAGTCCTACAGCAAGATGGTCTACAATACATACTAACGATCTTTTTGCCGACTTTTTAAATTTACCAGAATTAGATATTGGAAATTTAGAATTTAGAGACACGTCGATAACTACTACCGTAAACGATTCGATTTATATAGACGGTAACGGCGTAGGCGGAGTTCGTTTAGCTAATTTTGAGATAGTAGGAAACAAGATTACAAATGTTTCCAATAATGCAATTACGCAAATTGCACAAACAGGAACGGGTTATTTTAAAATTGGTACAACTAATGGTTTTGTGCCGCCAAGAGGCGGAAACGAAACAAGACCTACAGCTTATGCTGTTGTAGGTATGACAAGGTACAACACCGATTCAAATGCATTAGAAGTGTGGGATGGCAACGCATGGGCAAGTCCAGCAGGTGCGTCCGGTGCTGTGTCTGAAATTCAAGCAAACGACATTGCTGCAACATTTGCGCTAACCTTAGGATAAAAAATGCCAACAATTTTTAGACAATCAGTAACAACAGGAATAGGAACAACTCCGGTAGATGCTGTACAGATACAGCCTGGAGTTCGTGCAACAGTAGTAGGTATTAACCTTGCTAACACAACCGAAAATGATTTGGTTGTTGTCAACGTTTTTGTTATAGACGAAAATTCAACACAAGGTAATTATGTGAAAGACATTCCTATTCCGCCTGCAACTAGTCTAAAAGCAATAACTCAAGGCGAAAAACTAATTTTACCAGAAACAGCAGGTTTGCGGATTGTGTCTGACGTTGAAGATAGCATAGACGCAACTGTGAGCTACGTTGAAATTTCGTAAGGATATATCATGGCTAATACATATTATTTAGGAAGAGATCCAGAACAGGTTCTAGGCGAAAGCACAAGATTCTTCTATGCTCTTCGTCGCAATGAAGACGGTGAACTATTCTTTCAACGGATAGACCTGTTAAAAGATCAAGATGTGGTAGATGTCAACAGAATAGGTGCTCCTGAAGATACTTTTGAAGACTTTGAGGAAGGAATCGACTTTTTTGAAGGCATCGACGATGACCATGTAAATCAATATCCCAATTTGATATATCCACAATACAGATGGGATGATAGATCAGTTTTTTACTATATAGATGACGAAGGAAGATTTGTGCAACAGATCAACAGAGGATACGATTATCCGGAAGGGGTATCATCAGATGAGTCTGAGAATCCTGTATCCCAATCAACAAACGTAGGAGGCGCTTATGGCTGAGTTTAAATTTAGCAGGCTTAGATATAAGTGGAAGGGAAACTGGAATACATCGATTGATTACAATCGCGATGATGTAATACATTATAGAGGAAAAAGTTGGATTTGTATTCGACAACATACATCTACCGATTTTGCTGCAGATGTGAATTTTAAATTTCCAGGGGACACAAACACTTCGCCGGCTTGGTTGCTTATGGCAGAAGGATACGAGTGGAGGGGAGACTGGACAGCCACTACACTTTATCAGCCAGGAAATTTAGTCTTATTCGGAGGCACAATTTTTCTTTGTGTTATTTCGCACACCGGGACAGTTTTCGAAGATGATGAAACTAATTGGACTGTCTATTCTCAATCTGACAGATACAGAGGAAATTGGAATGACAACACTACCTATGGACTTAGCGACGTTGTAAGAAATAATGGCATTGTTTATAGATGCATATCTACACATACTTCCCAAGCTACATTAGAAGACGATTTGAATAAGTGGGAGGTAGTATACGATGGTATTGTATACAGGGGAGTATTTGAAGAAAATACCTATTATGTAACCAACGACTTGGTAAAATTTGGACCTACGATTTTTAGATGCATTACTCCACATTCTTCTAATGCTAGTTTTGCAGATGAAAACTTTCAAATTGAGTTTTTTGGATCTACGCATGCAGATGATTGGCAATTAGATGTCGCATACGGTATAGGTGATATTGTTTTACATGGCGGTTATCTCTACATAGCCGTTCAAAATTCAGCAGGAGAAATTCCCGATAGCAACGAAGGAATCACTAATCCGTCCTGGGCAGTCCTATCAGAATCTCAACGATATCAAGGTATATGGAATGTCGATACTGAATATAAAGCAGGCGATATAGTAACACGCGGAGGAATTGTATATAAAGCGAAAGTTAACTCTTTTGATGACGGTTCTACACAGGATTATCTCGCAGACGATTACTGGGAAGTTGTAATTCCTGGTAATAATTGGCGTAATTTTTGGCATACTGAATCGCAATATTTTGTAGGTGATATCGTATCCTATGAAGGAAATGCTTATAGATGTAATTTTACTCATTTTTCTAGTAATGAAAATTATCCCGGCGACAACGGAAATGGATTTGATTTCTGGAATTTAATTTTACAAGGTAGTGATAACACAGCACTTTCTAAAGAAGGCGATCTTTTGTCATTTGGTCTGTCAAGAAGCAGAACAGGAGACACCAGCACACTTGGCGCATCTCCTATTCCTATAGGAAATCCTGGCGAAATACTTACTGTAAGCACAAATGATGATTTTGAATATAAAAAAATAGGGCAGTCGGAAAGATTCTTTTATGTTACGCTTGATGGAATTGATGATGATCTTGACGCGGAAAGAGGAATAAGTCCATTTAAACCTTGGAGAACAGTTGAGTTTGCATGCGAACAAGCAAACGATAATTATCCAGGTCTTACCACAATTAATATTGGTCCAGGATTATACGAAGAAGTTTTACCGATAGTTGTGCCTAAGCGAACCGCTATTAAAGGAACAGAATTAAGAACAACAACAATAACGGTCAACTCTCCCATAGAAGATTTAGATATAACACAATTTGTTAGAAAACATCATTTATGCATTGATAGAATTTCAGATTTAATGGAATCTCTCCTAGTAGACAGAGATGTAGAAAAAACAGAAACAAACCCAATAGATCCTGTTTATTCAGTGCAAAGAAATTTAACTTTCGACGGAACAGGAAATCCGGTAACTGATCAAGAAGGAAACTTAATCTTTGAAACAATAGATCTTGCAAGTGACAGCGCAACTACAGATGATATAGTTGAATTACTAGCAGACATTAAGACTTATGTTAATTTTAACGGTCTAGGAACAGGATCTAATGTAGTTGTAGACGGATCTAACAGTTCGGTAAACACAGAAGTAGTCAATAATGCTATTATTAATATAAATGACAATGTAAACTTTTTGATTCAAGAGGCGATTGCATTTGTTGAGCTAACTAACATTTTTTCATCGCAGGAAATTTCATTACTTGAACAAACTATAAAAAGGTACCTTAACGCATTTACAAAAGATTTAAGATCTCCTGGCAATTACCATACAGTCAAAGCGGCAAAATATCAAACGAATCTACTGATAGGATCGGCTGGAACTGACATGTTCTATGTAAGAGATTCTAGCGGAATCCGTAATCTTTCATTAGAAGGACTACGCGGTGACTTAAATCCAAGCGGTGTTTTTGAACTATTTCAAAGACCGACAGGCGGATCATATGTATCTCTAGATCCAGGTTGGGGTCCAAACCACGAAGATTGCTGGATTATGAATAGATCCTGCTATGTCCAAAATGTAACAACATTTGGTTATGGTGCAGTCGGTCAAAAAATAGACGGAGCTTTACATAATGGCGGCAACAAATCAATTGTATCGAATGATTTTACACAGGTAATTTCCGACGGTATTGGCGCATGGGTATTAAATAACGGAAGGGCCGAGCTAGTATCTGTGTTTACATATTATGCACAGGTCGGATATTTAGCGGAAGACGGCGGTGTTATTCGTGCAACAAACGGAAACTGCTCGTATGGTAACTTTGGAGCATACGCAACAGGATTTGACGCAACAGAAGTATATTCAACAGGTTTTGTTAATAATCGCGCACAAGATGCAATTATCGACAAAGCGTTTGCCGGAGAAGTAAACGACGAAATACTTGCGTTAGAATATATTAACGCCGGAATTGGATATTCTCAAGCTCAAGCTAGTTTTCTCGGAGCTGGAGTAAACGTAGATGTTGAATACGATGATTTTAGAGATAACGCAATATTCAGATATGAAATTACCAATCCGTTAGACAGCGGAGTTCCCGGCGGCGGCGGATACACACAAAATCAAAATAACGCACAAACAGGCGATGAATTTACAATTACAATCGCATCAAGTGATGAAAGTTTAGAATCTGAATTACTAGGTTTACGTATTTTGATTACATCAGGAACAGGTACAGGACAATATGGTTATGTACAGGCCTATAACGATATCACCAAAGTTGTCACAGTTTATCGTGAAAGCGATAATCAACCAGGTTGGGATCACATAGTAAGTGGGACTCCGCCAGTGCTGTTAATGGATACTTCTACTCTTTATAAATTTGAAGCAAGGCCAGTAATAGCAGACCCTGGATTTACATCCGAATCGGTGGACTTAACAGTAAACACAAATTGGGGAGCAGTTGCATTTGGGCCTACTACAGAACAATTTACAAATGTAATTGCATCATTAGGTTCTGGCACAGTAGTTACAGATGACGGCCTCGAAAAGACAGGTGCGTCTTTCGATGTAGATAAAATTGGAACTGATTATTCTGTTAGTTTAAGAAACGGTGGCGCTGGATATGCTGTCAATGATACTATTATTATTAGCGGATCCGATCTAGGCGGCATATCGCCCGACAATGACATCGAAATTATTGTATCCTCTGTAAGTGATGATAGCACAAATGCAATAGTAACTTTCTCGGCATCTGGTAATGGAACAACAGGACGTTTTGTTATTACGTCAAGCGTAGGAAATACAGTTGCATATTCAAGTAACGGCGATGATTGGGAAATTTCGCTATTGCCATTTAACGGGAACTGGAGTATACTACAAAGCGGCGAAAATAAATTTTTAGCTCTTAGACCCGATGAAGACCCAAATAATGTAGGAGCAGTAAGTTCAGATGGAATAAATTGGACGTCATTTTCATTACCTACAATAGAACTTTGGCGCGATATAGTTTATGGAAATGGTATTTGGTTAGCGGTTGCATCATCAAATAATAGAGGAGCATTTAGTGTGGACGGCGGAGAAACTTGGTCATCTACAACATTACCTGAAGCTCCAGATAGTTCGTTGAATCAATGGGTTAGCGTAACTTATGGCAGAGGAAAATTTGTAGCTATATCTAATAGTAATAATGTTGCCGCTGTAGGCACATACAATACCCAAACTGGAACATTCTCATGGGAACTAGAAATATTAGATGTTATATCAGACTCTTCGCAAAAAGACTGGATAAGTGTAGAATGGGGTAATAACAGATTTGTTGCACTGTCTAGCCAAGGAGATATTGCATACAGCTTTACAGGAGACCTTTGGCTTTCTGCTACAATGCCAACTCCCGATGGGTCTACGCAGATGACATGGACGAATTTGTATTATGATCAAGGAATCTTCTTTGCAATCTGTAATACTGGAGGAAGAACTGTTGGGGGCGATGAAACAACAGGGCCCACGAATTATTGTGCTACTTCCAAAGACGGTATAGTATGGACAAACAGGTTCATGGAAAGCGAAGCTAACTGGGTAGATTTAGCATACGGCGGTGTAGATATAACCGTAGGTGATTCTTCTATACAAAATAGAACTCCTACTTGGATAGTAATTACCGATGATCAAACCGCTTCTGCTGAAAAAGTGTTTACTGGCGCAAAAGCAGAGGCACGAGTAGAGGTATTAAGTGGAAGGCTGATAAAAGTTAACATATGGGACCCCGGAAGCGGATATAGATCCATGCCAGATATTGATTTTGTTGATCCTAACAACACCAGTGATGTTTTTGTAACACCAAGAATCGGCGACGGTGTCTTAGCACAGCCTTCATGGCTCGAAAGAGGGCAAGGATTCAGGACGTCGTCGACTACGGTTACAATTACTGGTGACGGCGTAGCTGATGTTATTCCGATTAACAATCAATTATTTGTTGACGGTTTGACTACGTCACTTGGTCCGGGATCGCAATTATTAATAGAGGGTTTGACTGAACCTAGAACTGTGGTTTTGATTACTGAACTACCGCCAAACGCAGACGGAACATTGAGAGCAAGAGTGCAAGTTGATCCAGGATTTACCACAGAAATAAATCCAGAACATCTAGCACCTATTCGTGTGAGAGAAAGATATTCTGCCTGCAGAATTACAGGACACGATTTTCTTGATATAGGAACAGGCAATTTTGTTGAAACAAATTATCCTGATATATATGCCTCCGGCGAATTCTTTGTGTTTGCGCCGGAAAACGAAGTTACAGAAACAGACGGCGGCAGGGTTTTTTATACTAGTACAGACCAAGACGGCAACTTTAGAGCTGGCGAGCTCTTCGCGGTTGAGCAGGCTACAGGTGTTGTAACAATCAGTGCTGAATTTTTTGATTTAGATGGTTTAAGTGAATTGCAATTAGGCGGCATTAGAGTTGGTGGTTCAGGTGTTGTAATTAGAGAATTTTCAACCGACCCACTCTTTACTGAAGATTCTAACAACGTTATCCCAACACAACGAGCAATTGCGGCATATTTGCAGAATCAATTAAGTGTCGGCGGTTCGGAACTTACCTTGAGTAATTTTATTGCAGGAACAACGAGTGTCGGACCCGATAATATTAGATCTAGTGTAGGCAATTATGTTAGATTTCCTGAGCCTTTGAATTTCCAGGCTGATATTAATGAACTAGATGAAGAAGGAAATATAATCGAGGATCAAGGGCAGGTAAAAGGAACAATTCTAGCACATACATTATTCAAGGCCTCGTTTAACGACGATCCGGACAGACAAACATAAACAGATAAATAACATAACGGAGTTAGTATACAATGGCAGAATTTAGACTTGGTAGAATTAGGTTTGTTTGGAAAGATGCATGGCAACCAAACAAAGAATATTTTGTTGATGATGTAATTAGATATGGCGGCAAAGTTTACATATGCCAACAAGGACACACCAGCGACCAAGATTTTTACACAGATTTAGATATTGTTCCATCGAAATGGAATTTATTAGCCGATGGTTCTGCCTGGAAAGGTTTATGGGATGTTGATACATTTTATAAATTAGGCGATATTGTAAAATATGGAACTACCCTTTATATTTGTAATACTCCCCATACTTCTAACTCTGATTCAAGTCTTAGTTTAGAAGCTGATCAAGAAAAATGGGACCTGTATGCATCTGGTTTAGACTATAAAGGTGAGTGGACAACAGATTTCTTTTATAAGAAAAACGATCTAATAAGATACGGCGGAGTAACATATGTATGTAACACGACACATACATCTGCATCGACAAATGTTTTAGGGCTAGAAGACGATCAAGAAAAGTGGGATATTTTTAACCAAGGGTTTGCATTTCTAGGAAATTGGGAAGACTTAGAGATAAATTCCAGAGTCAAACAGAATGATGTAGTAAAATTCGGTGGAGGTTTATTTCTAGCAACAGCATCACATAATAAATCTTCTGATTTTTTAAACGATTCTGCTAATTGGGTAATCTTTGTAAATGGTATAGAATTCGAAAATGATTGGAATATTGCAAGACAATATAAACCGGGTGATATTGTAACATACGGTGGATATCAATATATTTCAAAAACAACCCACACAGGAGCCATTCCGTCTACTGATACAACAAATTGGGGTGTGTTTTCATATGGATTTAAATACGAAAACGAATTTGAATTTTCTACTCCCTACAGAATAGGTAATGTAGTAAAACAAAGAGAATACACTTATCTTGTAACACAAGATGTAAATCCACAAAATGATGTAGTTAATACAACTTCAGCGTCAGATAACACTTTTCATGTTACTTCTACAACAAATTTAGAAGTAGGATTTGCAATCAAGTTTTTTGGAGCAACATTCGGAAGTGTATTTACAGCAGGTGATAGCGCATCAAGTGCAATTTACTACATCAAGTCTATTGAGGATAGCACCCGCATAACTATAACCGATGAGCCAGGAGGCACAACTTTTACTCCTACAGACGGATCGGGTTCTATGGGTGTGTCGTTTAGTCCTATTCCACCTAACACAGATTACTTCGCCCCTCTCAGCAGTGGCATAAGTTGGCAGGGTGAATGGCAAGATGATTTTGAATATTTTGTCGGAGACGCTATCCGTTATAATAATAACGCATATCTGTGTGTCAAAAATCATAGATCCGAAGCTGATGACGGATCAACTATTAGGCAACAGGGCGGTGGTTTAACAGATAGCAGACCTGATAATGACACAGCAGGAATGTATTGGAACCTGCTGGTTTTAGGCAATGAAACTACAGTATTACAACAGACAGGCGATTTGGTTTACTTTAGCGGAGCCGGTCCTTCCAGACTGCCGATTGGGACAGAAGGGCAGGTCCTACGAGTAAGCTCCGACCTTACTCCAGAGTGGAGGACACTAGGACAAAGTATAAACGGGTATTATGTGGCAGAGCACGGAACTGATGGCACTGCTCCTGTGCATGGACTGTCAATTGATAAACCGTTTAGAACAATTCGACATGCAGCTGAACAGGTCGAAAATGGCATAAAAGTCCCTAATGCTAGAAAGCTTTTAGAAAGGAACAGAGAGTTTATAAAACGCGAAGTAACAGAATATGTAATTTATGAAATTGCGCAAAATATTGAACCATTTGATAATTTTGATGGTTTTGATGATGCAATTTTTGAAAGAGATATGGGTTTTCTATTAGATGCTGTTATTTTTGATCTAACTCACGGCGGTAACGCACAAACTAGAGAAGAAACTTTTGAGACTATACAAGACATAGGACGCTATAAAAGCAACGATCCTAAACGAAGCAAATCTACATTAACGGTTGTAGAGAGGGGAAGATTGTTTGAAAGTTCTATGAGACTGCAATATATTGAAGCAATTGCATATCTAAACACATTAATAGGAAATGTTTTAGATCAAGTTGCGCCTGAAGTAAATTATCAAGTTTTAAACGGGGATAATAGTTCTGCTATTATCGAACAATATTTTGACCCTACTATTACAGTTGAATCGGATTACACAACGAATCCATTCTCCGGAGGAGGGTATGAAGGATCATCATATACAACCAACACAACTAGCAATAATGATTCTTATTCATTCGGCGGCAGTAGCAATAACAATGGACAATACGGAGCATATTAAATGGCAACAGTAAAACAACAAATTCAAAATTTGACAGATATATTTTCGGAGGCGATAGAAAACGATAATGTAGATACTGTTCCTGCAAGACAGGTAGAGGATGTCAGTATATTTGTTAAAACAGGAACTTATAGAGAAACTTTGCCTATTATTGTTCCAGAAAGCACAGTTATTTTAGGTGATGAACTTAGATCGTCAAATGCCGGGCCTAGCAGCGGTGTAACGGACAGGTCTGATGCATTTTACAGCCAAAATTCTATGAATCATTTATCCAGCATTGTTAGAAGCATTGTGGTAGGGGATACAGTCACTCCTTCGGTGGGTAATACTGAAGTGCAAAGTCAAAAATTTCCTTTTGCAGATACTCCACAACAATCAGATCTTAAATTGTTAATCCAAACAATTCAAAATAATATAGATTTTAGAATTGGCACAACGAACATGGCAGAATATAATTTTCCTGTAGGGTATAATGATACCTTTTTGCCTACTTTTGGTAATGCACGTAAATTGTTGTCATACAATAAAGAATTTTTGAAAGCAGAAGTTGTAGCTTATATAAAAAACAATTTTCCTAATATTTTATACAGCAAGACAAAATGCGCACAAGATGTAGGTTATATTGTAGATGCTATTGTTTATGACATGACTTATGGCGGAAACACACAATCTATAATAGCAGGACTTGCGTATTATGACGGCAACTCCTCGAATTTAGCAATCGATTCAACAGAAAAATCAGCTACAATATCTGCATATAACTTTTTAAAATCTAGAATAGAAACTGTGATCACTGGGTTTTTCCTACCATCGCCTCAGCAGTCGGATGTAACCCAGTTTACAGATACTGCGGGTAATTCAACAAGTATAAATTATGCTAAAGATTTAGTTGATATAATCATTTCTATCTTGCAAAATGGCGTATCTGCCGCTCCTAATGTAACTGTTGTGACTATTACAGGAGCCGACACTCTAAATACAAGTGTTGCACACGGTTTAGAAGTAGGTGATTCGTTTACACCGAGAGCAACTATAAACGGTCTTGTTAAAAACAAAAAACATTGGATTGTTGATGTTCCTACAGCCACTTCTTTCAAAGTAAGCGAGTCGTTTGGCGGATCGATATTATCTCTAACAAACGGATCGAATTTGAATTTAATCGGTGATGTTATAGACTATCCTGTTACTACAAATGGAATCACGACAACTACAGCATTAATTACAGCTGCAGAAACTTTAGATGCAGCTCAAGAGCAAATAATTAGAAATGTTATAGATGATCTTAACAAAGTTGCATACAATTTTGATTTTACTGTAGATGACGTAAACCTAACCAACGATGATTTTCAAATTTATGTAGGAAAAGATGATTACGCCCACACATATGTAAGCGGAGGTACTGTTACCAAATCAAACGGAACAGTTTTAAATGTTTCCAACTTTGTTTATAATGAAGCTACAGGTTACGCTACAATTACTACGTCAGTAGATCATGAACTTGAAGCAGGCGACATAGTTGACATACAGGAAATTACTGTTGAAGTTACGTTGAACGGACAACCGATAACTTTTGAATTCCCTAGTCCTACGAGCATAGACGGTAGCCAAACAAAGGTGCTATACAGACGTTCCAAATGTGAAAGAGATACAAGATTAATTCTTGAGGCAGTGATGTTTGACTTTATGTTAAATTCAAACTTTCAGAGTCTTAAATCAGGTTATGCATATCTAAGAGCAACTTCATCCGAAGTATACGGATTAGATCAAAAGCAAATAACAAGAGATGCTCTCGATAATGCAAGAACAGAAGCCTTAGCTAATGTCGGAGGAGATAGTACAGCCCAGTCTAGAATAACCCCGCTTATGGAACTAATAGATGCAATTATCTTTAGTGGATCCATAGAAGGCACAAATAATGCAACCGTATTGAGAAACAATGATTATGCAATTCATCAGTTGGAGATGAATAAAGATTTTATTGTGCAAGAATTAACTTCTTATATTCAAAGCGAATATTCGGACACAGTTAATCTATTGCAAGACTCTACATCATACATTAGTATATCTGATACAAGTTGGTTAAACAGAGGAGCCAGTATAAGATTTACAGGCGATGTACGGAGCACCATTGAAAAAAACAAAATTTATTACGTGCAGAATATTATAGACGAATACAATTTTACAATTTCAGAAACACGTTATTCAAACATTCCTTTTGTGTTTGATGTAAATGACGATGAAATTCTTGATGCAGAACTTGCAACTAATTTTAGGGTAGAATTAGTATACAACACAGCTTCTTGTGAAAGAGATGTGTCTGCATATCTAGCGGCACTTAAATACGATCTAAAATACCCTGGAAATTATAAATCACTTTACGCAGCCAGATATTATGGTAATAGTGTTATTGGATCTTTAGAAGAAGACATGTATTATGTCAGAAACGGAACCGGTATTCGTAATCAAACATTGGAAGGCTTGAGTGGAGATGTCTTAGCTGTCAATGAATTCGGAACAAGTCGCGTTAGTGCAGGTGCATTCGTATCGCTAGATCCGGGCTGGGGGCCAGATGACGATAGAACTTGGGTTAAAACACGTTCTTGCTATGTGCAGGGCGTAACAACATTCGGTTATGCGGCAGTCGGACAAAAGATTGACGGTGCCCTGCATAATGGTGGTAATGACAGTATTGTATCTAACGACTTTACGCAGGTAATATCTGATGGCATAGGCGCATGGGTAACCAACAACGGTAGAGCTGAGCTTGTATCTGTGTTTACATACTATGCTAGAATAGGCTACCTGTCAGAAAATGGCGGACGGATTCGCGGAACAAACGGTAACTGTTCTTATGGAACATTTGGCGCAGTAGCAGAAGGATTTGATGCAACAGAAACTCCAATTGAGGCAGTGGTAGATAATAGGCAAGGCTTTGATGCTGTAATTGGTAGTGTTTCAACAGATGGAGATAAGATACTAGGCTTCGAGTTTGACCATGCAGGTAATGAATATACAGAAGTTGAATATATAATTACAGGCGGCGGCGTTAATTCAGATGTAGAAAACGATGAATTTAGAGATGATGCAGTTTTCGAAATACGCGGATTAGATCTAGGTAATGATTCATCAGGACAATTTGGCGGTGATGGATATCTTACTAATGCAAACACAGCACAGGGAGGAACTACAACTAAAATATCTTTAGCAGCTGTGGATCAGGAAGTAAGTTCTGCTTACATTGGTATGAAAGTCGTGTTAGATGGCGGGAAAGGTGCCGGACAGTTTGGTATTGTTACCACATACGACTCAGGAACCAAAGAAGCAACTGTTGTAAGAGAAAGTGACGGCCAACCAGGGTGGGACCATTTTGTTCCAGGAACTCCTATAGTTGCGCCCGATCCATCAACAACTTATGTTATGGAGCCGGCAATATCTCTAAGCTCTCCAGGATTTTTATCCAGTGAAGTAACAATGTCGCAATCTGGGGTGTGGTCAGAATCTGTTTACGGAAATACATCAGAAGAGTATCTTGACAAGGCTGTAGATTCATACGAAGGTAACGGAACCGGAGCAAGCTTTAATATAACAAGAGTTGGCACAAAGTATTTTGTTACTCTAGAAGACGCAGGGGAAGGATATGCCAGACTTGACACACTGACAATATTAGGCAGTTCACTCAACGGAGATGACGTAACCAATGATATTGTGATAACATTGACTTCCGTAAATTCAACCACCGGAGCAATTTTAGAGTTTGATTTTGAAGGTTCGGCATTCGGCGGAAGATTTGTAGCTGTTACTACATCTAACAACAACGGATCATACAGTAACGATGGCGAAACATGGCAAGCAATGACACTGCCAACAGCCGCAAACGGTTACTCGTCCGTTGCGCACGGACTTTTAGATGACGGCTCATCCTTGGTTAAGTTCTCTAAATTTGTTGCAGTATCACCAAACAGTGATATAGCAGCTTATTCGTCAGACGGTATAACTTGGACGGCATCAACATTACCTATTAGCGCAAACTGGACAAGCGTAGCATTCGGAAATGGAAGATTTGTAGCAGTAGCATCTGATTCAACAACTGTAGCAGTTTCTAACGATGGAGAAGTGTGGGATTTAACGTCTACATTGTCAAGAACTGGCGCAAATGAAGTTGCCTATGGCATGGGACGTTGGGTAGTTGTTTTTGATAACTCGTCCAGCGGGGATGGCGTGAATTATTCAGCAACAGCTTTAGGTAATTGGAATGCACCCGACAATGCGGACGAACAAATGCCAACCGGGGCAAACTGGACTTCAGTAACATGGGGACAAGGTGCATGGGTGGCAGTAGCTAGTGATACAAACACAGGAGCTATAAGTATTGACGGCATAAATTGGAATTCAATGACTGTAGGATCTCCTGACTCTACTGATCCTGCCGGATACAACAAAGTCAGATACGGCCAAGGTTTGTTTATGGCCACACTAGAAGACACAACTGCTGGAATAACTGGCTATTCATATATTGCTAAATCAGAAGACGGGCTCTTCTGGGAGTTTGAAGGTGTTAACGATAACGGAAACGCTGTGAACGGGTACAATGCAATTTCGTTCGGTAATCCTAACTCAACAGGTTTTTGGTCAATTATTGAAAATCAAACTACCACAAGAGGAGTAAGAATTAGGACAGGCGCAACAGCTCGTGCGCGAGCATTTGTATCAGAAACTAAAATTTTCCAGATTAGGATACTAGAACCAGGTTCAGGATACGAATCGCCTCCCTCTATAACTATAACAGATCCCAACAATATTTTTGAAGCACCATTCGACGTTCGAATAGGCAAAGGAGCACTAGCGACCCCTAGTTTTGTAAACCGAGGCGAGGAATACGGATCTGCCAATGCAGAAGTAGAATCCGATCTTTCTAACGGTTTCGCGGACTTTTTCCAGAATGGAAACTTTGTATTTGTAAAGAGATTAACTGAAAGACCTGTTCCGGGTGCTAATGTGGTATTTGACAGTCTTCCTGATCAAGTATTTAGGCTTGTAAATGTGGTAACATTCTTAGGACAGAATGATGGAGCATACACAGCATTCTTACAAATCAGTCCTGAAATTCCAATCAGTCAAGCTCCGCCTCAGAATGACGGAGTAACAACTAGAATTAGATATTCGCAGGTTAGATTAACTAACCATGATTTCTTAGATATAGGAACAGGAAACTTTGTTACAACAAATTATCCTAACACTCCATTACAAGAACCTGATCCTAGCAAAGAAACAACAGATGCAAATGGCGGAAGGGTATTCTTTACATCCACTGACCAAGATGGCAACTTCCGAGTAGGTGATCTGTTTACAATCGAACAATCCACAGGTGTTGCAACATTGAACGCAGATGCATTTAATATTGCGGGATTGCAGGAACTATCTTTGGGAGAAGTTACACTAGGTGGTGGTTCGGCAAGTATTGATGAATTCTCAACAGATCCATTTTTTACAGCTGATTCAGACAGTATTGTTCCTACTCAGAGAGCAATTAAGGCTTATATTGCGGCACAGATCGGCGGCGGCGGCGCGTCACTTAATGTAAATAGTGTAACAGCAGGAAGTATCTTTATAAATACTAACCAGATAAGAACAACCGATCAAAGCACGATACAGATGCGAGGAAAATTTGATTTCCAAGCTGAAATAAATGGGTATCCACTTGCGTGGAACTACTTCTTAAATTAAACGGAGAAAATAATAATGGCAACAGGAAAACTTGGAGCAGAAGACTTAGCAGCAGCCACACCCACAGTGATTTACACCGTCCCAGACGGACAATTCACAGTAGCTTCTATTAATATCTGTAACAGAAATACAAGCAACGTTTTGATTAAAATAGCAATTGCAGATGCCGACACACCTGCAGCAGGAGAATACATAGAATTCGATGCAGAAATCCTCCCCAACGGTGTCCTTGAAAGGACAGGCATTGTAATGAATGCTGACCAGCGCGTGGTTGTCGAAGCCAATGCTATTAATGTAAGTGCGAATGCGTTTGGTATTGAAACATCGGTATCTTAAGATAAATAGCTAAAAGGAAGAAATAATGGGTAGAAAAATATCCGGCGGTGTAAGACAACCGATTAGTAATACATTTTCAGGGACTACAGCCGAAAGACCGACAAATGTATCACCGGGAATACAATTTTTTAACACAGACATTAATCTGTTAGAAATTTATGATGGCAGCGGCTGGCACAGAATTAATGATTTTATACCAGTTGCTGTTGCAACTTCTACTACTATTACTGCTAATAAAACTTACTGGGTAGATACTGCCGGCGCACCGGTAACAATAACATTACCTAGTAGTCCTGTTGCACAAGATTTTATTAAAATTACAGATATTTCGGGGTCTTTTGATAATAACAATCTTACAGTAAACCCAAACGGCCATCCTATAATGCGGACTTCAGATTCAATGACGGTTAGCACACAGGGTGCATCGTTTATAATGGTATACTATAATGCTACTACCGGTTGGTTATTAGAGGGTATTTAAGGATAAAACATGCCATTTAATTATGAAACGCTAAAAAGATTACAAGGCGATGCTGTAATAGATCAATCTCTCACCTCCGATGATATAAAGGATGGCGATATTGACGCGGATAAACTCGATAATAGCTCTATTTCTAGCGCACAACTAGCTGATGCGGCAGTAAATCTAAGCGGTAACAAAGTTACTGGATCACTTGCTGTCAACAAAGGAGGCACAGGATTATCAGGTATCTCCGGAGCATATCAGGCAGTAACTACAAGTGGTAGCAACAACACACTACGCCCGCACGGAATCTACGGCATGCAGGTGTTCACAGGCAACGGGACCTGGAATAGGCCAAGTAATGTCAGATACATCAAAGTTCAGGTAGTAGGCGGTGGTGGCGGCGGCTCGGGCCACGGCGAAGCCGGTGGATCTGGTGGCTATGCAGAAGAAATTATTAATGTTGAAAGCATAAGCAGTGTTCCAGTTACCATCGGCGGCGGTGGCGGTAGTTCGTATTACTCCGGTGCTGGCGGCAACGGTGGCGCAAGCTCTTTTGGACCTTATGTATCAGCAAGTTTAGGTTATGGCGCAAACAGAAATAACCAGCACTCTGGTGGAGTTAGTGGTGTAGGAAGTGGCGGTAACTTAAATATTCATGGCGGCGGTGGTGGAAATCATCACCAGAGATCTGGAAAAGGCGGCGGATCGTATTGGGGCGGCTCTACAGCAGGAGGACATCCGCAAGGTGGACAGTTTGCTTATAATCACCGCAACCACGCAGGCCCCGGAGCCGGGGGCGCAGGCGGATATTTTAATGGAAACAGGGGTGCAATAGGCAAAGCAGGTATGGTAGTTGTTACCATGTTTTACTAAAGAGAAAACATATGGCATTTGATTATAGAACTTTAAAAAATATAACAGGAAGAGCATTTGTTTCTGAAACTTTAGAAGCAACAGATCTTGCAGATGATGCAATCACCTCTAGCAAAATCGAAGACGGTGCTGTAAATGCAAATAAAATGCAAGAGGGATCAGTTAACTTAAGTGGAAACAAAGTAACCGGGTCTGTAAGTGCAAATGCTGGCGGAACCGGTTTAACATCACTCGGATCCGCTTATCAAATTTTAAGTGTAGATTCAGGCGGCGGTAACCTTACATATGCGAATTCTAGCATTAGAAGTATGCGTGTATACACAGGTAATTCGACTTGGACGAAACCCAGCGGTGTTAGATATGTAAAAGCCTGTGTTGTAGGCGGTGGTGGCGGCGGCTCGGGCCACGGCGAAAGTGCAGGAGCCGGCGGGTACGCAGAAGAAATTATAGATGTAACTGGCATAAACAGCGTATCGATAACTGTAGGGGGAGGCGGTGGCAGCTCGTATTACTCCGGCGCAGGAGGAAATGGCGCAAGTTCGTCGTTTGGACCTTATGTATCAGCCAGCGGCGGGTATGGCGCAAACAGAAATAACCAGCACTCCGGCGGTGTTGGCGGTGTAGGAAGTGGCGGAAATTTAAATATTTACGGCGGAGGAGGCAATCCTCATCACACAGGATCAAGCACCGGTGGAGAGTCATTCTGGGGAGGTAACACAGCCGCAGGACATCCGCAAGGTGGACAGTTTTCTTATAATCACCGCAACCATGCCGCTCCGGGAAGTGGCGGCGCAGGCGGCCATTATAATGGAAACAGGGGTGCTATAGGCCGAGGCGGAATGGTCGTTGTTTACGAATATTATTAAAGAGAAAAACATATGGCATTTGATTATAGAACCTTAAAACAATTGTCTACTGAAGATATAGTAGACGGATCGCTTGAAAAAACAGAATTAGCAAACGGTGTAGGTATTTCACGCACCGTAGCTAATAGTGCTGTTGGAGATACAAAACTAGCTAACAGTTCAGTGGATTTAGGCGGCAATAAAGTGACGGGTACATTGGGCGTAGGTTCAGGAGGAACAGGATTAACGTCCGCTGGAAGCAACTTAGAAGTATTGCGTGTTAACGGCGCCGGCAACGCTCTGGAATACTCTCGAATAGGTATCAATGCAATCAGAGCATATCAGGGCAATTCAACATGGAACAGACCTGCCGGTGTAAGATATGTTCATGTGCAAGTTGTAGGCGGTGGTGGTGGCGGCTCGGGCCACGGCGAAAGTGGCGGTGCAGGCGGGTACGCAGAAGAAATTATTAATGTAGAAAGCATAAGTTCGGTAAGCATAAGCATAGGGAGTCGAGGCGGTAGTTCGTATTACTCCGGTGCCGGCGGCAACGGAGGATCAACCTCCTTTGGACCGTATTGCTCTGCAGGCGGCGGGTTCGGCGCAAACAGAAATAACCAGCACTCTGGTGGAGTTAGTGGTGTAGGAAGTGGCGGTAACTTAAATATTCATGGCGGCGGTGGTGGAAATCACACTGAAAGTTCGGGCCCCGGAGGATCATCATTCTGGGGAGGTAACACCGCAATGGGACATCCGCAAGGCGGACAGTTCACATATAATCACCGCAATCATGCCGCTCCAGGAAGTGGCGGAACTGGCGGATATTATAATGGAAACAGGGGTGCTATCGGTCGCAACGGAATGGTTGTGGTAACTGAATACAGATAAATAGGATTATAGGAAAATATTCATGAAAAAAGTTTTAGTAAGCTTAGAAGGTTATGTAATGCAAGTCGAAGAACCCGGTAGTGACTTTGACATATACGAAGGTCCAGATGCAACATTTGCATGGGTAGATGCACCCGATGATGTGACATTACAATGGACACTAGAATATAGCCCATCTCAAGGTAAAATGATTTGGGTCAATAGAGATGCACCTCCAGTCGATTTAGGAATGCAAAGAAGAGTTGCGTATGGCACCGTGGAGGATCAATTAGACATGCTTTATCATGATATGAAAGACGGAAATCTCACAAGCGGATCTTGGTTTAATCATATTGATATAATCAAAAAATCAATTCCTAAGCCTCCTCCAAGCGAAGAAGAGTTATCTCCTGAGGAGCAAGAAGCTTTAGATGCAATACGCGAGCCGGATGTTAACTCCCCTATGAAATTTTCGACACCGGAAATGCCATCATGGGTAAGATGCCCGGGATGGAAATATTACGAAGGTGATAAGGAGAAAGATGTATAATGGCTACACTTAGAGCAATTGGTCCTGTAACGGTCGAGAATGTATCTTTGGGGAAATTATTTGAAGCTTCTCTAGTTTCATTTGAAAAAAAGGTTAGTCTAGTAGTAGAAATAAATGGACATAATGTGTCTTTAGCTTACGATACCGATGGCAATGATTATGAAGCTGATCATAATGGACATAGGTATAGGGCTATGAATCCTAAATTTGTAGCAGAATAAACTATCTTATTTGCATAAAGCAGGTCCTGCCCTGCTTTTTTTATCATCCCCTGATAATAAACGTTAAATATATCCAAGTTTAGTGGAGAAAATATGAAAATAAAAAAGGTGTGTATTGTTGGTGGCGGATCGTCGGGCTGGATGACTGCTGCTTCGTTAGCAAAACTTTGTCCTCATCTTGATGTCGTGTTGGTAGAGTCAAAATCAGTCGGCACTGTAGGTGTTGGTGAGTCTACCCTAGGACATATTAATAGATTTCTAAAAATGCTCGATATCACAGACGAGATGTGGATGGCCGATTGCAATGCTACATACAAGAACTCGATTAGATTTACAAGCTTTAGAGAAAACAACAATGAAGTTTTCGAGTATCCTTTTTGTCATGGGTTCGATTCTACCTTTGGAAAAGAAAACGGATTAGAAACGTGGAATGAACTTTCTGCCCTATACCCGGATATTTTTACTCCTGAGACGTTCGCAGAATTTCATGCTTTATCAAATACTACTCTTGCTACATATAATAAACAAACAAGAAATGAAGAAAAAAAATTAAAGTTTTTTGATTTCGGTCTAGATACTGCATATCATATGGATGCACAGTTATTCGGCGAATGGTTAAAAAATAATATTGCGTTACCCAATGGAGTAAAACACATCACAGGTAATGTAATAAATTTTGCTGACGACGGAAAAGGAAAATTATTCAAGTTATTTGTAGATTCGGGCGACGAAATCGGCGCAGATTTATTTATTGATTGCACTGGATTCAGATCTTTATTATTAGAAAAAATAATGGGCGCACAATTTATTTCATTCGAAGATTATCTTGCAAATGATAGAGCATGGGCAGTTAGACTTCCGTATTCAAACAGAGAAGAGCAAATGCACAATGTAACTGATTGTCATGCGTTAGGCAACGGTTGGGTGTGGAATATACCTCTCTGGAACAGAATAGGGACCGGTTACGTATATTCCAGTCGTTTTATTGACGATGACGGCGCACTGAAAGAATTTAAAAATCATTTAAATGAGAAACATGATGTAGATCTAGAAGAAGCAAAATTTTTCCCCGTCCAAATCAGGCACGGTAAGCGGACTCGTGCTTGGATAGGAAACGTAGTAGGTATAGGTCTAAGTTATGGGTTTGTTGAACCTTTAGAATCAACAGGTCTACTAACAACACACGAAAATATTATAAGATTAGTAGATATGCTAAACACAAGGGGCGGATATCTTACTAGATCAGAAAGAGAAGCATTTAATAAAGCAGCTGATACGGATATAGAAGGATTCAAACAGTTTGTTTCTATGCACTATGCATTATCTAAAAGAAATGACACAGCATACTGGCGTTGGGCAACTCAAAAAAATGAATACGAGCCCTTGCAGTTTAACGATTTTCAATCTTCAAGATATGATTATAAAGATATCTTAGGACCTATAATAGGAAACCTAGCAATGAACGATAGATATCATGGAAATAACTTTATTATTGCTGGTATGGGAATGCGATCAATTTCTACCGTTGGTCTTATTAAAGCAAGATATAACTACGACAGACTAAGTGAGCTTGAAAAGATAAAAAATGAATTTTTACACAAAAGAGACAGTGTTAGACAATATGTATCCGCCCTCCCAACACATTATCAATATTTAAAAGAAAATATATACAATAATATTGACAACTATGATGTTTAATTTTAAAAAGAAAAAACCAAAAATACGATTTTACAGTACCGAGCCCGGAGTGCCTGATGTGTTTCCTGTTGTTCCAACATCTCAAATTGAGAGATCGTGGTTAAATTTACCTAATTTTAATCATGATACAAACGGCGATATGTGGACAAAAAATTGTCCAGGTATAAAACTTATTATGAATGCAGGCTGGGTAATTCCTGCACCTGCAGATTTTATTATTGAAACAAACGGCGATGGTATTGACTTTCAATGGATTGAACCCATAAAGTTTGCCCACGAAAAACCACCCGGAAACGAAATTTATATAGGCTTCCATGACAAAGATCAATCTGCCAGACTAGTAAACAAAAAAAATACTTTACAAACTGTTGTTAAGGTAAACACACCCTGGAGAGTTGAAGTTTCAGACGATTATCTATTATTGCAAATGCCAGTGTCTTATAATAACGAATTTAGGTTTACCTCGGCACAAGGAATCCTAGATCCTAGATACGCACATGTTTTAAATATTCAGTTGTTTTGGCACGAAACAAACTCAAAAACCATAATCAAAGCCGGAACTCCTTTAGCACAGTTTATTCCTATAAAAAGGAACGAATATATTTCAACAAATTTTGATTTCAGTGTAACAGAAGCAACAGAAAAGGATAAGCAAAAAGAACGAGCTTTTAACTATGCTCTCCGATGCTCCGAACTCAAATATGACACTTTAAAATCGAGATTAAAAAGAGTCAAATCAGTTCTAAGTAAATATGCTTTATAAGGAGATATAATATGACATATAAAATAAGTTTACAAGAAGTTACAGATAAAATTAAACATAAAAAAGAAGATACTGAAATTAAATTACAAACGCTAGAAAATGAATTAAACGACACTTCATTGAATCCTTACGGAATAACCACAATAGATTTTTCGGAAAGAAATGAAATGTTAGAAGATATCCTTAAAATGGAAGGAGTCTTAATGGGACTTCAACTAGCAATGGAAACATATGACGAAGCTTTTTTAGAGAAAGATGAATAATGCAATATGCGTCGATCCGTTTCCTTCGTTAATTTGGAAATATAAGTTCAATTTTAGATTTCCAGAGTGGAAAGCAAAACTGTATTTGCATTCTGAAAACAATACTTCTCATTCATATTTGGAAGAAGGCGATTCATACTCTAGTGTGTCGTCGCAAGACCAACCCATTCACTTATGGGACGAATTAAATGAGTTTAGAATTTGGCTACCAAACATAATTAAACAGAATTGTAAATATCATTGCTTTAAGGATAAACAATATACAATTTTAAATTCATGGTTTAATATTCACAGGCCTAGTGGAAAAACTTTAGAACATTATCATAACAAGACAGATTTAGTAGTAACTTGTTATTTAGATAAACCACAAAACACCGGCAATATTGAATTTAGAGATCCCTTAGAATACCATAAATCAAACACATCAATAGAACCAGAAGAATTGTTATGGAAAGAAGTTGATTGCAAAACAAATGACATTTTAATATTTCCAGGCTGGGTTCGACATAGAACACAACCGAATCGAGGGGATAAAGATAGAGTTGTAATGACAATAAACATAGGAAGTTATGAATTTTAATCGGTGTGTTCCGGATGCGAACAATTATAAAAACGAAGTAAAGATCAAAAGTTTACAGGATATCGAAATTGAATCCATAAACTTTGGAGAGATACACTGTTGGATTTTTAAAGATATATTTAAGAAGGACGGATTCGAAAAAATAAAAAATGTTATAGGATCATTTCCTATTCAAAAAAATAATAATATAGACACTAATTATGATCCTAATCCGTTCGATACCATACATATCCCTGCGTGGGCTTACAAAGAAGTTTGTTTCTTACTGCGAGATTTCTATTTAAAATTTCTCTGTGACAGTCCTTCACCTACTAATTTTGAGATTTTTGAATGGGGAAATGTTTATTTTAAGGATAAATCAAGACCAATAATAAGTAATCGTTTACCACATATAGATTTTTTGCATGGTATTGTAGGTAACTTATGGTTAGAACAACAAGGAGGCGAAAGCGGAACTTCATTATACAGCTATAACGGGCAAATAATAAATGGTCAATATGATTTTATGGTAGACACTAATCACAGGAAGCACTTAGATTATATGGAATTAGTGCAGAAAGGACGATCAGAGAATTGGTTTAATTTTGATAGCAATTTTTTGGCTGATTTCGGTTTTGTGTTTGAAGGATATTTACCTAGCATGGAAAATACAATGACCGTATACAGATCTAATCAATATCATACTCCATTTATAGACGACTTAACAAATTTTAGATGGTCGCATACATTTGCATTTTCTCACAGGTGAAACTAAACTATAAAAATGAACAAATTCGAATACAATCATGATTTTAGAATTACCGAACTATTTCCGGTTCCGCTGTTTCAAACGGTAATTGATATTCCTGATATTAATAAAGACGACTGGGTCTGGAAAGATAATTTAAACAATCAAATTTCTGAGAATCAAAAAATATTAGAGCACGAAAGTTTATCTATACTCAAGAAAGACATTGAATTAAATTTAAATACATTTTGGCGAAACGTTCTAAATGCAGATTGCGAAGCTGACATAGAAATAACACATTCTTGGCTGAATATCACGCATACACATCAAAGTCATCATTTACATAGGCATCCTAATAGCTATATTAGTGGTGTTTTATTTTGGCAACATCACGAATCTGCAATTGTTTTTTCAAATGATCGGTATAGTCAGATACAGTATGAAGTTTCGTGCACAAATATGTTAAACAGTAATACATGGAGAGTGTGTCCGGAACCTGGACTACTTTTATTGTTTCCTAGCTATCAAAGTCATGCGGTTGAATATGTATCACAGGAACAATCCGAAAGATTAAGTTTGAGCTTTGATACATGGGTTCGTGGCAGCGTGAACAGTATTCCTAATCAACAATTGATAATAGGATGACTATCTTTATGGAGAAGTTATGAATTTAGATTATTATTTTCCAACTCCTGTTTGGTGGACAGATACTACATTCGATAATACAGATCTGTTAAAATTATATAATGATCTCAGGACCAAAGACCCAGTAGGAGCAGAATTAAGTAATTTTGGAGGCTGGCAAAGTAAATCTTTCGCCCACAATGAATTCAACTGTACGTTACAAATATCGGATCTAATTTTAAACCAAGGAAGTAGAATTCTATCAGATTATGGATTAGAACCGACCTGTCATGTATTAGAAATGGATAATATGTGGTTTAACTGTAACAAAGGAAAAGATATAAATCAAGTCCATATTCATGGAGGATCTGATTTCTCAGGAGTTTACTACCTTTCGGCTCCCGAAGGATCAGGAGATATAGTCTTTTATAAAAATTATCACGAAGAATTTTTTACGAACAGTTTAGGAAATAATTTTGAGAGAATAACACCTGTTAGTGCAACTGTTGCTAAGTATCCGTCTAAAAACAAAAGATTAATCTTATTTCCTTCGAATTTACAACACGGTGTTCTTCCTAGCTCAACAGAAAGAGAGCGAATTTCTATCTCTTTTAATATTAAGGTAAAGCATGTTTGAAAATTTATGTGAAAAAATATTAAAAAAATATAATTTACAGTATAACGATCGACCAGTACACTTTGAAAATGTTTTTAACGACCCGTCAATACTAGCTAACTGGACGACTATCGAAAATTGTATTAACTTTCCTGCAATGTATGAATTTGAATTAATTGATTTTCATAATCAAAAGATTGAAATTCCTAGATATAGGAAGATGTGGAATTCAATAAAAACTGTGCAAGATAAAGAATTTGTTTTTAATAAATTTATGCAGGGGTATGGCTTAATCATAACAAATTACGATAATAACAACGAGTATATAAATAATTTGCTTAGATGTTTTGAAAACTTTTTTGATGTTTATACCGATGCGCATTTATATTGTGGTTTGAAAAATGCTAATTCTTTTTCAATTCACGAAGATTATCCATCAAATTTTATTGTTCAAATCGACGGAACAACACATTGGAAAGTATTTAAAAATAGAATATCAAGCGTCTATAGGACAGGGTTAATGAACAATCTACTAAAAGAAGATCAATTAGAAACAGTGTTAGATGTAACTTTGAATCCTGGTGATATGTTATACATTCCTGCTAGAGCCTATCACTGTGCACAACCATGCAACGAGCGTATAAGTATTAGCATTCCTTGTTGGAGCAGAACATTAGCTGATGACCCTGCATTGCAAAATGATAGAAACATATATAGGATAAATTAAATGTTTGAAACTCAATTGGTATACGGAATATTAGATACAAACGAATTTAAAGAAATAAATGATTTTGTAAACGGCACAGAAATAACCTGGACACATATAAAAGATACAACATATGAAAATGGCAGGACACCCAGTATTGATACACCTGCCTTTGCTCATATACTGTTGGGTCACGACGGGTATCGAAGCCCCTTTCTCGATAAATTTACGCCTCTGCACCAAGCATTAATGAATAGATTAGATATAACTCCTAAGAATGTATTCAGAATGAGATTAGGTTTTTTATTAAATACACGCTACACTTTTCCAAGTCAACCGTATGTTTATAATTCTCCGCATAAGGATGCAGATTTTGATCATCTAACAGCAGTCTTTCATTTTATGCATTCTGACGGAAATACAGTAATTTTCAATCAAACAGAAGAAAGTGATGCATATTCAATTAAGGAGAGCATTGAACCTGATCAAAACATGGCGGTAGTTTTTGATGGAAATTATTATCATGCAAGCACATGCCCAAAAGTATTTACTAAAAGAATTGCATTAACAATTAATTTTACTATCTAAATGGAAAATTTTAAAAATAAAAATATAAAACCGCTTGTTCCTACTATTATCATAGATGACTTTTTTGAGTCGCCGTCGTTGTGGTTAGAATATGCAAAACAATTAGAGTATTTTAAAGGCGATAGAGGCACCTGGCCCGGTTATAGATCCGATTTATTTTCTAATATGAATACTGAGCTGCAGAATATAATCGATAATAAGCTCTTACAACATCTTTTTGAATTCGATAAATTTACAAAGAATGATATCAGCATACAATGTGTATCAGAAGAATGGGGCCAGGGATGGATTCATGACGATGATCCAAAATTTTATGGTGCCGCTGGAGTGATATTTCTTAATAAAAAATATCCTAAAAATACAGGAACAACAATCTACAATCAACAGATAGATCCAAGTTATGAAAAGTTTGGAAATATATTTTTTGATGATGTTACAGATGTAGAAAGAAAACATAATGATCTCTATCTAAAACACCAACAAGAACAAAAACAAATGTTTAAAGAAACTATCAAAGTCGAAGGAAGATATAATAGGTGTCTAATATTTGATCCGAGACAATGGCATGCGGCAGATAATTATTTCGGCACAAGCAAAGATGATAGTAGATATACAATTGTTTTTTTTGTAAACAACAAGGATTCATTAAACTAATGCTATCACCAGAGGAGAGTTCGAGACTCATAAAAGAAAATGATCTAAAAAACAGGATAAAATATCCGAGATTTCCTAGTCGTATTATAGAAGATTTTTTACCTTGTCCGTATGTATGGAGAAACTTAGCCTTACAACAAGATTATTACGATACTGATCTGCCTATTCCAGGCCAGCGCAGTAAATTTCTCGAACAAATTGATGCAGATATATTTACAGACTTTGCTCGTATATTTTTAAAACATTTTCCTATTTTTTCTGGTTTTCAAAACCTTTCTGTTTGTTTTCAATTGGTCGATGAAACATATGGCCAGGGGTGGGTGCATGACGATGATCCTACAGTTACCTTCTCAGGGGTAATATATCTTAACCCACATGCTGCAGCCAATACCGGCACAACTTTATATGATGATCAGGAAGACACATATGCTAATGACTTTAAAGATATGATTTGGAAGGACACCCTTCAATCTAGTGCCGATGAAAGAAAACAATGTAGTAAATATAGATTACAGCAACGAGAAACATTTACTCCTTCACTTACGGTCGAAAACGTTTTTAACAGAGCATTTATTTACGATCCGAGAACTTGGCACAGTGCAGATAATTTTTTCGGCTCAGATAAAGATGATTCAAGATTAACAATGGTATTTTACGGTAAAATTTAATGAGTTCTGACGATATAATAGTAATAGATAATATAATAACAAAAAGTTATCAAAATGCAATCTTAGATAGGGTTACTGCTCACACATTTCCGTGGTATTTCAATCCTAATCTAATCACGCCAAATTTTGCTAAAGGCAAAGAATATATGGATAGCAATCCAGTAGGATTAAATCATTTTTTATTCGAAGATGGTAAGGTCGATTCGCCATTTTTTGATTTTCTTTATCCGTTGATATTAAGTATTCAGGACATGAATATGTTTCCTAAGGCCTCGACAGAACGCATGAGGATGAACCTTACACAGCGAAATCCTAATTCGACAAAAGAACATCATCTACCACACATTGATAGTTTTTATGAACACTGGAATGTTATTTATTACGTAAATGATAATGACGGGCCTACCTATATTTTTAACGATACTAATAAAAATTATGAATATAAAGATCAAGATTTTATGCTCACAAATAACTTTTCGGTAAAACAAAAAATTTATCCGAAGAAGGGAAGAATTGTTGCCTTTCCAGGATTTTATTATCATGCTTCTAGTTTTTGCAAAGAATTTCCTTACCGGATTGTTTTAAATATCAATTTTTCAGGATTACAAGATGTACTGCAAAGATCACGAGATACATAATTCGCAATTAATTCTCAAAAATCATACAAAAATGGTAAATGATTTATATTTTGTCTATGATTTTTTCAAAGACATATTTCCTTATGGAGATAGCACAGAGGCATATCCTCTTTATAATGTGTTTTGTGCAACCTCTCCCGATCCTGTATGGTATCAACTACTACAAGAACTTAAATTAATTATCAGAAATTTTGCAGGCCATAATGATCCTTTGTGGATGCAAGCTTGGCTAAATTATCATACACCGGAAACTGTGCTAGGTTGGCACGGGCACGATTGGCCGATACATGGATATATCAACATTAATCCTTTCGATACGGAAACACAGTTCGAAGATTATACTGTAAAAAATAAAATAGGAAATATCTATATAGGTCCAGGTCATCGATTACATAAAGTCAATGTAAAAAGCAATTTTATAGAGCCTAGATTAACAATCGGGTTTGATGTTCACGACAAGCCAGAACCACCGTTTAGACATTTTTCATTGATGCCGCTATGAACTTAAATAAACCAATTTTTTTAAACAGAATTGTCGACGAAAAATTATTAGATTTTGTCACTAGAGAATTAAAAATAGCAGCCAATGCTGCCAGAATATTAGAACCGCACTCTGGATACGAAGAAGGATTTGCGGATAGTTTTAATTTTTATTGTCCGCCATGTTTAGAAGTTTTGTCGGAAATAATTCAGCCAGTAATAGAAAACAAACTACAACTAAAACTATATCCTAGTTACACTTATGCACGGTTATATCGACATGGATCCCGTTTAAATAAGCATTATGACAGACGAAGCAGCGAATTTACAGTAAGTTTATCACTGGAATATGATGATTCAAATTGGCCTTTGTGTATTTTAGATGATGAAAATAACATAAACAAATTTGTGCTTAACAAGGGAGAAGCCGTAATTTATAGCGGCAGGCAATTTGCGCACTGGCGTGACGGTCCTTATAAAGGGAAAGAACAAGCACAAGCATTTTTTCAATATGTAGACATAAACGGCGATAGTGCTGATCTCAAATATGATGGCAAAATAGCACCGGGCCTTCCCTTTACCTTTTAAACATTAATCAGTAACTTTTAAACTAGAAGCATAATTTACCAGATCGTTTACTGATGGTGTTGCATCTAAAAAATCAATTCCTTGCATTGCTAAATTAATTGCTTCTCTATGTTTTACAGTTTGGGGTAGTATACCCTGTCTTATGTTATAAGCTTTTTTATGTAAATGCGGCATTTGCCCCCAAAGGTTAGCTATTTCTTTCCTATCTAATAATCGCAAGCCCCACATAACTTGCGTGTAATTAAGACTTTTAAACATGATAAAATGATCGTTGAATGGTTGATGAGAAGGAAGATATTTCTTAAAATCATCTAAATATTCTCTGTTAAAATCTGTCAAAATTAAGTCAGAATTAATCCAGCGCCAAAACTCACTGTCGCGTCTTTCTGTTATATAATGTATTTGAACAAAATCAATTATATTTTCAGAAACCTGTTTAAATCTCTTATTATATATTTTTGCACTTGTTTTATCATTTTTATGCCAATGTGGTAAACTGGTAATTAAACCAAACATCTGTTGTATTGTAGAACCAATGCTGGTTGCTTCTAGCGGTTCAACAAACATACTGGCAAGACCTACACAAACACAATTTTTTGTCCAGTTTTCGTCTAAATATCCTGCAGAAAATTTTATTTTTTTAGCTATTTCTATTTTATCCGAATGTTGCGATTGCGCCTCGCTTATAGCTTCGTCTTCATTTATGAAATCGTCACAGTAAACATAGCCGTTACCGAATCTGTTTTGTGTAGGTATTCTCCACATCCAGCCTGAGCTTAAAGCTCTTGCTTCAGTGTGCGAAGGTATGTCTTCCTTATATCCTGTAGGAAATGCGATGGCACTGTTCATAGGAAGATAGTCTTTGCAGTCTATCCATTTTACACCAAGCTTTGATGCAATCACTCTTCTAAATCCGCTACAATCAATGAAGAAATCTGCTGTATAAATTTGTTTTCCGTGAAGTTTAGATACAAAGCCGCTTTCATCTAATTCTACATCGTCTATAGTATCATTTATGAAAATTACGCCTTTATTCTCACACTTTTTATGAAAATAGTCATTAAGTTTTTTTGTATCAAAATGAAACTGATTTACGCTTTTAGAAAAAGGCCCGGCGTGCCTACTCTCTAAAGTTTCTTTCCATACCGATGCAAGCGCATCTTCTCCGTTGGCAATTTGATCTACCATGCTAAGGTACAAGCCCGACCTCGGGTCTTGCGAAAGAGTAAACTCGGCAAGGGCATGCCAATATTCAGTGTTATCGCCATGCCAGTTATTAAATCTTATACCGGTTTTAAAAGTTGCATCTGTTTCTCTTAGTAATTCAGGAATATCGATTTCTAAATATTCCATAAGGTGTGCCCAGTGTTCTGTTGACCCCTCACCAACTCCTATAATTCCAATATCCTTTGATTCTATCAGGGTTACATCTAATTTTGGAAATGCGTGTTTACAACACAGGGCACTTATAAGACCTGCTGTTCCGCCTCCCAACACAATTAATTTATTAATCATTGGTTTGTTCCTCAAAAAAGTCTTTCTTAATTGTTGATTCTAGTTTAATAACTGCAATAGAATCTCTTGCTAAATTATAATTAATTTTACCTGTGGGTAACACATTAAAGCTTATTGTGTATCTATCAGTGTCATCAAAATTAGGCATAGTAGAGTGATACATCCAACTAGGAAATAAAATTAATTTTCCAGGTTCTGGGTTTATGCGATAAAAAGGAGAGAATTCATGTTGAAGGACTTCGATTTGAGCATGTGTTCTTTGAAATACTGGGTCCTCAAACACAGTAGGCGCGCCCTCTGTTAAATAATAAATTCCACTCCATAAACTCATAGAATGTCTATGTGGAGCATGATACATATCAGAGTTACGATAATATTTATTAGCCCAACTGCTTGAAATTTCTAGCATGTCGCAATCATACTTATGATCATCTTTCAGCATGTTTAAACAGGAATTTATCCAATTAAATAAGCCACAAAATTGATCTTTTACGTGCAGATTATCAATAGAGCTTAGTGCATTATGTTCACCGAATGTTTCGTCATCCAGCAGTGAAATCAACTTGTCGTTATCGAGGGTATCATTGTTAAAAGAGTAGATTGAAACGGGGAATAAGTTTATTTTATCCATTGTCTATCCAAATTATTAGTATATTTAGTTTTACATTTTTAGACTATGTGATTTAACGATAAATAAATTGCAGGGAACATTAAAAATGGCAAAAACAGAAACATTTAACTTCATCAGAATTATTCCTAGAGAGACTGATTTTTTACAGAGAAGAGTCGGAGCTAGAGGAGAAATTTTCCTAGACAGAGAAAACCAGACCTTAAGATTTTTTGATGGGGAAATTCAAGGCGGAGCTACTTTAGCTAGAACCGATTTAAAAAATATAGATATAGAAACACTCGAAGATGCTATCAATTCGGCGGGATCCGCATTTATATCTTACACTGTAACAATCAATAATACAGGAGATGGAAACAAGTATATTCTGAATGGAGATTACAAGCCTGTTTTGAACTTTGTAGCAGGATACACGTATGAATTTAATCAAGATGATTCCACAAATGTATATTATCCTAATGCAACCGGCACAACAAATAATCAACATCCTTTGAATTTTTCAGCAGATGACCCTAACGGTGAAGCAGGTGATGGGACTGTGTATACCGCCGGTGTAACTTACCTTTTAGACAATGTAGCAGTTAACAAACAAGCCTACTGGGACGGATTCGAATCTGCAACTTCGCGCAGGGTAAGAATTAAAGTAACAACCGATACACCTTCTGTTCTTTATTATTGGTGTCAAAATCATCTTAATATGGGAAACGAAATTGCAGTAGCTGTCCCAGGAACCGGATCAGGAAGTTCCTTAGACATAACCTACACTGCTGATGAAAACCTAGATTGGGCAGCAGGGTCCTATGATTTTGGAAACAACATAATCAAATATTCAAATGCTGTCCAGCTAGAAAGTGAGCTGTCAAATTATTCGCCTGCTACATATCATGGTATGACAATGCATGTCCATGAGTCCGGAGCATTATATTATGCACATGCAGGAGAATGGCGCAAATTAGTTACAGATACAAGCTATGGAGATCCTGTATCGGTCGGTTACACAGATCCTTTAAATTCAATTGCATATGACGGTTTGACATTAAGTAATGGAACCGGTATAAGTATTCAGTCTCCTTCGCCTAATAGTTTTACAGTAAGTTCAACAGGTCTGCAATCTCTTGCATTTTCTGTGCAAGGACAAACTACTTTAGAACAAACGTCTGACACCGGAAGTTTAAATTTAGTTGGCAACAATTTATCTATCTCAACAGATGAGGAGAGCAACACAATCACATTCACTGCGCCGCAAGCTGTAACACAGGCATTTACTCGAATAACGGTATCGGGCGAAAGTGACATTGTTGCAGACCAAGCAGAGGATGCGTTTCAACTTGTAGCCGGACCTAATATATCAATATCCACAAGTCCTGGCGGCGACTCTATTACAATTAGCGGAACTTCGGGCGACGGGGAAGCAAGCGGAGTATCAACTGGACAAGCGAACAGACTTGCTAGGTATGCTTCAACAGGACAGGTTATACAGGATACAGGCGAAAACCTAATTTTCGATGGCACAAATCTAATTTTAAACGGAAGCCCAGTAGTAACGGCGTCAACCGAAACAAAAACGGAATTTTTTATAGCCGCAGACGACTCTACTATTCGGTTAGTAAGAAATCAGGAAAGTGTGAAGTTTATAGGCGGCACAGGAATTACCACAACTAGTGATGTAGATGGTAACATTACAATTACAAATACCTCAACAGACCAAAACATATTTTCAACTATTTCGGTTGCTGGGCAAGACAACATTACAGCCGATACAACATCAGACACGCTTACCTTTGCGGCCGGGTCGAATATTACACTTACAAATGATGCACTATCTAATACAGTTACAATTGCGGCAGCAGGCGGAGGAATAGCGTCTAACACTTTTGAAACTATAGCTGTAAGCGGACAATCTGATGTTGTAGCAGATAACTCTACAGATACACTTACATTAGTTGCTGGCTCAGGAATTGTTATTACAACAGATGCAGATAATAACAGTATTACTGTTGCTAGTTCTGCAGCTACTCCTGATTTATTCCAAACTGTAGAAGGTGATAACGGCAGCGTAACCGCAGATAGTCCTACAGAAACACTAACTATCGCCGGCGGCACAGATATTTCAACATCTGTATCTGGCAATACTCTAACAATAGGATTCACAGGTAGTGCTGGCGCGGCTAATTTTTCAGAGTTAGGAGATGCAACAGATGCATCATTGACAGTTGATGATTTTTATCTTCCGGCAATTACCAAATTAATTGTAGACAACAATTTAGCTTCGGCCTACACATTCGATCAATATTCAGGTGATAATCCAACTATATATGCGATAAGTGGTTTAACTATAGCATTTGATCTTAATAATATTCAAGGACATCCTTTTCTGGTTCAGGATCCGGCCGGGTCTAATTACAGCACAGGATTAGTTCATGTAGATTCAGACGGGACAGTGAGTGAAGGAACCAACGCCCAAGGCAAGACCAGTGGAACTTTATACTGGAAAATACCTTCTAGTATTTCTGGGGGTTATAGATATCAATGTTCTGTGCATTCTAGCATGGTTGGTTCGATTCAAATTAAAAGTATAGCAACTATCTAGGAATTTTATTATCCTTAATAATTTTTTGAATATCTTTTCTGATTGAAACTATCTTAAGTCTGTTAGAATTTATAGTCTCTGGAATAGCGTTTGTAATATGAAGATCATTATGCATTTTGTCTATTAATTTAACCTCATCTATCAATCTTTCAATTAAAATTCTTAAATCCTGTTGTTGTTTTTGATCATCTATTTCTGCCATAGCAGTTTTATAGGTGTGTAATTCTTTTTTAAATTTTTGGCTTTTTTCAAGTTGCATCATGCTGTAACTCCAAAATTGTTTCTATTTTAGCTTTTGTTATACTGTTGGTTAAGGTATTTTTTAAACCCACGTGTATATTTTTAGGTAAATTATCGACGCCTGCCCAACAATAGGTTTTTGATTTGCTTGCTAAAAATTCTTGATCTACAATACATACATACGTACTGTATTCAAATCCGTTGTCTCGAGATATGTAAAGCTCAATTGGAATAATTTTGCCGTGAGCATATTCGTCTAAAGTATTTTTTGCATCTTCAATCAATGCACCAGATTTAGGAAACGTGGGCACAGTCCACTTTTGATTTTCAAGAATTAAAAGAATTCTTTCTGACGACTTGCTTATGTACAAAAGCCCGGCACGTTGATTCATACACTAATTATACAGAATCTAATTCAATTCTCCAGAAACCTGAAGCGTATTCGCCTTCGAACGATTTAAGCCATTGCGATCCGTTCCAAACATATTGTATGCCTGTGCGAAGGTTTTGTATGTATGTTGGATCTTTGCCAGACACCGGACTAAACACTGCCTGCCATTCTGTGCCGTTCCACTCCACGATATAATTCAGTCCCATCTCACCAGTTTCGCCGTCTAGGTTAGTCCAGCCTAAGGGCCGATCTACAATGTCGTCTAACAATAGATACCTTGTACCTACTGGAATGTTGTCTAACGAGCCAAACTGTGTCAGAGGATCAAATTTTTCTGGATCCACTATGGCGTCAATTGTGCCTCTGTTTTCAACACCTTGTAATATTGTGTTTGTAGGTATAGTGTCTTGATCCAGTGTTACAACCAGCTGGCTTGGGTCTATCTCGTTTACAGCAAATGTGCCTACAACTTCATATCCAGACGGCTGTTTAAAAAAGATTTGATTAGAGCCTGCTTTGTACTGTCCTGAGACTTGTAAGATTGTGTTCCAGTCAATGCTGTCGCCAATTTTAAACTCGCCTCCCAGTCTTTGAAGGTTAAGTGCAATTTCGTCTTGATCCAGCAATGTTAGATTATAATCAAGCGATTGTCCGTTGTTAGATTTCAGCAGTAACACACTGTAATCTATGGCAGGAGTTCTAGTTTCTGCATTAGCTTCTTGGGTGTTATAAACCAATGAGTTGATATCTTTTACGTCTCCTTGCTCTGTAAAGATATTTGAAATAATATTTTGCACAACTCCGAGCTTTTTAACCTTGGCAGGCGGAGTAATATAGATAGGCATAGTAAAGTCAACTGAACACACATCTATGTCAGAATCTATGCCTTGTGGTATACTTCTGGAAGTAAATGTAATATTGTTAAGGTAAACAGCACTCAAACTAGTCCAATCGATATAGTTGTCCGTGGTCTGTATTTCTAAGCTGGGATTAAATAAAACCAATATTTGTTCTAGGAGTTGCAGTTTTTGCTCGGTATTGCTGGTCCAAATGTCGCATCGCATCGATAATGTAAACGGAGTCGGCATTAGTCTTTCGATCGTATAAGCTCCGCCCTGCGAGCCTGTATACTGAGGATTTCCGTTTGAGTCAAACGAATAGTCTCTTTCTCTCACATTCATTTTACTGACAAACGAAGGATCTGTTAGACGCTTTGTGTCTAGTTCTAATCCAGTTATAAAACAAGCCATCCTAGGAACAGTTGGCAGTTTGTTTTCTGAATTCTCTCTAATAATATTAGCAACTTGACGTGTTAGGTCGCCGTACATGACAGGCACGGTACGCTGTGTTTCGTCCCCCGCCTCGGTTCTAAAACCAATAAAGATACGCATGAATTGAGTCACATAGCGTCTTATTTGGCCATCATAAAAATAATTCATTATTCGTCAGCCTTTGGTTTAAGTGCTTGAGATAGACTTTGCCGTTCTTGGATTTCTTTACCATTGATAGTGTCAGTATTTGTATTGTTAATAAATGTGGATTTTTGATTTTGTCTATCTTCTTTGCCTTCGAACCTAGCCCCTTCGGCTACGTCGCTAGATCCTAAATTGCTCATCGTCATTCTTACATCATCTTCTATTTTGACCCAACGAGATCCGTTAAATCTAAACAGCCTGTTTGGCAAGTAATCTGTTCTCAGAGCAAACTGTCCTTCCACAGGATTCAAAGGAAATGCAATGCCGCTAGAAAAGGGCGCTCCGTTTTCTGGTATTGCGTCGTCAGTCAAATAGCCGTCATATGCACTACCTTCCGGGCTAGCATATACTGTGTCTGCTCTATAATCCATGTAAATAGGATCGCCGTTTTCGTCAACCAACTCGTTGCCTTCACTGTCAGTAGAAGGAATCAGCTGTGTATCTAGATCTGCACCAACGATTTCAGCTTTTCCGTTTTCGTCAGGCTGCAGGGTATAAAATCTTTTAGTGTTGTATCCGGCCTGCGGCGCGTCCTCTTCTGCTTGATTTAGCACCGCTTCTGTAATCTGCATTTCTTTTTCGTATGTGCTCATTAGATCTCGTAGACTGTCTGCAGGACGGTAGTATGTGGAACCTTCTGCGCTGGTAGGATCAACACCCTGCACAGGTTGAGACACAATATATTTTTCGCCATCAGAACCTAGTACAACATCATTAGGCTGATATTGCACAGCAGGGTTGTACGCGCCCTGATAGTCTTCTTCGTTTGCGAGATTATCGAGTATGTCTTTGAATTCTTGGCTGTCAACCAATGGCACGCACTTGGCTCTGTACAGGTGCGGATACCACAAAGGAGAAAAACCCTCTGCTGCTCGATTTACATCTTCTATAACATAGAATCTTTTGAGTGCGTATTGTAAATCGTTCAGTGCATATTGATCTTTTAGGTGCGGCAATTCTATAACATCGCCTGGTATAATTTTACGAGCCAGTTTATCAACTGTGTCATTGATATGAAAAGTAATAAAAACAACGTCGTTTTGTAAAAATAATCCAAATTGACTTAGATTAAAATCAATGTCGTTTACATTGTATATTCCGCGCAGTTGATATACGTCCTCAGAATATTTTCTATCTCTGTTTTCGAGGAATAACAAATCCTGAATATTGCTCACACTGTCTTGCGCATATTGAGGTGTAGTTGGTGTGGCACCAGATGTAGATTCGCCCGGGCCGATATATTTGTGAATCAGTACATCGGTTCCGCCTACTTGGAACTGCTCCCAAATAACACGATCGTAAAAGTCGTAGTCATTGCCTTTTTCTGGGCGATATAGACTTAAGCGTGGAATAGCTATTCTCCTTGTGTTTTATATTTATCGTACGGATAAATAACAATATGAGCCAAGTTGACACACTAAAACAAGAAGTTTTTGATTACTGCCGCCTCAATCTAGGCGACGGAATGGTCGATGTTGAGCTCGATCCAGAGCATTATGAAACAGCTCTAGAAAAATCACTTGGTGTTTTTAGACAGCGTGCAGACAATGCTGTGGAAGAAAGCTATGCTTTTTTATATTTAGAAGAAGACAAAAACGAATATATTTTGCCGCGCGAAACACAGCAGGTCAGACAGATATTTAGGCGTTCTGTTGGTTCGCGAAGCGGCGGCGGCACAGGCGGCACAGTGTTTGAGCCATTTAACCTAGCTTATACCAACACTTATCTGCTGAGTTCGACCAATATGGGCGGACTGCTAACATACGAACTGTATGCAGGTTATCAAGAACTTGTAGGAAAAATGTTTGGCTCGTTTATCAACTTTGTGTGGCATCCGCACAACAAAAAGTTAATTATACAACAGAGGCCACGAGGCACAGAACTGGTCATGCTGTGGGTGTATAACGAAAAACCCGACGAAGTGTTGCTTACTGATGTGTATTCGAAACAGTGGCTAAAGGACTACACACTAGCGAACTGCAAAATGATATTGGGCCAAGCTAGAGAAAAATTTGCATCGATTGCAGGTCCGCAGGGCGGCACTGCGTTAAACGGCTCTAGCCTAAAAGCAGAAGCCGTAGGAGACATGGACAGATTGATTCAGGAACTTACTACACAGGTTTCTGGGGGACAGGGCTACAGTTGGATTATAGGCTAATGAAAGCAAGCGAATTTATTACCGAGGAAGAAACCTTAGCAGAATTTAAACGTGCGTTTAAACGCACAAAATCAGGTACCCCGAAACTTAGATTTAGATGTCCTAGCGGACCAAGAAAAAACAGAGTGGTTAGTAAGCCGTCTGACTGCTTTAAGGCTCCGAACCCTGCACAAGCGGCAAAGATGCGTGTTACACGCAAACGCACAGGAATACGCCAGGCTCGTAAAGCCAAAAGAACCAAACGCGTTAACCCATTTTCTAAATTAGTAAGACAATTAAATAAAAGAATGACTTGACTTTGAGTCTAAGATTGTTATAATAACTCCATAAAGGAGAAAAACAATAATGATCATAGGCATTTGCGGCTTTATCGGCTGTGGCAAAGATACTGTTGCAGACTATCTTATCAATCAACACGGATTCCAACGAGAAAGTTTTGCAAGCACCCTCAAAGATGCTGTATCTGCGGTGTTTGGATGGGATAGAGAAATGCTAGAAGGTCGCAGCAAAGAAGCCCGCCTTGCTCGTGAAGAAGTTGACGAGTGGTGGGCAAAAAAGTTAAACATGCCCAGTCTTACTCCTCGTTGGGTCTTGCAGTATTGGGGAACAGAAGTTGCCCGCAAAAGTTTTCACGATTCTATTTGGGTTCACAGCCTAGAGAGAAAACTGCTAGACAGCACCAGCGACGTTGTGATCACAGACTGCCGATTCCCTAACGAAGTTAAAACAATCAAAGAAGCAGGCGGCCAGGTGGTTTGGGTTCAGCGCGGCGCAATGCCAGATTGGTTAGATGCGGCAAGAGCTGCAAACGAGGGCGAAGTGTGGGGCATTAACACAATGAATGTTTTAGAAATCCATTCGTCTGAATGGAGTTGGCTGAATACTAACTTTGATCACATTTTAGACAACAATTATGATTTGACTCACTTATACGATCAGATCGAAAGTATTCTAGAAGTCTGCAACTAAGTCTCCCTGTTTCCAAACAGAATCCGTGTGTGCTAACTCTATTCTACAATTGGCACACACTGTTTTTAGATTACTGCGTCTACAATTGTCAAGATTACCATCGATGTGATAAACTCTAAACACGTCTTTGTGCCTACTTTTATAACCACATTTATCGCAGTAATTGTTCATCCTATAGCCGGCACGGTACCATCTAGGGACTCCTGTGTTGACGCCGTGCTTCAAGCACACCTCACATAACTTTCTGTAATAAGTTTTGCCCTGCTTTTTATAGTTCACTGCGCAGGGTCTAACGCCGCATTTGCATAATGGTCTCATGTGCGTATTTAACTGACCGCACCTTTTTCTCCCCTTTTTAACCGTTGATATACGGGCGATTTTTGTGTTTCACACTAAATACAAGAACAAACTATTACCAGGAGATGTGGGAATGGCATTACAATCACCGGGCGTAGAAGTTAACGTCATTGATGAAAGTTTTTACACCCCAGCGGCACCAGGAACAACACCACTTATTGTTGTTGCAACTGGTGAAAACAAAACCAACGGCGCTGGGACAGGAGTTGCACAAGGTACGCTGAAATCAGCGGCCGGCAACGCATTTAGAGTTACAAGTCAGAGAGAACTAGTAGATCTGTTTGGTGCACCTTTCTTTGAAAAGTCACCGAGCGGAACACCAATACACGGTTCCGAAAGAAACGAATACGGACTTCTAGCAGCTTACAGCATGCTAGGAGTTATCAACTCTGCATTTATTGTTCGTGCAGATGTTGACCTAAACGCATTAGAAGGACAAGCAGAAGCTCCGGGAGCGAATCCGGACGATGGGACATGGTGGGTTGACACACGAGCCACACGCTACGGCATTCAAGAGTGGAGCGGCGCACCTATCAGCGTAACAGGCGGACAAAAGTTTGCAAACAAAGTTCCAACAGTTCTAACTGATGCAGACGCTAACAAAATTGAACCTTCCAGCTATGGCCGCAGACCAAAAGCAGGTGTGGGTTCAATCGGTGATTATGCTGTTGTGTTTGAAACAGTTGATGGCGGCGACAGCTTTGCCGCAAACAGAGAAAATGCCAGAGTTTATTACAAGAGTGCAGGCAATACAGAAGCAGGCGTGGCCGCAGGCGAATGGGTATTAGTTGGTTCGCCGCAGTGGCGTGCAAGCTGGCCGATCGTAGAAGGTTCGGGTGTAGTAACAGGCACACTAACTGCAGATTCATTTACTATAAACGGCCAAAATGTTGATATTAACGGCGGCGACTCACTCGACAACGTTGTAGCAACTATCAATAGTAATAATGTTCCTGGTATAACAGCAAAGAATGTTAATTCTGTACTAAAATTATACTATGACGGCGCACAAGAAAGCGGCAATGCTATTACACTTGCTGGAACTGGCCTAGAAGCCCTAAATCTAACAGCAGGCACATACAACGGTGTAGAACTTGTTCAAGCACCACACACAAGTGTACCGGCCTGGAAAGTGAACGACGAAGATCGCCCAACAGGATCTGTTTGGATTAAAACAACTGATCCTAATCTTGGTGCACGCTGGAGAATTAAACGCTGGAGCAGTGAGACAACATCCTGGGTAGAGTTTGATGCACCATTGTATGCATCGACACACAGCGCTCTGTTTGGACTAGATCGCGCAGGCGGTGGCGCTAACATTCCAACTGATAGTTTATTTGTTCAAACAAATGCAAATTACAACGACGGTTATGATGCTACTCCGTCTACTGCAACGTTTAGAGTGTTTTATAGGAATTCAACAGGAAACACCTTAGCAACTTCAACAATAATTGAAGCCAATACTTTTACAGCAGGAACTAATACTTTTTCGCTTAGAGAAAGTTCAAACGGCGAGCAAACGCTAAGTGATATTGTAAACATTAGTTTCCAAGCTTCCGGCGGCGCAGATGATGCATTTACTATTGCTGGAGCAATAAATGCCGCAGGCTTAACACACGTTGAGGCAGGTGTTACTGACGACAATAGACTTACTATTACACATAAACAAGGCGGTGATATACGTGTAATTGACGATACAGCAAGTATTGCTAACATCTTTGTTCCGTTTTCGATAGACGACAGATCAGGCACTGCAAACTTTTACCAGCTACCGCAGGGCGCTGCAGAAGATTCAAGCGGCCAAACAGTGTATTTGATTTCTAACTGGAAACCGCTTGCAGCAGATGACTTCCAAGCAAGCCCAGATGATCCTACAAATGAACCAGCAGACGGGCAGCTGTGGTATAATCCAGAGTTTACCGATGTAGACATAATGTATCACAACGGAACTACTTGGGTAGGTTATCGCTACGACGGCTCTGATGTTGTTAACTTTGGAACAGCGGCATTTCCAAACACAGATCCAAACGGACCTCAGGTGCAGTCTGACGCACCCACAGTCCAAAGCACAGGCGATGCACTAGTAGATGGAGATCTATGGATTAACACTTCAAATATCGACGCATTCCCAGATGTTTACCGTTGGAACGGCGATCTACTTGAATGGGTACAACTAGATACAACCGATCAGGTTACAGAAGATGGTGTTTTATTTGCTGATGCACGCTATGGCACAACCGGTGCTACAGGTAATACAGCAGCATCAATTAGAGATCTATTAACTTCTAACTTCTTAGATCCAGATGCACCTGATCCAGCACTGTATCCAAGAGGTATGCTGTTGTTTAACACACGCCGAAGCGGCGGTAACGTAAAAGTCTACAGAAACAATTATATTGATACTTCTGCAGACAACACACGTCAAAACGACGAAAGCATGACTGCTTATGCAACCGATCGCTGGACAACAGCTTCGCCAAACCAAGAGGACGGTAGAGGCAGCTTTGGTAGATTTGCACAGCGCATTGTTGTAACGCAAGCACTTAAGAGCGTTGTAGATACTAGTCAGCAGATACGCGATACTGAAAGAAGAAACTTCAATCTTATTGCATGTCCTGGCTATACAGAGCTAATGAGCAATCTTGTAAATCTCAATATCAGCAGAGGTTTAACAGCTTTTGTGATTGGTGATACACCACTGAGACTTCCAGATGATGCTACAAGCATAAGCTCATATGCTACTAATGAAAACCTAGTAGTAGACAACAGCGAAGAAGGCCTTGTAACATTTGACGAGTATCTAGGTATGTTCTATCCAAACGGATTCACAACAGACCTAAGTGGCACTAATGTTGTTGTTCCTGCATCGCACATGATGCTAAGAACAATTGCACTTAGCGACAATGTATCGTTTCCGTGGTTTGCACCAGCGGGCACACGACGCGGCGGCATCACAAATGCTACAGCAGTAGGCTACATTGATGCAGAAACAGGCGAGTTCCAAACAATTGCTCTAAATGAAGGGCAAAGAGACACGCTCTATAACAACAAGATCAACCCGATTCCGTTCTTTGTAGGTGTAGGACTTGTCAACTACGGTCAAAAAACACGCGCAAGAAATGCAAGCGCACTAGACAGAATAAATGTTGTGCGCTTGGTAGCATACTTGCGTGGACAGCTTGATAGACTTGCTCGTCCGTATGTGTTCGAACCAAATGATCAGATCACAAGAGACGAAATAAGACAGGCAGTTGAAAGCTTGTTGCTCGAACTAGTTGGATTAAGAGCAATCGGCGACTTTGCTGTGGTGTGTGACGAAACAAACAACACACCTGCAAGAGTAGATAGAAACGAACTGTATGTAGACATTGCTATTGAGCCAATCAAAGCAGTTGAATTTATATACATTCCGCTGCGTGTTCAGAACACAGGAGAAATTTAAAAATGCCAATTACTTCACTTAACAATTTAGGTGTTCCAACCGACGGCGGCAACCAAGTTCTGTTAATGCCAAAACTGCGCTATCGCTTTAGGGTCATCCTTACAAGTTTTGGTGCAGAAGCATCTACAGAACTAACCAAGCAGGTTGCAGATGTAACAAGGCCAACGGTTAACTTCGAAGAGATGGAACTGCATGTTTATAACTCTAGAGTTTATCTTGCAGGCAAGCAACAGCTTGAAACTATCACGCTTACACTGCGTGACGACGCAACCGGCCTAGTACAAAAGCTTGTTGGTCAACAGCTACAGAAACAATTCGACTTTGTAGAGCAGGCTTCGGCTAGAAGTGGCATTGACTACAAGTTTACCACAAGAATCGAAATGTTAGACGGTGGCAACGGTGCTAATACACCAAACGTACTCGAAACATTTAATCTGTATGGTTGCTTCTTACAGAATGTTAACTATAACGAGTTAGCATATGATTCTAACGAACCAGCCACGGTTGCACTTACCATACGCTTCGATAACCTCGAGCAGTATGCTGCAGGCGAATCGGAAGTTTCGGCAGTAGGCGGTATAGGTGCAGCAGTAGGAAGAGCTATTGCAAGCGAGGCCGCAACAGGCGCGGGTTCTGTAGAATAAAAATACACCCTAGGCCAAGCCAAAAGCCCAGAATAAACTGGGCTTTTTTTATGGATAAATATTAGTATGGCAAATAAATTCACAAGGTTCCTTTCGGGCCTAGGCAAAGGCATAGTCAGTCCAAGAGGTACACCCAGTACCTACCAGCATGCCGCAAGGTTGTATCTAGACGACAATTTTAGACTGTCGCCGCGCACAAAATTTAATTATTTTGTAAAATTTGAACTAGATCCTACTGCAATCAAAGCACCACAATTTGATCGTGGAAAAATAGAAGAAGCAGGCTTGCTTGTAAAAAACCTGCAACTGCCTAGTTTTAGTTTTGATACTGTCACTAAAAATCAATATAATAGAAAGAAAATACTCTACAAAATGATCAGTTATGATGCTCTTAATCTAAGTTTTCATGACGACAGTGACGGTGTAGCAAATGCCCTGTGGGCAATTTATTATGGTTACTATATTGCAGATAGAAATTTGCCAGCGTCTGCATATAATGCTACCAAATACACACCGGTATCTAAAGAAGAAAACCTCAGCTATAGATACGGTTTAGACAATAACATAGGTGCACCCTTGTTTAGGAAGATACATCTATATACAATGAGTAGGCAACGGTTTTTGAGTTATACGCTCGTTAATCCTAAAATAACCAAATGGAGCCACAGTGACATGGATTATTCTCTGTCAGAGCCTGCACAGAATCAAATGACTGTAGAGTTTGAAGCAGTGCAATACGGCGGCGGCAGAGTTGATTTTAATAATCCTCCAGGATTTGCTAATTTACATTACGATTCTGCTCCATCACCGCTCAGTGTTGCAGGCGGCGGTGTTGCATCACTAACGGGTGCAGGCGGCGTGTTAGACGGAATGGAACAGATATTCGGTGCAGTGGGGGACGGAACTGCGTTTAGTAGTCCTCAAAGTGCAATCGGAACAATAGCGAAAAGTATTAATACTTACGAAAATCTCAAAGATCTTGACAGCGATAGTCTTGCCCAGGAAGCAATAGGAATTTTATCTAGTCCGCAGGGGATCGAAACAATATCTAATACAATAACAGGTGTTGCCGGAGCTGTGTTTCCTAAAGGTAATACAGAAGAGCCTACAACAACTGCAACTCAAAAGAGAGTTGCACCGCCGGGGATACAGTAAATGCCAACCAATTTACCTCCACAAGAGTTTAATGATTCAGCTGACGGTACACGCTTATTTTTTGATAGATATGGCGTAGAGCCTAATCAATATAGAGCTGTAGACATTGACGCGGCAGTGAGCTTTTTTGAAAGTGCTGGGTTTGATCGAGAAGCTGCCGTTGTAAGTGCAATTACAATTCTACAACAGGCAAAACGCGAAGGCAGTAATGTTTTTACTATTCTAGACAGCCTACAAAAGTTAGACTCTGTGAGATTGAGTCAGCTCGTTGCAGAAATACTTAACAACAACAGAGTGCCTACATCTGCGCTGGGTTATAGAGCTCAAATTACATCAGACATTAAATCGAGAGAAATAGGTGCGTAATGCCTAAGTTTGCACAGGGTCGATTTGAACCAAAAAACCCCGACAAGTATGTGGGAACACGGAAACCACATGCTAGAAGCAGTTGGGAATTTGTGTTCATGAAAATGCTGGACGAACATCCAGGAGTAGAAAGCTGGGCAAGCGAAAGTGTGCAAATACCTTATAGAGATCCACTTACTGGCAAATCGACTATATATGTGCCAGATTTTTTTGTGGTGTACAAAAACAGAAGTGGTGCTAAAAAAGCCGAACTTGTAGAAGTTAAACCCAGTAACCAGACACTGAGAGAACGTGTAGGAAAAAGCAGATACAATCAAGAACAGTATGTCAAAAACCTCGCCAAATGGGAGGCCGCCAGTGCATGGTGTAAACAACAGGGTATTAAATTTCGTGTTATAAATGAAGGTGATATTTTCCACCAAGGCGGAAAAAGAAAATAAGTAATATTATGACAAAGAAATTAGAAGAACTTTGGGATTTAGACAGCAAAGAAGAAGCTGGAAAAGACGAATCTCCTGCGGAGGAAGTGCCAGAACCTACACACGAACAGGTTAAGAGTCTGGACGATAGTTATAAAGCGGTACAAGAAATTACTAGAGACTTGCCCGCAGTAAGCGAATTAGACACTATCGACGATACAGAACTTGATCATCTCGCCTCCAAAGCAGAACAGGCATATGATGACTTAATGGACCTGGGAATGAATGTAGAAGTTCGCTACAGTGGTAGAATATTCGAAGTAGCAAGCTCGATGATGAAAAATGCAATTGACGCCAAAACTGCTAAGGTAGATAAAAAACTTAAAGCAGTAGACGCTAAACTTAAAAAATACAAAATTGATAAAGATAACGCCACCGAAGGCGACGGCGATGTAATCAGCGGCGAAGGTTATGTTGTAACAGATCGCAACGAATTGCTTAAGAAATTAGGCGGAAAGGAATAAATACTACTATGAAAACTTTCAAAGAATATCTTGCGGAGAGCAAAAAATATTACTCTTTTAAGGTCAAAGTTGCTGGCGATTTGCCAGAAAAATTTAAAGAAAACCTTAACAGTAGGTTAGAGAAGTATAGTGTTGCCACACTAGAACAGACTGGCAAAACTCCTATACAGAAACTTCCGCATGATTTTCCAGAAATGGAAAATTCCGAAGTTACAATGTTCGAAGTAGTAACAGAGTATCCTCTCAATGGACCTCAGCTAGAAACCGAATTACGCGACATGGGTATAGAACGCAACAGATACAAAGTTAGAACAGCAGGACAGGAAGCAGATATAGAAATTGCCGATGAAGATTCTAATCTAACTGACGGTGCCCTGCTTGACGATCCCGAGTACAAAGAAGCAGAGGGCGTTAAGGCAGAAGATTACTATGGTGACGAATTTAACACCAATTTTTTAAAAGATTTACAAAAAACAGCCGAAGAGCGCAAAAAAGAATTAGAACAAAATAACAATGCCGACGTTTACGACCGCAAAATAGAAAGTGTTGCTGGCGATTCTCCGGTTGGGAGCAAATAATGGATTTACATGATTTAATCAACAAACTAGACAACATAGACAGGTCTGTAGTAAACGAAGACTCAATGGCAGTTGACGTACCACAACAGGCACCGGCGCCTGTTCCAGAACCCAAGCCAAGCATGAGTGTTAACATGAATGCAACGGGAGCAGAAGGCATGGCTGAACTGTTAAATCTTATTTCGTCTATAAGCGCACCCAAGGCAACGGATACAGAAGTTATTGCATTGCCCGACGAAGAAGAGACAGAAGAAGCGTATGCTAATGCACCTGAGCCGGAAGAAAAAGACATTGACTATATGACTAATAAGCTTGCAGGCGGGATGAACAAGCCGAAAAAAACATATGATATTGTCTCAAAAGGGGATAACCCA